TTTAGTAAAGTTAATACGTTTATTACGTAGAACTATGATTAAGTTGTCTATAAATAAACCACCGTTTCTATTTCGTTCTGGGTTTATTAGTAGCTGAGGGAATTCTTCCATTAGACTTGCGACTAAGAAAACAAACAAAGTAATATTACTACTATTACTTCTAAATGTAGCAACCGTAGATAAATTAGTAGGGTCCACTATAGTCAGTGTAGTGAAGTCAATTCCGACGTTATCGGAGATGTCGATGCCTGCTATAAGCGTCTTCATTTTGAAGTCTTCAGAGTATCTAGTCTTTTGATCGATATACCACCTTACAAAAATACTATCACTTTGTGTGTAGAATAAAGGCTCTATTTGTAGAAGTTTATTTAGTAATTCTGTAGGTAGAACAGAACCCGATTTACCGACCAACCAGATATTGTTATAATCCATATCGATGATATCTTGATTGGATATAGATTCGGTATTCTTTCTAAACCACGCTTCGCTCTTACCTAATTGTTTATAATTAAATTCAGCATAGATACTGCCGTTAGTACTATTCTCTTCTACTAACGATTGAAGATGGGCTTTGTCGACACAATCATAAAGCATTTCATTAAATTTTAATCCGCTCATTCCATAATCGTATGCCCACTTACCTCGCTTATCATCGACTCTACCTGATGTGGTTGTTTGAACTATAGCAGAAGGTAGGTTCATTTTTAAAGCTTGATCCCTAGCTGCAGACATAGCACTTGTTGCAGAAGGAAACGATTCCCAAATATTATCATACCAAGCGGACTCGTCCCAATGTTCAAATGGGAAAGTCTCACCTCTAGCTTGTTTAGCAGCGGCTCTAGGATCTTTCTGAGCTATAAAAGTTTTATAACTATTATTAAGAGCTTTATAACTCAATCCTTCTTTATTATCTGTGTCGGCGGTGGAAGGTAGTAATATATAATTAGGGATACTTTCCTTCATTTCTTTTAAACGAATAACATTCTGCTGACGAAGTGAATCATCTTTAGCAAAAGCACCGGTGTTATAGTTAGTACCAGAAACATACATTAGCTGACTTACTATAGATTGCGTACCTATAGATTTACCAACCTGTCTAGGCATTACTATCATTATATTTACAGAGTTATATGTAACCCATGTTAAACATAAGTTACCTCTGTTGAATTCATAAGGAATACCATCAAGTACACCCGAAGCAGGAACCCTAATAATCTCTCTTAAATAGTACCAGGGATTAATCTTACATTCTAAAGTTATTCTAGCTTTTAGTTCTGAGCTAGAATCCTTAAGATTGTGGGGGTCTATGTCGAATAATTCTTTTTGAGTAATAGCCAACATAAACTTATTATTTTTAATGCCCATTTCTTTTAATAGTTTAGCTATTCGTAGAGCACTAATATTTTTTGTGTTTAAATGGACGTAACATCTTTGATCGGTATAATCATTGGCGTATAGGATCACAGCTTTACCTCCTTAAATTTTATCGTAGTTGATGCAGGCAAAGCTGCGGTTGTTATTTCGTTATACAAAATAAAAAGCATAATTTTCCTTTTGGGTTTATTGTCATCGTGGACAATTAAAGGTAAGAGTATAATCCGAAAGTACCAGCGGGGCCTGCGCCCCGCTGGTGACCCAAGGAAAACGATCATCAAACAACCTTCGGCTTTCATGCTTCTATAAAGAGTTGTCCGATGAACAATTGCTTAAACGACGTGCCAAGTCGTCACGTTTAAACAACATACTTTTATTCTTAGAGATAATCTCGTTCATTTCATCTGTTGTGCAGAAACCACGATCTACTAAAATATCTATGTATTGCTGAGTACTGTTCTTAATGTACGTGATCTGTTGTTCTAAATTAGTCATACCTCTAAGAGTTAGAAACTCCTTTGGTGTGTTTAGACTAATAGCAGACATTTCAGTATACTGAGTTTTGTCTGCACTTGCAACGATACATGTTCCGTAAAAACCAACAACGAAACCCACATGTACGGTAATTATAGCTTTACATAGATCCATGCTTCCTAAGATTAGAGAAGCATCGTCAGAATAGATACCGGAATTTAAATATATATTTACGGTATCATGTTCTTTACAGGCAAGAAGAATATGAAATAAAGGAACAAACGTACCGTGCGGGTCATTAATATAAGAATCTATTTTTAATGTGCCGTTTGCTAGGGTAGTTTTTTCTATGTAGTTTTCACTCTTAGCTTGCTGAGGAAGGAATTGTCCATCTTTTCCTGAGCAATTAACTAAAGGCTTATCTAACACAAAATTAGTTTCTTTAAGATCACATTCGTCAACTGTGGTGTCAGTGTATATACCACCTAGAGCTTCTATACCTATTAGATCGTTATTAGATGGTTCTACACAGACTACTTTTTTGACTTAGATGCCGTAATAACATCGTCATCGGTTTCTTCGTCTTCAAGAAGCTCTTCGTTGTCATCGTCATCGTCGTCATCAGAAACAACATCACCTTCTTCTTCGTCTTCTTCTAGGTCGTCGTCCGTTTCTGGGGAAACGCCGTCGTCGTCGTCGGTATCTGTTTCAGGAGAAGAGTCGTCATCGCCATCACCGTCAGGATCGAATGAATCGTCGTCTGTTTCTTCTGTTTCGACGTCATCTTCTACTTCATCAACGTCTATTTCTTCATCTTCTTCATCGTCCGTTTCTGAAGTATCATCGGAATCATCGTCCGTATTGTCAGTATCGATGTCGTCAGCAGCATCGTCATCATCGCCGTCTTTGGCTTCTTCTTCGTCGGTGTCATCGTCGGCCATGAAGATCATAGAAACTTTAGATTTCTTTTTTAAATCTTTATCGTTGATGATGGCTTCTTCTTCTTCGGGGACTTCGTCGGTATCAAATTCAACATCACCTTCTTCTACCGGTGCCGTTTCTTCGTCGTTAGGTTCTACGTCGGCATCTTCAGGTACAACACTGTCTTCTGGAACTACGTCTGTGGTTTTGCCTTCGTCTTCTTCGATAACGTCACCGTCTGCCAGTGAGAGACGGCTAGCCTCGGCACAGATAGCATTGATTTGCTCGTCGATATCGGTATCGTCAGGAATTACGTCGCCTTCGTTCTGTTTATCAACTTTATCAACTTTGTTGTCAGGAATAACAATATCATCACTTGTATTTTCTTTAGTGATGTTTTCTTCCATGAATATCATATTATCAAAAATGTTTCTCATTGTATTAAAACTCCTTTTTTGTATAAATTTCTTGATTTAGTCTTTTGCACATTTCGTTGGCTAGTATAAATACATCTTGGCGTTTATCTATAATAGTATCCAACTCATCTGTCGTAAGTAATCCTGATTTATTTGCTTCTACTAAATAATCAGATATATATTCAAAAATATTCTTATTATCTTCTATTAATTTAGCAGTGTGAGACATACCGCCAGTCGATGACATATGATACATAAACCGAGCGTACTTACAAACTTTCATACTATCGAAAGCTTTAGTAAAAAATAAAGTAGCTGCGGACATAACATCACCGAAAGCAATAAACCTTACATTAGCCGATAAGTTAGCCAGTTTAGATAAGAGTCCTGCTGCTACCGTAACGCTACCGCCGGGCGAATGTACATAAATATCAATATCATCTTTTTCTGTGCTCTTAGAACACATTCTAGATAAAGACATATAGTCTTTGTGATTAGCGATTACGCCATACAATAGCACGTTATAGACCAGTCCGCCGTCATCTTTAGCTACGGCGGTAATAGTGCATTTAGCCATATCGGCAGGCAACTGAAAGAATATTGTAGATTCTCCGACACTAGGAACTGGTTTATATCCGGAGTTTTCCGTACCGATACTTTCTGTGCTGATAGACAATGACAAATCTATAGATGATACAAAATTATCCAGAGTGTCTCTGGTTTCAAAAACAAGGTCAGACATAATGTAAACTCCGATCCCTATTAAAGATTATAGAAAGTGTGAAAAGGATTAAGAGGCTGACCCTTTTTATTATAAAGTTTATTATTCAACTTGTCGATTATAAATGATTTGTTTTCAAGGACAACTTCATCCGATTGTAGTATATCGAACAATTGGTTATTCACCGCTTCATGTCCTAAAGCTGTACTTGATGTAACAATCTTAATCATGTCCGATACGTAGCAATCTTGAGTGTGTAAAGTCTCCATACTATTAACACCAGAAGAGATGTACCGCTTAGAAGCTTCTTCCCATCCAGGAGTTCCTTCATGATCGATAGTAACAAATTCTCTTACTTTCTTTAATAGTCGACCATTAGATTGTTGAGTCGGAGGGAAGCAAAATACGCGCATAGAGAATGCAGTATTAATATCAGGATCCTCCAAACTTCTCTTCATGCTATCGTAATAAGGACCGGAAGGTTTAACATCCATAACTACAAGAGTATCGCCGCTGTCCATTTTTACAGGTCTAACGTTAAAGATATTGTGACTTGTTCTAGTCTTATCTATAAAGAATAGACGAGCAAACTGAGCCTCAGGGGGGCCACTGAAAAAAGGATGGCCTTGTTCACCTTCGCAGTTGCATTCTTCTACTCGTTTTCTAAAGTTAGATTCGAGACCAAAAATAGATTCTTTAAGGGACTCAACCTCATAATCGCAATTACGAGAACCTTTACCTAAAACAAGGACGGGCAGTCCTCTATAAAATCCAGAACTATCAGGTTTGAGGGCTTTGACGGATTTACCGTTCTTTACCTTCATAGATAGTATTTCCATCGAATAACCGGCCATAATTTAAATTCCTTAAGATCTAAGATTTTCTTCTACATCGCTAAGGTCTGTAGCAGGGTTAACTATAGCAGATCGAATAGAATCATCCCAATAGTTTCCTATTAATTTACCTGTAGCAGATATCGCCGCGTGGGCTGTATCTTTAAACATCAATTCTTGCGGGGGTTCTTTCATGTCTGTTTGTCTATAGAAGATAGATAAGTTCTTTTTGTCTCTATATATCCACGACATAAGTAATTCCGCAGTCTTTCTATTTGTTTGGGCTTTAACGTCACAAACATTACCCAGTATATCAAAGATTTTTGCTATCTTGTCATAAGTAAGGTGCTTGGACCTATTACCGCTGTTAATTAGCTCATAGAATATTACATACCCGAAGTCTGTCGTCTTTGATACTACTGTATTTGCTATAAAACAATCACCGTACTGAAAGGTAGCTTTAATAAATTTATTATCACCCACCGTAACAGTTTTCATAGACGAAGGTTCCATTGTAATAACTGCGGGTAAAAAGAAAGCATCTTCTATTTTATCATCGATAATCATATCAAAGAGAGCAAGAGTTGTAAGGTCATTATCTGTTTTCAGACATTTATAGTTTTCAAAACGAACAGAAACGAAGATCTCTAATTTTGTGCCTATAAAATAAACCTTATTAGTAACCTTATCTCTTTTAAAATATTTTCCATCATTAAGCATTCCGAATTCCTTTTATTCCCTGATTTAAAAAGTTCTTAATATCGTTTATGAATCAACAGAAAAGATATTTTTATAGACATAACCGGAATCAACAACTCTATTACCATAAGTTTTAACGGCGGAAGTTTCTATATATCCAATATCTTCATCAGGAATTACTATATTTGGAGTAGGTGTAAACATAATAAGATCTCTAGATCTCTTTTTAATCCATGTGTAATCTATAATATCCCTATTACTTAATCTAATTACAAATCCCTGTTTAGAGTTATTCTTATCTATAGTAAATAAATTATTACTTTTCTCTAGTAGGGATCTTTGAAACGATTCGCTTATCGAATATTCAGATGTTTTAACGTTGGGGTTATCAATAATAACAATAAAATTGTTATAATCGTTGGTATCCCATATTTGAGTGTTTATATAATAAGATAAATTAGATTTTGTCATCGTATACGGGGTATCATAATCTTTAACCCATATTCTATTACTAATTAAAACATTATGAATATTGTGTTGTTTTAAAGAAATAGATATTAATCTGTCAGAAGGAATATATAGTTCATCCTGGAAAAACATCCTACCACCCAGAACTAAAATAACAGATTTGTTAGCTAATGAATGTGTAATCGGAAGAATAATTTCTAAGAAATTAAAAACTGGGGATGTGTTTGGTGTACAATCTTTTAACCTAACAATTTCTATATCACCAAGTGGAGATAGGTCCATTAAAAGAATATTTTTATTCTCTTCTTTAAGTAAATAATTCGTCCCATAAGGCGCATACAATTCTTCGTTGTATACGACAGGTGCTATGCACATACCGTTTATAATAGGTATTGTGTTATTAAAATCTAGAGTGTTGGTTGGATTCACCTTTCTAAATATAACATCTGTTAGCATCGATCTCAAACCAGAAATATTTCTAACCCCGGGATTGATTCTTGAGCCGTAATCGGCTACGATATCGTTGTATGTATCAAACGGATATATAGCCGCAGAATTGCTGCTTCTATAGATAATATTTGTTGTTGTTTCTATAGGCGGAGCAATAGAAACTATTTTTTCTCCCTGCTTTGACCAAACATAATTTATTCTAGGTGATCTTTTAACAGCGCCTGTTAATAAACCCGTTGTTAAATACGTTTCAAATAAATCCCAGGTGTTTATAGTACTAGGGCATCTGTTTAGTATAAGAGATAAATTAGCTGAGTATAATATTCCATCTACTTGAGAGATGACATAATAATTATCTGACGGTTTTATAGAAGATGTTAATTCAGGGAATGTCATATATGACTTATCAAAAGCAATTACCCGTTTATCTTCTTTTACTATACATAGGATCACTGACCCCTCCAAGAATTTTATACTACCGACCCTTTATAAGGGGTCGGTGTATATTTATTTATTATCCAACATAACCGGTAATAGAAGTAAACACTTCTACAGGAACACCGTAGAGAACATTATAACCTGCTACAGTTGCTGTTAGGAATTCAACTATAACTGTTCCGTCCACAAAAGCACTAGGTACGGTAGGAGAAATCAATGTTATGATACCGTTGTATTGTTCAATTGGGATGGGCGTCATTAGTATCGTATTCAAAGATGCTGAATTTCTAATTGTGAAATGCGTGGGAACAGGGGCTTGTGTTTCTAATGTGGTTAGCCAAGGCGGAGATGCATTATAATAAAAGTTCGTCAAGAACGACTGGGCCGTTGGAAACACAACACTAGGAATAAAATATTGCTGTAGATCGGTATCATACATCAGTCTCGGTCTACTGTAATTAGCATTTTGACTACCGTAAGCAATACCATTAACAGAACTCTTAATTAGGAATGGTTCTATACTACCCGGTGTCGTCAGCGTCAACCAAAACGTATTAGTGAAAATAGCCGTTGTTCCGTTTTGGTTCGTATAAGGTACAGTAACTTGAATTTCTTGTTCAGTATTAAACTGATTATTTATAAAAGAGAAACCGGCTACATATTCGATTAAGTTCGTCACATCTGTAATAGAATTTCTCGTTTCATAATAAGCCAACCACCGTAGAGAATACGTACTATTGGAGGTATTCCATACCGGAACAGGAATTAGTTTACTATAGGTATATTTTTCTAAGGCGTCAATGACTAGGGTTTTGACCAAGGTTACAAATCTTGTATTGTCCGCCACCTGATCTATGGTTGCTAAATCATTGGGCCCAAGAAAATGCTTAATAAGTATCTCATATTTTGCACCAGGAAAATCTGTAATGATAGCGTCGAATCCGTACATAAAAGTATTCATATTATCGACCGGCGTCATTTGTTTTGAACCGTCGGCATATGACATATACGGGTATATAGAAATTTCATTAGGATTCTGATCTAGATATAGTACCCAGTCATTTCCAACAATCTGACTACACTCAGCATCGAATCCTACGATAGGATTATAAGCGAGTGCAAGAGTATTCAGTATGGCAGACTGTTTGGTGATCAAATGGATCTCCATAGTTACCGTACCTGCGGAGTCGATTACTTCCATTTTAACTAACTCACCGTCAGTTAATGTATGGTTCGTATAACCGTTAGCACAAACAAGAATGTGATTAACGGACGTTTCTGTAATAGGAATTATTCCTCCGTTATTAACTACGTCTCCATTGTTATCTAATTTAATAGAAATAACTTCGGTAGACCCGTCGAGATTTGTTCTAAGGATTCTGTAACCTACAGAATTTTCTCCCATAAGAACTAATTTATTATCGACGGTTAGTCGTGTAGGTATTTGACGGATGTCATAGTACAACATTAAACAATCTTTACCGAAGTTAACCACCTCATGCGAACGATCGTTGTCGTAAGGAATTATAACATCGGTAAAAGTACTATCGAGAGTAATACTGTCGACAGCGGATACGAGTTTAATTATACCACCAGGAAAAGAAACGATGCTACCGACAGCAGGGACTATCTTGGACGATGTCTGCGGATCGTGATCTATCTCACTGACATATATCTGACTGGATAGATATACACCAGGTGTTTGGGGATTATAAACAATCATTCAAAAATCTCCTTGTTCGCTTTATTTGCTCAAATTAACAAGCGTAAAGCTTTTTATGTCAATGCACCGTCGGTATAAGTAATAGGATCGTCAATTATAGTTTTACCGATATGATTTATTATGTTGTATAACGCAGGATTTATAACTTGTATTTCTCTGTATAGAGGATTGTAATCAATAAATCTTTTGTCTAATGAGTCGTTGATTATATCGTAGGCATCTAAATAGTTATAATCTGCGACTTGATTTAACATTCTTTGTGGATCAGGATCGTACGCTAACTCTAAACTACTGTTTAATAAGTCTCGTATAATCATACACAATTTAATACTATAAAGAACATGAGCATAAGGAATAGTTACAAGTCCTGTATACGGCGGGTTTCTCTGTATAAAATAAGTAACTAAAGAATTATACACCGAATCAGCTTCGTCTGATTTATAAGTAGCTATAAACTGTTGAGTAGACTCCGAGAATATAGTTCTAGTTCCGATAAGAGCCCCGGATCTATGACTATCCAATACAACCAAACCTGTCCCGTCTGAACTTGCACTGTATATTTGAGCGCCGTCACACGTAGCTGTACTGATAGTATCAAACCAGTTGAATACATTAGGAATAAAATTCTCAACGTCACTATTAAAAAAGTTAACAGTTTTATATGATTCCGACTTATCGGCAATAATCTCAACCACGTTACTATTGTTAGTTAGATATAAAGCGTTATAAATAACAACTTGGTAAGCCACTATTTTAGTCCCGTCTTTTATTTCTACTAATTTATAATCTACACCGGAGACCAATTCTTTTCCGTTTAAAGTAACGACGGTGGTGTTTACGCCCAACAAAGGAATTTTAAATCCCTGTCCTATGACCGCAGTGTCTAAAGTTACATATAAGGGGTCGACGTTAAATACGCTTTGTTCTAAATCTTTTATATAAACATCAATGCCCGATTTAGGTACAAATATGTATTGTTTACTATAAGAAGTGTCGTCAAATAGATAGGAGTAGTTTGTTCCGTTTTCTATTATCACATAATCGCTGCTAAGCGTATAACCAAATTCGAATGTTTCGTTTACACCTTTTATAGAAGGTATTGCTTCTCTTTGGTATACGTCGTAATGATTAGATTGCATAACAATCGTATGATTTGATAATAAAGGAGTAAATTCAGCAACACCTAAATTTGTTTTCTCAAACAGTTCTATTATCCATTTATCACCATTAACAAGATTTAATAAGGGCACTTCGATAGAAATGTAATTATCTAATAATTTAGATACCACCACGTCGTCGTACGATACCTTAATACCGTTTCTATAAAGAACAGGTAACGTATCGCCTATAAATGAAGATGGTGGTTGTACGACAAATGGATATTGAACAGTTTCATTATAAGTAAATGTTCTTATACGGTCAGTTAATATCGCTAAGATCTGTTGATACCCAAACGTATCTATAAACGTATCTAGATTGGTAGAATCTACAAATGTAGGAAACGCATTAAAGTATTTAACATAATTACTAGCTGACAATACACCGGACGTCCAGAAACTAAATACAGCCAAACCGATACCGTTTAGAAAATTTAGTATCTCGGAATCGCTATGTTTGTATAGAAGATCAATATAATTTTTATCTCTAATCAAAGTATGAGTATTAGAATAAATTTTACATTGTACGTTTAATACAATTTCGCCGCTACCTATCAATTGACTATATGCTACCAATAAGTCATTAGGAATTGCAAAATCATTGTGAGTAACATGTTTTAATTTTAATGTTTCACTGAATAAAAGTAGACCGTCAGATAACGTATTATCACTGTGTTTAGCAAAAACGTATACTTCTAATAGGTTGGACGTAAGAACATGATTAGCAGGATTCTGTGCTTTAGGTGTGTGACATAAAACGTATAGTTTATTATCATCTTGAGATATAAATGTTGGTTTACTAACACTCAAATCTAACGTATAATTTACAACGATATTGGTATCGTTAATAACCTCTAGATAACTGCCTATAACCAATGCTTCGTATGTTACACTGTTCTGTTTTTCGCCGTTAAGAAGTATACAAGTATTTACTTCATTACAGTAACCTAATGCTGTAACTCTATCCTGTATAGTTTCTATGTGGATACTTTTAACAGATACGAAAGCTGTTTCTTTTCTGACTAGGATGTTAGTAAATTTTTCTTTATGGATAAAATTATCACTCGCATCTCTTTCGTTGTTTGGCCCACATATCGCATGGAACATCTTTTTACTTACGACTAAAAATATATCATTCGTGGCACCGTATCTACATAGATAGATTTCTTTACCGTAGAGAACGTGTCCTCTATTAATTATTCGTATCTCATAATCTGATGCGTTATTTATAGTAGCAAGATCTGTCCAGGCTTCCGTTAGATTTAGATCTTTATAACTTAATTGAGTAAAATTAACCATAAAAACATAATACGGTTCATTTAAAGTAGGCAGATAAACAGTTCCTGTTGGGGTACGAATACCCCCGTTCACAGATTTTTCTATCCAACGAAATAATCTTGCAGATAATTTAGAATCTTCATAATTCTGATTCCAAACTTTCCGAAAGAGATATTCGTTTAATATACCGCAGATAGTATTCGTATCCATTTATAATCTCCCTGGTTTATTATAAAGCAGGGATAAATTCCCTACAAGTCATTAGTTTCTCGGCCAAAGCCTGAGCATATTTTTTATTGTTGTGATTTGAGGCTAAAGTATAATTTTTATAATTATCAGCTAGTAACAACAATTGCATCATGTAATACGGAGGGTATTCTAACGCTATCAGCATTATTTGGGTGTCAGCAGCAGATCCTCTAGAGAACAAAGAATTCAAATGATTAACTGTGAATGTCTTCATTCTAATAGGACCGTGTTCGCTCAATATAGCGCATACGTCATAGATACTTAAAGGAGTGTTCGGATTCTCTTTAAATTTCATAAAGTGAGGTAGGATAGAAATATCAACACCAGTCGATGGTCCGTATAATCTTTTACATTTATTAAGCATTTCTGGCATATCTAAACTTCCGCCGGGATTAACTCTTTGTGCCATAAACGCTGCAAATAGTATAGTGATTATAGCCCTATCTTGTAATGAATTTAGATTGTATGCTGTAGCTAAAAGTCCCGTAATAGTTAATGCGTATGATTCTATAAGTAGCGTTGCGATATCAGAATTTAAATAGATATCCGTACTGCTATTATAAGCTTTACTGATAGCACCTCTTATAAACAATTCATGTACTTTGTTTACATCGGTATAAATGATATTCTCTGACATAGATGTTCTTTTACGTATGTACGGAGTAATGTTGCACCATACTTTTTGTAAATTTCGGGACAATGTTGTGTCATTAGAACCGTCTATCGTAATAGCACCTAAAGTTAATAATTCCGGTATACTAATATTTTTCAATCTACTATAGTCAAGGCATATAAATTTATCTAATTTATTGGCGTCGACAATATGGGTGAATAATTTTGATACGGAAGAATTACTAAAGTTCTTTAGGTTTTTTAATGTCGTGAGGTCGTTGTTCTCTACAGCTACCATGTTATAGTATTGCAATAAGAAAGCTGCTGCTTCCTTCATTTGCATTTTAATTGCTGTGTTTACCCCGATTTGAGTATCTTCTATTGTTGGTTTAGTAAACATCTTTTTGTCCTTATATTATTAAAAAAACATTAAAACCCTTCTTTTAGGTTTAGATAGGGATGAAACTATTAAATAATGTTTATTAAAAACCAGAAACGAAAACCAAGTTATGGTTTTTAATAATAAAAATAACTTAATAGTTTGAACGGTCGGGCGAGCCGGGATTGCCTCGAGAATTTAATTCGATGGGAATCTCTCATTTTTCAAATGAAGAGAATGTCAAATTATTAACATTAATAGAACTATATGTTCTGTCGGCAAACAACTATTGGTTTCGAGCCAAGCTCGAACAAAAAACTCAAAGCTTGGTCTTTGAAATTAATAGAGATTTTCTCATATCATTGTTCATTGTGATTATCTCTGTTCAGGAGGATTTAATTATGGCCGGATTAGCACCACAGGTGATTGTCAACGTTAAAGATGAAACCGCATCCAACGTCGGCACAATCAAAACCCCACTCCCTCTCGATAAACCTTTTTATGCGCTCATCGCCCAAAAAGGGCAACCGGGATTGAATTACTATTACAATTTTACCGACGCGAAGAAAGAATTCGGCGCAGAAACGTTCAATGAAAGTAATACAACTTACTTTACAAGAACTGCTATGTATGCAAAAGCTTCTTTCGAAAACAACGGTTGTTGGATGATGAGACTGATTCCTGATGACGCTGCCAAATCAAGACTTGTTCTTTATTTGACGATCAAAGCATCTGAGATCCCTCAGTATACAAAAGCAGCCAATGGGTCTAGAGTATTGAATGCAACTGGCGACTGGGTTCCGGCTCTCGATACCAACGACGATCCTGTCACTCTTCCTGGGTATAGTATTTCTTGGTCAATAGGAGATATTCCTACAGGAAAGACTTTTGATACTCTTGAGGTTACTACTACTGTTATTCCTCTTGACGGTACTTATGTAAAGTATCCAATTCTAGCTCTACAAGAAAAATCCGGAGGACTGACAGGAAATAATACAGGTATCGAATTGTATTACAACCCGGCACAGAATACAACTGACAAGTTAGAAGTGTTGAAAAATCTACGTTGGGCCATGAGGATTAAATCTAGAGAATATAATTCTTCTACTGTAGATTATGTCAGAGATGCTTTTGACGCTGTCGAGAATAGTTTTACTCTAGCTCCCGATGTTATTGACACTCAGTTGTCGATGAATGTCGGCATTAACGATATTCTTCAGACTCGGTATTATGCTGATAATCTTATTTCATTTGACTATCACGCATATAACAATAACTATATTACAATTTGTCAACTTCTTGCTGATACAATGACGGCGGCAGAAAAAGCGTCCTTGGGCGATCTATTTGACGACACTACTGCTGGTGTATTGAACTTGATGTCATGTATTAATCCTTTTACCGAGTTTGAATACGATACGATCGAAATTGATACCGGTACAAGCGCTAATATGATTCAGAATATTACCCATTTTATGACCGGTGGTAGTGATGGTGATATTTCTACTGCTAACGAATTCGAAATGCTTCAGGACGTTTATAATCTTAATACGTATCCTGATATTCGCGATGCCGCTAGATATCCGATGACCGTTATTTATGATCCCGGATACTGCCTACCAGTAAAATATGCAATGCTCGACTTTCTCGCTACCAGAGAAGATGTTGTAGCTATCCTTGGTACTTATCAGTACGCCGACGTTCTTGGTGTTCCTCTTGCGGAATTGACACAAGCTGAAGACCTAGCTGTTGGTCAGGCTCTTTATAGTAGAGCTCTTCTTATGAGAGAGTCTGCTTTGTTTGGTACGCCGGCAACACGAGTTGGTATTTTCTGTCAATCAGGAGTTCCTAACAATTCTATTAAAAATACTGTCGTACCTGCAGGTACTTTCTGGTGGTGTTCTAAGTTTTCAGAGAGGTTCAATAGAACTACTATCTACTCTAGAATGTCACCGGCACCTAACAACATCAACGACCTGTTTACTAAATTGAACTGGACTCCGTCTAGTATTAAAACCGAAACGGCTCTTTGGAATGCTGGTTTGAATTACTGTCAGTATTATGACGATGTTCAGTTGTTTTATGCGGGACTTAGAAGCGTCTATCCGTACGATACTAGTACTCTGTTGGATCTTGAATTTGTGTTCATGATCTGTTTCGCTAAACAGATTGCTTATAAAGTATGGGCACAGAGAACAGGGTCTGATGAACAATCGGATACTCGTTTTTATAACACTAAAGCTTTGGCGGCCAACTTGCTCAATACTATGCTAAATGGTCGCTGCGGTTCCACTGTTAATGTGTACCAAACAGCAGATGAAGCGAATATCGGTTACATCGACCACATTCAAATCGGTCTTCAGAAAGCAAAAGCCTCTACTGTTCATTACGTCGATGTTATTGCTCAAAAATATACAGCAATTTAATAATTTTTACGGAGGGTCTTTCTAATATGTGTTATAAATCACAAAACGTTTATAACCATATTAGACTCCTCAAAGAAAAAGGGGTTTAATATGAGTGATAATTTAGCTATTGATTTTATAGGCCAGGCCCAAGCCCAAGGGGCCGCAACGGCAGGTAAAATTGCAAACTTAGCGGCGGCAGGTGGTCAGTACGGTACTGGCCCTATATACAGTACAATGGCAGCATCCTCTCCTCTAGTTCTTCCTAGAGCTTTGGTTGTTGTAACAGAAACACCTCGAATGTATGATAATAACCTATCGTTTGCATTCCTTCTCAAAACACTGTTTGAGTCTTGTGCAAAAAGTTGGTCAGGTATTGACTTGATGTACAGTTTGGATGAAGCCGGTACCGAAATTGGTCGTGACGGCCAGTCTCTTGAAATGCCCACTAAATCCAAAAGAACCCAGCCTTCTCCAAACGGCACCTGGCCAGAGTACATTGGCAACGTTGTTTGGAATGCTATGTGGAAATGGTTGACTGATATCCAGGATCCTGATACGGATGCCATCGGCTTGAAAAATACAATCAATAGAGATGAGACTTATGACTATCAGTTATTCGGTCTTACTATGTTTGTAATGCAGCCGGATATGACTTTCCAGGCAAACAGACTTCTTCAGTCCTACATCATTACTAACATTTGGCCTAAAACTACTGGTGAGCTTGGTGCTAAGGTTGAAATGACAGGTACCCATGTACCCGAAAGAAGTATCAACTTTGCCGGTTACCAGATTCATAATGCCGATACTAATGCTATCGGCCAGTTGCTATGGCAAACAATGCAACTAGAAACAGTTAACTACAGAAAACTAGGGACAGGTATTACTGGTGTTAATAAGAACATCAAAAATACAGGTCTTGCTAGGGATATTAGCGACGTAATTGCTGCAGCCGTGTAGTATAGAAATATAGTTACCTAGCTGGGCTTGCGCCCAGCTAGGTAGTCTATACTTTTAATATCCCGAATCTTGTCCTGCTGAAGCTATATCTAACTGTTTAATTTCGTCATTAAGAATCTTATGCGTATTAAGAAGAATTTGATTATTCTCACTTAATTTCTTAATATCAAGATCTGCCAATTCAGGTATATCGAACAGATCTTGTTTACCTATATTGCTGATAAACTTCTTTATTAAACTAGCTTTGATTATAGATTTAGAAGCGGCGTATTGAGTTTTAATTCCTTCGTTATCTACAGATATCATATCGTCTGTGTATAGCGCATCTACTATCTCTCCAACGGCCTTAATATAATTAGAAACTTCCTCGTATTGAGCCTTCCCTTTTGATATGTTCGGGAAAGGTAACGTTGGGGTTATATCCTTAATTATCTTAGAGAATATAGTCTCAGCCTGCTCTCTGGTAATCTTTTCTTTCTGGGAAGAAATAGTTTTACCTTTTTTCTTATTAGAATCTCTACTTATAGCTTTTATATAAGTTTCGTCTTTGATAGTAACAATCTTCTTCCCGTCTTCATTTTTTACTTTGGGTTTAACTGCAAGATCATTGTCGTCCACTTCTTCATTGTCGTCACTGTCTTCGTCTTCAGATTCATCAGAAGAATCAACATCATCTAGTTTTTCTGGTGGATTTTCTTTATCCACAGGGATGTGACTAGATACTGTCGGATCTAAATCTTTTTCTTCTGTTTCATCGTCGATGATGTAATGCTTCTCTAGGATACTTAGAATTTTATCTTTAAATATTCTACAATGAGTAACATACGTAAAAGTGAACTTCTTAATATGAGGAATTAGAACCTTTTGTTTAGATCTTACTTCATTAGCAAAGAATATGTTTCTTGATGCTAGCGATGCTACCCGATCTAAATTCTCATTCTCTTCTAGAGCCGATTTCGGGAACCCAAAGGCTATATAAATAAACTTATCGAAGTGCTCCAATAGTTCTTCATCAGGTTTAACTGTTGGGGTAGATTCTACGTTGGTATTTATAGAGTATTCTTCTAAACCTTTTAGATTCTTTGGTTTGAACCTTAAACGAGAATCCAAAATATTCCTAACAATCATGTCCGGGTCATTGGATAGTTTCAATGAGTTTTTGGTGTAATAAGCGCTCTTGAATATATTCATAGTCTGCAATGCTTGGAGATTATTCGACATGTCAATTTCAATCTCTGTTTTTTCCACAGCAGCTCTAGTCATAGCAAGAACTTTAGATACAAGAAGAGTAGATCTCATAGATAACATAAATTCTATGTCTTCTAATAGAGACTTACCTGTACCGTCGGCTCTATAATCAAAAGCAAAATAAGTCATCAATGATTTAGGAACAAATATTAAACCAACATCTTTTTCTTGAAGAAGATGATGAAATAAACATCTACTGATTGTTTGATATCTACCAACAGTCATTCCGTGCAAACCAAAATCATTTAATTTATTTTCTAGCAATTTAGAGATGGTTATATCAAATACAGTTAATGCGGCATTGTATTTTTGAATGTTATTCATCCTACCATCTTTTTGGCCTGCCTGTCCACCCTGCCCGTAAACGGCAGTGACTGCCATGTCAACAAGATTAGAAGAGAATCGTGATTCAAAGCCCGTCATTAAAGCTTTAGACATCGGAGTTCCCCACTGCTCTACGAGAACAAAGTAACCAAGATGTTCATCGTTAAATCCTGGCTGACATACAGGTATTACACATTCAGAGGGTATATCCAACAAGATGGGAATATCGTCTTTATTGTCTGTAATTCTATCAGAAAGAATTACAGTAGATCTCGTAGTAGTAGAGGTCTGCATCTGATGCCTGCTTTGAAACATATCGTTATATTCTTTAGCAGCTTCCTTCTTACTTGAAACATTAAGTATACCTGACATATCATCAAGAACTTTATTAACAGCTTCTTTTCTGTCCGTAATAACACTGTGGTTATTACTAACTACAATATGACTATTATACTTAATAAACCAACTATTGACGTCCTTTATAAGGGACTTCGCATACCCTAATTTTTCAACCCCCGTTTCTGCTGGAATTGAATCGAGTATCTCTTTAAAATCAATGTCGGTTACGTAATCATAAAGGTTCGGGTTCGTTTTATTTAACTCGATCTTCATGTTCTCTAGACCTATGCCTAGATTAGATCCATTTGGATTCATTATTTTTAATTTAGACAATATAGATTTATTATCTAAATCATGTTTTTCGTTCATCTGGTTATAATACTTATCATATTGATTAATAGATTCGGTTGTTATTTGCCCGATATTCTTTATATCAATAGCACATCTAAGCATATTTAGATTGTGCTTAGGAAGAACTAATACAGGAGCCGATCCTGCTCCAAACAAACAATCACCTATATATTTAGCCAGTTTAGAATCTATCTTTAATTCGTCATTAAATAAACTACTATATAGTTTTTCTATATCTTTACGAACTTCTTCGGATACATAATCAACATCTAAAGAGAAACCAACAGAGTCTGTTTGTAAGTCGGTAGGAGACAAAAGGCATGTAACCCAAACGTTCTTTGCTGGGTTTATTTCGGGGATTAAATTCGCAATGCTGTTATTTCTTTTAATAACTTCATTGGTATTTAAAGAGGTGTCTTTTAAGAAAGTATATAGATCAGCACCTGTGCCTGAAAGATTTTCTGAATTCGTTATATTTTTTTTATACAACGATTTTAATTCATTTTGATTATAAACGCCTTTAATTACTAACGAGTTAGATGGCTTAGTTAGAACATTTTCATCGGGAGAAATTGTATTCATACCTGATGAAAATATTGTACGTAATCTATCTAAACTTCGTACGATAAGATTTTTGTCATTCATTGTGAATCTCCGCAGCTATCCGTCATCTCAAGTAAAAGAGATTAAACTATAACCCATGAAAATAAAACGAGGAATTTAAATGATTCCTATTTTGTTATACAAAATAGTAAGTTAAGGAGATCTCGATGGCTTTAGATCTATATACCTCAGAGATATATAATTTCCTAAGATCTGTTACGATAAAACATTCTTTTATAGCAAATAGAATAAAAGATCAAACTATGCTTAATAATGGGTTAGCTTATTTAAACGACGAAGATAACCCTTACTATCTAAATATGTGTGGTGAGTATAGTCCTTATAATACACTTATGTATGTTAATAGCGTAGAAACCGGACAACAAGTATTGTTCTCTAAAAATCTATCAAATACCAACCCCACCACTCTGGAAAGATATCGACTCCCTAGTATAAAATTAGACGACTTGTGTATGCAATATCCGACCCAAAAACATTTAGCCGAATCTATAATATATCCTGTGGACTCGATAGACTTTGCGATAGAGGCTGAAGATTTTACGATATTAAAATACGACCAATCGCTTTTACAAAAAAATGAATTACCGTCGATGCTCCAATGTATGATCGATACGGTAACTGAATTTAAAAATATTTGGTATGTAGAAGCTTTTTTATATGCAGATACTTATCCTATGTTGCTGTGGTCTTCTCTGTGGCAAATTTTATTTTTAAACTTGTATCTTCAAAGAATTAAAAATATTAGAACCCCAGAAGTACATGTAGAACATATATGGAATTATTTAACTTCTAACGGACTCAAAGACTATAGAACTGTTTTAAGTATTAATCAGCAATATTGGTTATATAAAAATATAGATTATCTAACAAGAAATAGAGGTAAGAATAGTAATCTACAATTGTTATCGGATAATCTGTTGAATACTTATAATGTTGTACTCAAACAAAAATCTATAATGCTAAATTATGGGGACGGGATCGAAAACCCGTTAGCCATTCCTGAAATTATATCTGAGGATGTTAATGCAAACACACCTCCGTTGGAGAATACTGCATCGTCGTATGAGTCGATCGCATCCATAATACGAAGAGAAGTTGATAATAATCTACGGCAAACAGGTACGTTAGATGACATTCAAAATACCGATGATTTCTTTAGCAAGAATACTTCGACGTATCACCCAACAAGAATTATAGAAATAGATAAGAAAACAATGTGGTTAGAATATCAATCACTTTATACTAGATTTATAATTCAAAACTATATATATAAATATAGCAAAGGGTGCTTAGATTATAATATTCGATTTAGTTTTAATAATTCTACTAATTCTAAAACATTGGACGTAGGAAAGGCTCTGGCTTTATTTAATTACTGTATACACATAGAATTAAATTTAAGTAACCCTGAAAGTTTAGATGCGTTAATAGACATGAGAATACCCTCATCGATGGCTGCCGATACGATATTTAAAGATTGTTTGAATATTACTAATGCTAAAATGACATATAACGGAATAAAATATACATACATAGAAAGAATGTTGCCTGAATTATTGAATATGAATTCTTCTATGTCACATCAGTCTCCGTTTGATGCTATGAAATATTTAGATTCTAAATTTCAAATTATTTATAATACTTCTATATATCAAAGAAGTCTTTCCGACGGTTTGTTAAATGAGGCAATAGAACATACGTACCAACCATATCTTTTGACAGGTAGTTTACCTATTAATTTGGTTCCTGGTTACGCTACGTATCGAGAATGGTTCGAAGAAGATCCGGATTTAGTAAATCTCACTAATAGTCTGAAGGGTAATACTCAGATTGAATCGGAAGAGTTTATATCCGACTTAGCAGACATAATATTCCCGTCGAGTATCGATCGCGATATTGTAAATAATGGAAATGTTTTAGATAGTAAATATTTAAAACTCAAGGAGCTATTTGTTTCTTTGTGTAGTTATACTGTAGGTTTCTTGGAAACAACAAAAGATTCTTACTTAAACGTACCGTTACACGGGAAATATGTTGACAGCAGTTCCGATATTGACAATGAAATGAATATTGTCCGTAATACAGATATTGGTGTAGGAGCTCGTATTTTTAATACTATACCTATAGACGATATGTCTTATTTAGATGGGAGCGTTACAGTGAGGTCCTGTGTAACGATAGAGAATGCAACCCCTACGGTTAATTGTTTCAACGATGTTAATTCTCAGGTTACGAATGTAATTACACCTTCAGAAATAAAAGTAACCGGTGAAGGGATGACAAACTACAGCATGCACGTTTCTTTTTCTAATATTCTTGCTCATTCGGCGGTACCGACGGGTGCTACAGGTGTGAAATGGTATATAGAACATTCAAATGAAATTCTAAACGATTATGCGTTAAATACAAATATGTCAGACGACGATATCAACACGATTGTTGATATTTAAACTTTAAATACACGAAGTAAGTTATAGAGAGAAACAAAATTTCTCAAAGCAAAGGAGTTTTTAATGGCCGTACAAACAGAATATACCGTAAATACGATTACAGGTATAATGAATCGTCTCATGGAAGAAACGAAAATACCTCTCGGACTTACCGCAGCAAGTCCTCTTCTAAATACGACTCTAAACGCTAAATACAATATTGAAAAACTTAGTCTTCCAGTGTCGTATCCCGGATTAAGATACGCCGGCATAGGTATCAGTGGGTGTTATAATAGTAACACAGGCAATCTAATAAACACATATGTACCATCTGCTAATAATCAAGATCTGTATCAACCTATTCCTTGGAGAATCAGACCTCTCGATGAAGATCTAACCGCGTTAGAGAGAGCTCAATATAGAATGCGTGTTATACTTACTATTAATAACATTACATATGTTGCTTATTATCTAAAAGTACTTACCATGCCGATGGGCGTTAATCTAAAATTAGTGGACGTCAACAATCAAGTTAGTGACTACACTATTATTCCTAATTTAACCCCTGTCCCTGTCATCCCTGTGGGTGAGCCCAATACTCTCGGACAGAACAAAGTTGTAGCGGAAGTAAATGCCCAAATCATTATAACTCAAGAAGAGATTATGGAAGCTGTGAACGTTCTCTTTGAAGGCGACAATAGATACGGTAGAATCTCCGAGATCGGCATCTATTCAGGAGAAGATAAAATAAATGTAATAGGCCAGGCTGCGAATGCAGGGACTGTTACTTACACAGAAAGTATCTATACTCAACTATCGATCCATAGAACTTCTCAGGGTAACGGTGATCTGGTATCTAGCACCCAAACAATTACGCTTGGAAACGGAAATTTGTATCTCGTTAACTAACACACGGGTCTCATTCTAATTACCTGGGGTAAAAACCCCAGGTAATTAATTAATATTATTCTACGTGTTTCCACGATCTACGTCTTGTGACGTCATAAATACTATGCGGTTTCATACCGAATTTTCTTGATATCGATCCAACAGAAGACCCTTCTGATTTCAACCTTCTAATTTCTCTTACTTTGTCAGGATCTAAGATTGCTTGCCATTGATTTTCTCCGATGTGTAGTGGTGGTGCCTGGCAATGACCCATTGCATGTCCTTTACTAGTATTTTGTGCCCTGCTTAATATTTGTAAATTATCAGGGTGGTCGTTAGTCTTGTCTTCATCTATGTGGTCGCAAGTCTCGTTTTTTGTTAATCTCCTCCCTAATTTAACTTCTAATGATGCCCTAGACAAATAAGTTCCTTTAATGTGATCTTTATTATTTAACAATCGTAGTGCCACTCTGTTACTTTTTTTATGTAAATAAGGATAGATTTTATTTACGTCCGGATATAATTCAATTAATTTTTTCTGAAACTCTTCTGGTAAAACTATATCGTTCCTTTTGTTTCTTCTTTCGGTCATGACACCCTCATTAATTATTATTTATAAATACAACACCATTACCTAGATTATATTAGGTGGATTAGTATAAAGAAATAAAGGCTTTACCTCGTTAACTAACACACGGGTCTCATTCTAATTACCTGGGGTTTTTACCCCAGGTAATTTTACAATTATTCTACGTGTTTCGGTTTATAATATAAGAACTATTTACAATCACAATTATTTTATAACGAGGTATAACTATGTCTAATGTTTTTGATATTATAAATAAAGCACTAAAAGATTCTCCTGTAAATAATGATAAATTTTATAATTTAAATGATATTTGTGCTAATATAGTTGACGGTATCGATCTACAGGTAGCCGAACACAATGAGTCTGCCTTTGAAAGATTCACTAACGAATTAAATTTCGACGATGAAATTGCCGAACTCAAAGAGTTTTGCTCCCCTGCCGAACTGGTCTTATTTTTATCGGATATAGGTTAAATACATGTTTGCTAATTTTTTTAAACAAATAAAAGAAACTGGTAATTCATACATTATTAGCGGGTTCCCTATGAAGACATTTACTGCCAAACTAAGAAGATTCTATGGTACTAGTAGACTTGCTAATTTATATGAAGCGCTAGGTTTTATATCCTGGGACAACAGAACTGTAAAAGTCCATAAGTTTTTTATTCCTGAGTTATTATATTTATTAGATAAGTTTAACTACCCTATGAGTCTAAGCGGTGAAATATTTAATAATACTTGGGTAGGGATTGCGGCTAGCAGTTCGTATACAAATAGATTTGATATTAAGTTGGTCCATGCAGAGATGAGTTGTACACCTCTTCCTTATCAGACTGAGTTCGTTGAAAATTACGATATAATTAGACAAAGGGCTTGTTTAAATGGGGCTCTACTTTCTTTTGATCAGGGGCTTGGAAAAACACTGACCTCTTTAATACTAATGGTCGGGCTCGGTAAAAAGAAGGTTATTATTCTAGCCCCAAAATCGATTCTCGAAACTGTTTGGGTTCATCATATTGAAAAGTATTTTAATAAAACCAAAAAGATATTTGTTTCGGGACAAAGTACCCTAAATACAAGTTATGATTTTTTTATCGTAAACTACGAAGCTATTGATAAACTTGATCCCATCTTAAATAAATTAGGCGATAGCGTTGGAGTTATAGTAGACGAGAGTCACAACTTTTTACGTATGGCGTCAGGGAGAACTAATAAACTTATTGAGCTTCGGGAGCGAACCGGAACTGTCGATATGCTATTGATGAGCGGAACTCCTCTGAAGAATGCTGGTGTAGAAATCATACCTCTACTACTTGCTATTGATAATTTCTTTGATAAAGAAGCTGTTATTATTTTTAAGAAAGCATTTGGTCTCAATACGAATATAGGTACTGATATTCTTAGGGCTAGACTTCAATCTATGATGCATAGGAAACTTAAGAGTGAAGTATTAGCTTTACCTGAAAAATATGAGTCAACGGTTAAAATTAAACTTCCAAACGGATCTGATTATACGGCTACTACGATCAAAAAAGAAGTTGCCGAATTTATAAAAACACGTATGAAATTCCATGCCGATAAGATGGCTTCTTATAAAAAAGATTTCTATATCGTTATGGGGTATTTGAAAAGTATCTCAAAATTTAAAAACGATAGAGAATTTCAATTTTATATAAGTACCGTTGAAGATTTTAATAGTAGGGTTGTATCGGTACTAAATAGTAACGATAGAATGCTTATACAAACTATTAATAAGTATGAGAAAGAAGTTATCATTCCTATCCTTCCCAATGATCTGAAGAAACTTTTTAATAATTGTAAGGCTGCTGTTAAATACGTAAATTTAAAAGTTCAAGGTGAAGTTATAGGTCAATTGTTTACTCGCAAACGTATGCAAATGACAAGTGATATACTTAAACATTCTGATATAACTTCTTATGTTGATGAAGCTATAAAAAAGACAGTATTATTTACATCATACACAGACACTATCGAAACAGCTAATGAATACTTTATAAGTAAGGGATACCATTCTATTCCTGTATACGGTAAAACGGCATCTGACGTAGCGGCCCATATTCATGAATTTCAAACTAATCCTAAAATCAATCCTCTCATTGCTAGTATTAATATGTTATCAACCGGTGTGACATTAACAGCGGCCAATACATTAATATTCTTGAACAGACCTTTTAGGTATCATGAATATTTACAGACTAGTGATCGTATCCACAGAATAGGTGCCGATACTGACTGTTTTATTATAACGTTTGAATTGGATACAGGTGAAGAACCAAATCTTTCTACACGTATGGCAGAAATAATAGCAGACAGTAAGCAATTTTTTGATGACGTAGTAGAGATTCCCGATTAAGTTAAAAAAAATAAATATGTATTATACCTGGGCATCGGGCCCAGGTATAGTTCAATAAAATTCTTTTTTAAACTCTTTAGAGAATTTATCAGTGATGCGATAAGAAGGTGACGACGGTCTTCCAGATCTACTCACCTTATCCATCTTTACACTGGTAATAAATCCATTTCTGTGTAAATCCTTTAGTACTTTCAATATTTGTTCTGACCTACAATGGTTCTTGTTTAGGGCCTTGGTCAGATCGACGTGTTTAAAAGAATCCGACTCGAAATTAAGGATCTTATTTGTCACAAGTGAATAAGCAACTTTGAATTTTTTCTCTTTCTCTATATCAGCGTATTTCTTTTCATAGCCCGCCTCTGACGGACTACAGTTATTCGGCTCAAGTTCCTGCGATTCAATTTGCTTTTTACCTATTGTACCATTTAAAGGACTACTCCCCAACACCCCCTTTTCTAATTGTTCTTTAAAAATATTAGTTAAAAAATCAAATGTTCTTTTTTCATTAGCTGCTAATAGTTCTTGGAGAACTTTTACTTTTACTTTTAACTCCGCATTTTCTTTTTGGGTTAGAATTGACTGTTGTGTTAATTTAATCAGTCTATATTTAAGTGTTTCTCTGGTATCCTCTTCTTTAACAATAGATGCCATTTTAATCCCCCACCCTTTCCCCAATATATAAGTACTATCTAAAATCTTCTATGAATTTTCTCATAGAATTGGCGTCGAATAACCCTCCTGAGCGCATTATCGCCACCCCAAATCCAATCGCTATATGGTCGGATATTTCAGGGTGCGCACTCAGATCAGAAATCATTGAAGCAAACGCTCGTTGGAGATCCCCTTTATCCACATATTCCAAAGCTCGTTTTTTACACCGATCTAGGTGTTCTTCTTTAGTTAGCATATACTTTTTCTCCTGTTGTTATGTTCCTTTTAGATAGATGTAAAGAATTTGTATTAACTAGACGGGAGCATACCCGTCTAGTTAACGTTACTTACTCTCTCTAACCTCGAAAAACAAAGGACTGTAGTCCCTTTTTTGTGAATTCGTAACGCGTTGTTCCTTGCGGCCCATCTTCCTTACGGTTCAAATAACCAGTTAGGAATAAATCAGTAAGTATTTCGGTTACAATCGAAGGGCTGTATGTATCTTTTGCTTTATAGATGACGTCATCCGCTGATGCTGTCTGGTGTGGAGACTCCTTGATTGTGTTCATAATCAAAGATCTCAATCCGGTAGAAATTTTTTGTTTTTCGTCCAAAACTTCTTTAAACCTATAACCAAAACAATCGCCGTCTACAGGAACTCTTTCCAACATACCTTCTTGGCAAAGCTGGCCGAGATTTTGCCTGATAACACCCGCGTCATACTTCTGTCCTAGAAAAAGAAAAAGTTCCTGTTCGTTTATAACTGGGATATTTATGGCTTGGATTACTCTGGTTATAAATCCCTTAACTTCTATATTCTCCTTTATTAGGTCACTCTCCTTTTTATCTTTTTTCGCGAGTTTATATCTAATTTCGTAAGGTGATGTGCGCTCACGTACCAATTCACCTCTTTTGCATAGTCCATCAAGAGCCGCAGCCACTACCAGATGATTGTATCTTTTCCTTGTTTTGTGAAGAACTTCGTAATGAAGTATGACCTGATCTCTTGAGTATGTTACCATATCCATGATCATTTCATACAACAGTTCTTTATCAAAAACCGGTTCTTCTGGGCCTTCATCCGAGCCTACTTTTTTCCTATACGAAATAGAGGTGGGTGATGATGCCGGGCATTCGCCAAACATTGTTTGTTTTACGTGACTTCCGACCGTCTTAACACTAGAAGGTGTAGTTATATAATCGGCTGTAGATAGTAACTTTTCCTCATCGCTACACGTTTCTCTTTTATCAGAAGAAAACATCTTCACGATAACACCCATATCACTCGGATCAATTTCTTGAATTGGTTGTTCTGCACCGCTACGCTTGTCTTCGTTTTTGACGAGTTTATACCCTACCTCATACGGACTTATTATAACTCTTTCTAGATCCCCTTGTACGCACAAATCAGAAACAGCCTTCAATACATTTTGGTAAGAGTAAGTGTTCCCTAATCTCTGGGTTATAAAACGAAGAGGCGGTGCCGGATTTTTTATTTCTCTTATCGCACATATGACTGCCGTTTTTAATTGGCTATGTAGTGCATTACGTGACGAATCTTCGGTGTCGTAACCTACATGTTTTGCGCTAAGTATCGCCGTCTCGATAGTACGATCGCCGGCCAAATAATCTGGAGATGTGTGACATGATGTTTCTTGTTCATCGCGCTGCAATACCTTATCCCAAGTACCGCTGACATAGAGGCTAACCCAAAGCCGTACAGTTTCTTTGGTTACGTGATCCAAGGATCGACCTGTAACTCTTTCATCGAAACTTTTCCACGTATTGTCGTTATCAAAGAAGATGTATCCAGTCATTGGTAACTGTGGCAAGAAACCATAAGGCGCATTTAAAGGACCCTTTAAATACCCATTCTGTATTTGCATATAAGGCGAATTACTCTGATAAGGTATAACATCTCCAGGTTTTGGATTTACTGACACATGCCCGGCTTCTGTAAAATAAATCTCACAATCAGCGTTGGCTTTGTCAAGAGTGACATTATAATGATTGGTAAATCCGATCGGAACTCGTATGATTTCATTCACGTCATCGGCTTTAGTTGTTTTTGCTTCTTTTGCGGTGCTGTGTAGAAACTCTTTCCAAAGTTTCGAGAACGTGGCTCCGGGTTTTCTTGACTCCTCACACTCTTCTTCTTCGAAGTCATCGACGGCGTCTTTTACATACCCGCTTTCTACCTTAGCTACGTAGAAAATAAACTCTAGATCGGTGGAATCATCGTCTTCATCGACAAGGATAATAACAGTATCTTCTTTTATTTCAACCTTATCGATATCGTCCCTATCCTCGGATCCATTACCTAAACCAAACATATCCGAAAGAATCGCATTTAAATATCTCTTTGCGGATTCTATATAAACGATACCGTCTTCATTGAATTCGAGAAGCTCATTGACATCTCGGTTCGATATGCGAACGATCGTCAGCTTTAAGTTTTCAATCGGTCGCCCCCAGTTTGTTTTCGTGTCAAAAAGTTTTTCTGGTTGGTCAGTAAAATAAAGCATAATTTTCTCTCCTTTATAAATTAATATCGTTTAACTTATTTAACCTCGCCAAGTACAAAGGATCCGTTAATGGATCTTCATAGTTAACACGCTGTACAGCTCTAACAACTTCTGTTAGAGTATCTAGTTGTTTTTGCATTAACTCCACATATTTTGCTGGAACCATATCTCCTATCAATGTAGAAATTCCGTTGAGAACATGTATAGGTTGGCTTAGTTTATCAGAAAACATTTTGGATAATTCTATAGTAACATTAAGTTTATCCGTCAATATTCTATCACTAACATCTCTCGTGACCCCAGCAATATACTTAACCTTTCCGTCCTGCATTTTAATTTGAAACGATATTTCGACGCCCATTATCGTTCCATCACTTCTGTACATTTCGCTGGCTATTGTATTTAATTTGTGAGGAGTGTTATTTTCTAAACTGAACTTCACACTTTCCATGATTTTAGAAATAATCTCTTGTGAATTTGGTGTGAATTTATCTTCGAATCTTTCTTCCAGCGCCTCTTCTTGAGAGATGCCTCTTATAAGCAATACATTAGGACTTATGTACTTTGTTTTAAGATGTTCGTCTGTAATCCAAATCATATCGTTAGGGAGAGTACCTAACAGCTGGATTAAGTCAGCACAATATTCTTTTTGCATGGTAACCTCCGATGATTAACGTTAATTAATTATAGACTAGCCCACGGCGAACGCCGTGGGCTAGCTACATACTTTCCTATACCTTAAAACGATTTTCCGACTTTGTCGAACCTACCTCTCGTGTAACAAGAGGTAATTAGCAAGAACAAATGTTCAAGCTTCTATTCTAAGAATACAGGAGATCCGCGAACTCTATGTTTTGACCTTTCGGTGTGGAATAGACAAAGTAACTCGCGTGCTCTTTATCTATACCGATGTATACAAGGGCATTCCAACGGGCTTTTCACAATTTAATGCTACTAAAGCTTATGCGTCGAAACGCGACTGGCGTTCTCACCCCTGCGGCCGTCGCTTTGTTTGGGGAGGTTAATGGTAGCCCAATTAACCCGCTCGACATTCTCATCCCCGTCCAGTGAGCTTTTAGAAGTCGATAGGCGATGTTGTTTTTACCAACACCCCTGTTCACATTCGGAGCATCGACGAAACTTACGAATGTGGAACACTTTATAAACCCGTCCATTGCCTAATGCATCAGGGTAACTTGAGTGCTCAGTAACAGTTATTAAAGTATATACGTGCACATACATACCCGCCTTCGTAAGAAGACTTCCTCGGCATTTAGCTCTCTCCTAACTTTTAATCGGTAGTTGGCGAGGCCGTCTATGTGGAGCTATCAACACCTTAGTACTGCAGTACTCATGTCGATATCAGGGTTATCCGATTATTCCCCAAATCCCAAAAAGGTAATATAGACCTATCAATACAATGATCCTCAAATAACGAGCTTCTATCGTTACTTTAATCAATGTGCAAAATTAAGTGTGTTGGTCTTATTACTTTTAAACTATTTAAAGATAACTTATTTTTTTATATGTTCTTTTTGTGCATAAAAATGCAAAATCCTTTGAAAATATCTTTAATATCCATTTTAAAATCCTTTTATTAATAATTTATAATACCCACCGGATGCGCATCCGGTGGGTTAACTAATACGTATTAATTATTTAAATCTAGTACTCGATTTCATTTGCGGCAATTCTAACAGATTTATCCAAAATTCTACCGTAAACGCAATCGATCTTCTTAAATTTGGAAAATTCCAATACGATATTATTTTTCCGATAATATGTATTTGGATGTGTACGTGAAATTAGTCCTTCTATGATATTCTTCGGTTCTGTGAAAGCGTACGGTTCAAACCCAGGTTCGCCGCATTTATACTGCATATCACTCGGAACGATATTTGAGTAAATGACGCCCGATGTTGTGTAACAAACAACAAGTTTATTGAGAGCATCCCATACTTCAATATACTTATTCTTGAGAGTAAGATCTTTCACCGCGTCCTCTTCCGATACAAAGAAATACTGGCTATCTAGATTTGTATTGATTACTTTATGATGGTACATTGATCTGATCATATCCAACCTGGAGCCAAGGTGGTCGACCGTTAGTAACGAATTGTTGGCATCGATAGAATCGATCAGTCCTTTCATAAGAACTATGATCAATACATTATCATAAAAATCACAATCCGAAAAATATCCTCTAGTCTCAATGTCATCAAGAAGTTCATATACATCTTTGAGATTTTCGGTGATAATTGATTGTCGCAGTTTATCAGGATGGATAATTGTACTTCTGATAAGGGGCCTAAGAATAGACATAAAATATCGTTCTAGTTCTTCGGCTTGTTTGGCTGACATGCCTCCCATGAAATCGAATAGAACATCGAACAACTTCTTCATGGACGACACGGTCGGAAGACCTCCCAGTATTTCCAGTCTTGAGTTATATTCGTTTCTCAAGGCAGAAAATATTGTATTGTCAATTGCAACAGGGATCGATTGAATGTAATCGATATTCAACAGACGCTTCTTAGTTTTGATATAAGGGGCAACGATTTTAATTGCTTCGTTGTATCCCGACACACAACATTTTACAATGGCGTCGCCAACAAACACTTTCTCTCCGTTAACTTCGGCAGGAACTCGTGTAATTCTAACAATCTGATTGTCGACTACTACTGATTCAGAATCACCAAGTTCCCATGAGCTGACATCTTCTACTACGACCATTTTTTCTGCTCCTTTGTTTGACGGATTTTGAAATGTTTGCTGAGGCGCTGGCATCATTTGATTCGCGCACTGTACAGACTGCGGTATCGGTGAGTTGAACATGTTTTGAAATTGGGCTACCTGGTACTGTCCGCCAGGGATCTGCTGTGCCGAATTAAACATACCCTGTTGCTGATACATATTGCCGATATTGAATTGGTTCTGTTGAGTCAGAATCTTTACCGCTTCATTGATATACATGATAGCATAGTTGTTGATCATGTTATCGTCTAAACCTTGTTGTATATGTTTAGGGATAATAGTCTGTTGAATCAGCGTATCAGCATCTGCCATAAATGCTTGATAGACTCGTGACTTTAGATTGGCATCTAAATGCCCGAACTGAGGTGATTGAAACAAAGCGATATTCATCGCCTGCATCATTTTCGCTTTAATAACGTTATGCATTTTTATCTCCTAGTTAGCTTTTAACAAGTTAAAAGCCTGGTTATATTGTTACTCAACGCGTTATAATTTTTCCGATAAACTATAAAGCAAGTTATTGGTAAACGTTCTTCAAATACTCTTTAATGTCGTCGGGAATGATCAAATTTCCATCGCTATCTACATTTAGAAAAGCGTTTATAGACCCTGAAACTATGGGGCTTGATGCCGGTACTGTTGTTGCGGCAACAACGGCCAATCTACTAGGGTGGGCTAACTGAACGTCCATAGGTGTATGTCTAGTTTTCTTCGTCCCCCCAGCTTCGTCTGAATTAATAGATAAAAATCTATGATTCAAGACTCCTAGTCCGTCATTACTGTTGTATCTCATAGGATTCGATTGGAATATAGACGATGCCACATACCAAGTGTCCCCAGACACACCATTGTATCTAAACTTTTCAGCCATCTTAATGTCCATGGCTCCATTGTTCTTTTTAATAGCCTTTAGTGTTTGATACACCTTCGTATAGATTTTCCTATCTATAACTGAAAATATAGACGCATACACTATTCGTTTATCATAAAGATCGGCCGGGTCGTACGAACTAAACCATTCGTCAATGTTAGTAAACACCTTATACAGAAAGTCAGGAAAGTCCCCAAACTCTATGTTTATTTTCTTAAAGGCTTTACGAGTAACGCCGTCCATCATGGTTCTATTTGTAAGAACATGATCTTTAGCCGAGTCTACAACTACGTGGTTATTGTCTTTCATGTCCTCATTGGCGTAGGTATACTTCCCAAGGATAAGAAACCAAATTATTGCGTTCGGATCTTTCAATGTTTCAATGCTGTAGTTAATATTAAATTTCTCAAGCAAAACCAAAACACTGAAAACAAATCTCTTCTTGTTGATATCTTTAAGAAAAGACTCTTTACTTATCTTCATGAATATGCTGTCATTTATTCTAAAGTATAAGTAATAAAGATCGTCCATAGATACCTTATCGGCAAGTACGAAGTCGATTTCGTCTTGTTTGAATCCGTACCTACTGGTCGCTTTTTCCCATCCTTCAACCAAATGGTAAACCAGCAAAGGAAGTAGCTTAGCTTTATTTTTCGGCATACCTGTGTGAATTTTGGTAGTTATAATTATTTCATGGAAGATATTCTTATGTATGTCAACAAAAGATCTTTCCATGGTTTTCCAAAACATCAACGGAGCTCTAGATACTTTTACAAGTACAAGTCCTGCGCCTTTATTTACATGTGTACATTTTTCCAGTATTGGGAGATCTGGATAGTAGCTAACGCCACCGTAACTTATTTTATGATCCTTAAGATACGGCACACTTATGTAAGTTTCTACCACAGTATTTTGAAATATAAATTCGTACTTGACTAACCTCAGGGTATTAACATGTACTTCAAAATACTTGTCCTTATTCTTGTTGTACTTATTAAACTTGCCGATAATAAAATCTAAAGTTTCGTCCGGCGTTAGGTCTACGCATCGACGATACTTAAATCCGTAAGGCTCTAGTAGCTGGAGAGCTTCTTTAAAGATATTTTCGATGTTTAATTTAATGTACTCAAACTTCTCCTTTCTATATTTTAATAGAAAATCATAGTTCAGATCCTTTAAATCATCGGAACAACTGTTTAGCATTTGCGTCATTAACGACATGTTATTCTCCCCGAGTAACGAAAGTGTAAATGAGTCGACCGACCATGTTTTTATTCATTCTTTCAAGATTTTCTAATATTGCTTCATAAGAACAAATCATCCTTTGATAGTCCACAGCGATATCTATTTCGTTGAGTATTTTCGCCCTCTCCAATCCGGATTTACACCTATTCATATCTTCCGTTAATTCTTCTTTTTCTTTTAAATAAGCCTTGGAAAATAACATAACATCCCCCTTGTTCTATCATGCAAACTTTGTTTTCTTTCCGGCGAAGTATCCTATTACGGCTAAAGTAACAGATGCTACTATTTTTAGGATCGTGAACCATTTGTCCAAAGATGAGCTATACTCTTTCTTTTTTCTAGTTTTCTCTGAAGATTTTCTATCTTTTTTGGCCTCGTCTCTATCAAATTCTTCTTTCTCTTCTTTGGCTTGGATTCGTTTCGCTTCTATAGTAATGTTTTGAAGCTCAATAATAGTTTGTAAGTCCTTTATCTTTTTCTCGTTTGCTTCTTTAAGATCTTGAATTTCTTTTTCTAGTTCAACAGTTTTTGTTCTAAACTCTTCTCTTACAGAATCCTCAATCTTTTTCTTATACTTTTTATTTTCTTCTACCAACTTAAACTTTTCTTCCTTAAGAATTTCTTCTAAAGAACTCTTTTCCCGTTCTTCTTTTTCTAGATAAGTTTTAATGGTATTTCTTTCTAGGGCAAGATATAAATCGAAATTGCCGTCTTTTGTTTGTACTGTTAATTTCCCATCTGATTTAATAACAGTGTCAAGAGGTATTTTATAATGAGAATGATTACCTTTTTGGTCAGGAAATACGATGGTTACACAATCCTCACTATTTTCCCATTTAGTAAACGATACGTTACAAAAAGAATTGAAGATATACATACTAGCATTCTTTATTTTCCCTGTTGTATCGTTACCGTATACCTTTATAGTAGGGACCTTTAGACCGTTCTGGATCTTCTTAAAATATTCGTCTAATATCTCATCCAGCCCTGCTGCTTTGTGCGGATGATTGAAACCGTCAAGAGATCCTTCGTTACAAAATAAAAGATCAACCTCTTTAACGTAGACGGGTTCGTTTAATAGAATCGAATAAGGAATCTCGATTGTTACGGTCGGAATAGGGATATCCTGTGAATGTTGTTTTCGGCTTACATTTATAGCCCGGCGATATATTACTGTTACAACATCATTTCGACCCACACCTTTAATATTTGCTACTTTATGTTTACCGTTATGCTTATCTACGATACCTATCGGAAAACCGGTATTATTATAAACAAGCATTTCAAAATAAAAACCATTCGTTGTTGTAGATATCGGACCTGAATGATGAGCATCCGATATAAAATATTTTTCACAGTCTGATTTTCTATATCCCATTACCCACCTCTTTATGTGTATATTTTAATTATAATTTGTGCTAGGTAATTAGAAATTACCTTGATTTTTTGCCTAAGTTCTACTTAGGTAATATATACATAAACTCGGTATGGTAATTGTGGCTGCGTGTTACTCGATACAACAAAACAACTATATTAAATAATTGTGATAATACTTAAAATTTTATGTAGGTGACCTGCGGCGTTTAGCCGCAGGTCTGTTGTTCTATATTATCCTATATATGCGGCTGTGGCCTTTAACATACGAGCATCAATGGTACCGAGTACCGCCTCACAGTATTTTGGAACAGAAGTAACTAAATCTTCAGTGCCTGCTAGATCATAAACTTTCTTTGTAGGGAATCTATCATTATTTTCAACAAGAAACATAAAATCATTTGTAGTATCCATCCACTCTGCGATATTGTTTAATGCGTCGGCATTTAAAGAATCGTCAGACATGAATTTAGCAGCACCTCTTAGTTTTCTATTTATACTAGGGTCGTCGCTGAAGCCGGCAACATCTTTCATACAATCAAGCATTATAAAATTAGACTCTGAGAAAACATTTTTAAGAGCCGCTTTTAATTTATCTACACTGCCGGGAGTAAACAACTGACAATTTTTTATATTGCCCAGAAGAGAACTATCTAGACCCTCAAGAGCAAAATCTAATACTTTATCAAAATCCATTTGAGTCTGAATACTAGCAATACTAGCTGCAATACCAGAAAGATCCAGACCTCCGCATAATGAGTTAGCTAGTTGCCATATTCCGCTTTGCTTTATCAAAGCAACCAGTGTTGCCGACAAATCGTGAACCGCCTTAACAGTATCACTTATCATTTTCACAACGGACTTGGCAACACCTACAATCCAAGAAACTGCATTAGCTACCATCATAAAGGCAGATTTTAATTTACCTGCTAAATTTTTTATAAAACTAACAAATTTATTATTAGTTAGTTTACTTATAACTGTAGCCGTCGCTACTTTGGCTGTCCTGGTTATCGCCTTTACTGACTCGCCTACTTTATTAGATGCATCCTTCAGATACGTTTCTGCACTTTTCCCCCATGCCGGTTTTTTATACGCTTCTACAGGGACTGGAGCTGAATTAGATTCGTAAACAGCACATCCTTTCATTCTACTAGGTACTAAATCTGCCACCATAATAAATTCTCCTATGTTAATCGATTATATATTACTATCGATCTTATATGCCGGCTCAAATATTTGAGTCAATCATAATTCCTTTAAGTAATATCTTTAATGTATCTGCCGAAACAGATTTCGAATTAGGGTCTAACGCATCCAATGATACAGATCCTGTTTCGACACAAGTTCTTTCAAATTCGTTATAAGCTGTTAAGTCACCACCTCTAACTTTTACAAGTTCTTTGGCTGTTTCTTTTAACCCTCGCTGATTGAGAATCAATATTTCTGGTGTTGACATATTTGCTGCTCTTGATTCCCCGGTAACCTGGCCCGACATAAAGTCAACTTTAGTATCTGATTTAGGTACGCTAATTTTCTTATTAAAATACTGCTGGGCTCTTCTTACAGGAGCTTTAATTACTAAGTATTCTTCTGGGGTTATAAATTCTTTATCTGTTGCTTTATCATGTATGATCAAATGGTGCATTAGTTTTAAATTTAAATATTCAGCAGCTGCTATGAGATCGCTCATTACCATTGGATTGTTATTCATATTGGGCGATTGATAATATAATTGATAATCTCCTTTAACTATGTCATCCATAAATCCGCTAAAATCTTTATCGTTCATAGCTTCAAACATAGCTTTATATCTATTATAGTTTTTCTTTGTTTTGTCGGCTATAGACATGGCCGTTAAAACTCGGTTCTCTATCTTTTTTCTCTTTTCCGACGCTGTTAATTTTGCCATTGTCAAGATACCTTACAAAAAATATATTAATAGTATAGAGAGGGGCCTGATGGCCCCTCTCGGTTAAACTATTTCTAATACGTTAATGTGCCTGATATTTGACTTCTTATATTCTACATTCTTGAAATCATATTTCCCTAATGTAAAATCTATTTTAGATCTATCTTTAAATAAACCCTTAATATTCTTTATCAGTAAATACTTATCTTTAAGTTTACTAATACAGTGTTTGGGTATAGATAAAAACACATCATCGTCATATCCGGCATACAAGATCTCTGTAGTTTTAACATCGAAATAGTTCAATTTATCTGAGGTGAGTTTTTCCATACATACATAGCCAGCTTTAACTGGTGATATATATACTACTATACAATGTTCGTCCGTATGATTGGATATATGTATTATATCTGTTATCAATCTTCTATCTGAAACTTCGAAGTTTTCAACAGATATAGACCCGTCCCGATAAAAAGCTCTGTACTTATTTCCGATGTAATAATACTTACTGTCTAATTCAGTATTACGTATGAGACCTTTCTTAAGAAATACTTTCTTATTTGCGGTTAATACTACAGTATTAAGCAGAGGTTTATCAGCGTATTCGAATTTGCTTGCTGCAAATATTTGAGGCAAATCAAGATCGACGTCATCTATTACACGTTCCCGATTTAAATCAATCATATATTTGTATACGTCTTTATTGGGATACATAAGAACTTCAACTTTACTTTGATTTATGACGATACAGTCATTAACTTCTTCCCAATCAAAACATTGTTGGTAACCTATATCTCTTATTTGACATACACAAATAAAGTTCGGTACTTTGATAAACCGTTCTGACTTGCCTAAATCTACTCCTTTAAAGAAAGTCTTAGTTTTATTCTGCTTACAATATTTTTTTTGAAAGAAATTTACTTCGTCTAATATCAGAGAATCTATATTACTCAACTTATTGTTGATATCGAGTAAGTCTTTCTCTGCTTTCTCTATTTCTTCCATTAAACTTTGTCTACTGTGTTTCGTTAATTCTTTATGTTTGATATCCCCAAGATATTGAGCTTGATACATTGTTAGTTCTGGAAAAGCCATTACGATAGATCTTAAGGCAGAGTCCAAAGATTCAGAAGTATCAAATATCTCAAATATCTGTTTAGAGTGACGAAGTGCTACTATAAGGGCCTTTAACCTTCTTACATTGTTAATCGCCGCAATCTGTTCTAACTTAAGTTGATGAATTACACTCTTATAGCGTACTTCGTACCAGGCTTCGAGGATGTCAAATTGGCTCATATCCTGACGTTGACGGTACCTATTAAGGAAGTTTCTAAATGGTCGAATAGATGTAGTGAAACCATAAAAAGCTTTTAGTTGATCGAGAACAACAAACGGTTCAACTCCTCTCTTCATACTAAATGTATGTTTACCATAAATACTATTTTTATCAGCCATGTCGGCGAACTCAGAAAAATTCTTTGAGAAGAAAGAATTATTGTCTACCATTTCCTTTAATTCTATAAGTTTTCTTCTGTTTGCTAAAGAATATGAATGTATCGTATTTATTACAATACTGTTTGGACTTATTTCTAATACCCCATCTATTACTACAGGATAATTAAAATTACCGTCTTTATATTCTTTCATTAGCAATTTAAAATTTCTCAATAAGCCTGCAGCCGGAATATCAGGTAAAAGATACTTTACTAATTTATCGGTTACCGATCTTCTTTTTAACGGATACTCATGACCTTTAGACTTGTACCCGATATAATCACGAGTAAGTTCACACATATCATTTATATTGATAGGTATGTTTACGAACTTATGACCGGGTGTTATAGTCTTGTCGTTATTCACTAATCCTGCTGGAATTATTGGTATTAGGTGTATAGGCTCTACACCCTCACCAACCTCAGCATCCTCCATTGGAATTACTTTTTTGTTTATTCTGTTAAAGTAAATATCCATTGCAATGTCGGATACGTATCCTCTTAAGTATCTAGAGGCTGCAGCATTATCTCCCGAATAAGTGCCTTTATTACCATCGGTGAATAATAGGGTTATAGGGGTTTTCCACGGTTGCATATGAACATCTATAGAATTTCGTATAGAAGTGTCACCATGGTTGTGGAGCTTAGCTGTGTCTGGGATTATATTCAGAAATCCTGTCAATTTATTACTGTAGGCGTAACATTGCCAAAGAAATCTTCTTGTCACAGACATCAGCCCGTCTCTAGAATCAGGGAGAATGTGTTTTTGCTGGTCTTTAGTAAACTCGGCCATCCTCATTGACACGAAGCTGCCAGCATCGATCTCTTCTTGCTCAATGGCATCTTCAAGCTGTATAATGTTTTCTGCTTCCGGTTTAAGTAGGCTCATTATTATTCTCTTCTTTCAGTTTGATATCAGGAAAATTGTAATCGTTTGATTTAAGATACTCGTTAATTTCTGATAAAGAAACAGTCACGGATTCTCCTGTCCCGACATTTCTTAATTTAACGGTCATATCTTCTATTTGATATCCAAGTATGTTATTAGTTACTTTTCTGAAAGTAGAAAAGGTTAAACCATATTTGGAATTATCAGAAGTTATAGTCCTTTTTATATTAGTGTATTCGGTATTCTCTGAAGACCCAACATAAGCAGGGTGTCCGATGCCTAGATACTGACAATAACTAAACACTGCCATTTTAAACTTGTTAACAGATATTTTCTTTTTTATAAAGAAGTATCTAAGAAGTTTATCGAGGATACCTCTAACTTTAGAAATATCTCCTTTTGTATATACAGGAGCACCAATATCAGAGGCCAACATTATTTGTGCATAATAGTCTCCCTCCGTTCCGAATTGTTCCTGCATCTTTGTAATGTCTTCCTCAGACAATATTTTTGCCATAAGTCAGGTTCCTTTGTTAAATTGTTTTTATCTCCGTTAAAAACATCAAACTAAATCGTAAAGATACGTACTAATTGGCTCATACTGAGTCTCTGATTTTAGAAAGGCCATGATTATTGCGGCTGTAAATATCATTGGCGTGCTTACCAATAAATCATACCCATGTTTCTCTAAATCTTTTCCGTTTCCATCGGAAAGGAGATTTAGGTTTTGATTTAAAAGTTGATAGCATCTAATTTTTAAATTCGATTTGTCAATACAAATAACATCTTCAATAATAACATTCTTAGATGTAATATATACGCCTTCCTTGATTGAATCGTATATATCACCAATAAACCGTTGCGCGTATATACCTCTCAATAGAATGCTGTTAAACAAACCAACGTACAGAATCAAGAAATCCCAATACAATCCTGTCTCATACATTATTTTAGATAAGTGTTTCATTGTGTCGGTAAGGAATTCCATATCGATATCGCTAGATTCTTCGATTATCGATATGTAATTGTCCTTATACTCACAAAGAAGTTCGAGGTATCTAAAATTTTTTTGGGCTCTTGTTTCTGTATTTATGAGATTGTCCAATAGACCGACGAGGACAAACTTAAACGTTATATCCTCAATGTTGATTGTCTTAGAACCAACTATCGATCCCATAATAAATGTAGAAGCTACAAGAAACGTACTTGAATCATCACAACACGATGCTACATGGTTCTCCCACCCCGGTTTACAATAATTATCTATTCTTTCGCGAGCATTAAATTCGAAATTACGTAATTTAGAAGCAGAAGCCATCTCAGTTAATGCATTAATAAGTTTAATGTTCGATTCAGAAGTATCCAAACCATACCCTATATCCTTAAGGCAGTCGTTTCTCATAATACCGTTGCTGTCTATATGTACCATATCAATTCCTTTTATAGATGTTTACGTTTAGACGCATCTCTTCCGAGCATGTCTTCAATTTCTTGTACACTCCCTATAGACTTAATCTTAATGTAAGATCTAGTTAAAGGATCAATTACCGTAGGTTCTAAATTCTTAGCACTCATAGTACCAACACCTTTAAATTTAAACACATCTATATCTTTAGATGTATCTCTCATTAAGTTACACATATCTACAATAGTTATAGGGACTTTAGTTACCGCGGGATTACTTTTCAAGGATACTAATATATTCCAATATTTTTTACTATAATCGTTAAACACAGGTAAGATTTTAGTTTCTATGTTTTCATAGAGCCCGTCTAAGATAACCGGTATCTCCATTTCTTCACGAATAAGAATAAGACTGTTCGTATCTTTTGTGTAGACAACCCTATCATATTTTAGAATCTCTTTTATCTTTTCTGTGTTTATTTGATTAGGTTTAATATGCGCATGTACATTAATAAACATTTCAAGTAAACTAGCTTCAAGCACAAGATCTTTAGCAACTTCTTCTATAGTAGAACCAAGATAGTCTATAACAGAACAAGTAATTTTAAATTCTTCATCATCAACAACTTCCGTGATAGCTTTTGTCTTTGTACTTTGAATGAACAATCTAAAATAGAATTGCCAAAAAGCTTTAACCTTAAATTCAAATAAAGCAACAGCATCCTTAATAAATAGTTCTTTCTTTTTATAACTAACGTGATACTCAGGTGATGTAATAATATTCACCCAGCCGTTATCTATAATAAGAGGATTGAGAGCATATAGATTTCCTATAATTAATGTTTCTATATGCCCGCCATGCGCATCGGGATCCGCAACAATGTTAATATTCTTAAAATTTATCTTTTCGATCGGATCCCCGGGTTTAATACCAAGGATTAAAGATAAATCATGGAATACATCGTTGCTAAAAGTATCCTCTGCTTCATGTTTAAAACTATTTATAGGTTTACCTTTGGATGCAACAACTGCCTGATACTCGCTATTCCTTATATTCTTTAGGTTACCGAATGCAGAGTCGCCCTCTGTTATAAATAATTCGGCAATGTTCGGATCTTTACTTCTACAAGGAGCAAACTTATCAAAGTTCTTTAATTTCGCTCCTAGATTCTTGATACCCCCAGCATTGGTGGTTAAAGAAGAAGTAAGAAATCTTTCATACTGCATCACGATATTATTCTTTAGAAGGACGTATAGCTCCGCTAACCGGTTCGAGTGGTCATGCCCTTTGAGAATTTTACTGAGAGCGGAATAGTACTGAGAAGCAAATTCTTGATCCCTAAATCGAGTCTTAACTAGATCCAAGTATACCGCCCCTTTAAAATAAACATTGATACAGAAATACATAGGAAGTTTATATCCTTCCTTTATAAATCTCTGAATTTTAGGGTTTTCTTCGTATACAACTAACTTCTCTTTGATAACATTCATCAGGGACAGTACCTGATGGCTATCGGCTGTTTTGATGGCAACATTATTAACAGAAGATAGGAATTTAGTCTGATAACTTGTATCGTAGTCTTCTGCCAGCACGGCTGTTATTTTGAACCAAAGCTTCTTATCTCTTTCTGGTATACTTTTGTCTTCTTCAACATACATACTAAACAATTCATTAGGCATATTGAGTTTCTTTCTCATATACTCTACGATTGTTGTAGCTTTATTTGTTTGAAAGACAACTTCTCCTCCTGTATATTCTTTAAAGAATTTCCATAATACATCTATTTTTGATTCTTTAATTGTATCAGGATCTAGCAGCTCATTCTCAACAACCCGAACACGTATGTTAGCCTTCTCTTCAAAAACCGATAAGTCTTCAACGTATTCTAGGAAGGCTTTAAACCCGTCACCGGACATAAACTCAGGTATCGTCTGGAAATAAGTTTCAGAGGGTTCGTGAAAAACAATCAAACCTGTATCTGGAGTTTTAGAATCTTTAACTTCAGATTTCGTCACTCTTGCGTGTTCTATTACAAGCAATCCTTTCTTATCTGAATTATGAGTAATAGCACAAAAGATATTTGACAGTCCTGCTGTAGCTTTAGCTCCGATACCATAAGTACCTGCTGATCGTCTATACGCTTGGTTATCTTGTCCCTTCCTAACATATTTGCCTGACGTTGCTATCTCTGTAAAAGAGTCGTGGAGTCTCGGAGCGGGGATACCCGCCCCTGTATCTATCACGGCTACTTGATACTTGCCATCCTTTGTCCAAAAAATAATATCGATGATAAAGTTCTCATCCCCGTGGTCTGCTTCATCTAAACTATTATCAACTATTTCCCCTATAGCTTTTAATAATGAAGTGTGACTTCCAAGATCTCCAACATAAACATAAGGCATCTGGGTTATCTTTTCGAGACCCTGTAGGGTGACTATACTACTATCATCATATTGCCTGGTTTTTGACATGCTTTCTCCTTGACGTACAGGTTATGATTTAGTTGAATTACATATAATGTTAATAAAAATTAAATTTCTACTTTCGTCTTTTTGGTGTGTTTGCTATAATTATCCTTCTAACTACAGAATCTAAAATATTATCAGGAGCATCGAATATTTGTTTCTCTAAACCTCTCCTTCTTACCATACCTTTTTGTACGATACCTTTAGCTGTTTGATACCTTCTAACTCGCACAAAGGAATCACTAAGGGCTGCTTTATTTTTAGAGATGAAACAACTTCCGCTGCCTTTTTCAAACCCGTTCTCACCTACCGCATAAATTAATGAAATACATGCTATCTGTTCACCTGCCGACAAAGAAAATTTATGGATTGACATTAATTTTTGTAGATGGTTATACTCGGCTGCTACAAGTTTATATAAATAGTTATTGGCACTTTCTATTGATATTTTCCCATCGAAGACATAGATATTTTGTAAGTGCTTTCCGTGGTTTATCCAAGTAAATCCGTACCCAATATCATAACCACCATCCGCCGGATTTATAGATAAAGTCGATTTAAATCCTTCAAAACACTGTATGAGAAAATAAGCCATACCTAAAATATAATTACCATCAAATACATCATACTCTTCAACAATGTAATATTTTTTATATGACATTTAAACACCCCAATGAGAATTCGGCACCGGATCCCTTTTTGGGACCCGATACCTGTATTAATTTGTTATGTATACTTATAACTAGTGAATAGCGATTTTTCAATTTGTCGCCTATTAACTAGACCGTTTAATTTCTTTTTATATTTTGATCCTGCATATACCCAACGATTAAATTCTTTAGCAGCTTTGCTAATCTTATTTTTATTTATTAATCGCAACATATCACTTTTTACAAAATTAGGTTCCCCTACATTATACACAAATGATACCAGAGCTATCATCTGATTGTTTGTTAATTTACTGTATTTTAATTGAGATTCAATAAAAGATTTAGTATCTCTTACCAATCTTTTCAAATGCCGATCGGCTTCACTCTTGGACATCTTTCTTTGTTTAACACGTTTGATGTCAAAGCCATACCCGACAGTTAGTGCCCCTCCAGGACACCTGTAGGATTTCGGTGCAAACTTCTCGAACTTCTTAATAATTTTACATGATTCGTCGATAACAAAGGAACTATCGGAGCTTCGATATATGCGATCAGGTATCGCAGGTGAGATTACAGCTGGTTGAGATTCTTTATAATCAGGATTTTCCACTAACTGTGCTAGTGGCTTTTGTAATAGAGCATTGTTGTTATAGTTCTCTAAACTTTTGAATGACGCGCACCCAACAACTATATAACTTAATGCGGTTAACATGAGAAAAATTCTAAACGTCTTATTGTTTTTCTCTTTTGAATTAATAGTATTTAACATAAAACCTCCTAGATTTATACCGAAAGCTTTTTGCTTTCGAATGATTTGTGTTCACTTTGCCACGGTGAACTTTAACAGCACTCCTCGGGGAATTTAAAATTGTTACTTACGATAGACAATTGACAGTTAGTTCTACTTAGGTAATATATGCCTCAACCCCCAATGGGAGCTGATGCGTGAGCATCGTATACGTAGTATTGTTACGGTACGTATATATAAAATATATATCAAAATTAAAATATTAATAACCTGCACACCGAAGACTATTTTATAGAAAAACAATCAGGTATTGTAATACGATTACATTTAAATTAATTATAAAGAAGGTGATTCATGAGCGAACCTATTATTATAAACAATACAAACTCACCAGATATAGATACATTATTTATAAAAGTTAACGACAAAGTTTTAGAAAATGCTTCAAGAAGAAGGAAAATTATAGATAAACTTATGGGCGCTTTGGATGAATTGTGTATATCTCCTAACGACAGTAAGAATGGGAAGTTATTAGAAGCGCAGATAGCTATGGTAAGCACTCTAGATTCTCTTCTAAAGTCAGATGTTGGAGATATCGTTAATCAGACTAAATTGAATCTATCTAAGAAAAATAGTGATAACTTTGATGAGATGTCAAAACAATCTATTAGTATCTTAAAGGAACTTCGTGGTATAGAGATGATTAAAGCATCAGGCGCTCCTCTAGAAGATTCCAATGTAGAAGAAGCTGACGAGTTCTTGGAAAATATAGAGCTTACAGAAATCTCACCTGAAGAATTAAAAATAAATAATTAAACATAAATGGTTTCAACCATACCACAGACCCCCTGTAGGGGGTCTGTGGGACGGCAGTATTTTCTATGCGTATTGTTTATTTAGTTTTTCTTCTTTGATCGTCAACCACGCAATAAGAGACTCGAACTTGGTTTTACTAATGCCGTCACCAAGATCTCTTTTGATTTTGGATATGTCCAGAGGAAATTTCTTTTTACCTACGTTACAATCTACAACACTTGTTAGAGCTGTATAGATAGTAGTAAAGCGAATTAGTTCTTGTTTGTTGTTGATGTACTGAAGATTCTGAAGAGCTTTGTGTTCAACAACTAAGGTTTTCCTATATTCGGCGATGAAGGTAAGAAGCATATCGTAAAGAGGTAGACTATTTGTTACATTAGCATTGCTGGGATAAAGAAGAACATCTTTCATAGCAAGTACTTTAGCTTTCCTATCCGACTCTTTGCCTGATTCTTTGTCAACAAGTTCGATGTACATATCAATCAAAGTACATAGAGTGTTTTCTGCGGGTGACTTTGGTTTAACAATTTTTGCAAAACCATTAAGTTCTACTTCTACCTTTGTAGCTTTAACCGGAACTTTGATTTCTTCTGGTACTTCCTCGACTACCGGTTCGATTGCCTCTTTTGTTTCAACGACAGGCTCTACTTCAACAGTCTCTACTTCCATTGTTTCTGTCACAGTCTCCGTTCCAACGGTAGATTCGGCACTGGTCATTTTTTTCTTGTAATCTTTGTTGCCCATGGTAGTATTTATCCTTATTTTATTTATTTTGTTATGTATTACAAACTAAAGAGATCAAAGATGAAATTTCCACAGGTATGGAGTCATCTTCTATTCTTAGATCCAAGAGTTCTACGTATTTACTATAACTACTTTCGATAGTATTTGTATCTACGATTTCCGGTGTTATTATTAATTTTTCATCGTTTGTTTCTGGGTCCGTTAGCTTCTCTATTCGGATTGTTTTAATACCGACGAACGATTGTTTTATAAGTTTGATATATATACTAACATGCCAACCTATGTTTTCTTCGTCTATAAATACTAAAGCATCGGGACTATACTTAACGTTCTCCATAATTACAAAAAACCCCTATTTACCAATTAGAAACAAAATAGTCCGAAAAACTATCAATAACATTCATACTCGTCAATTTAACACCGTGCATGTTTTTCATCTTCAATAACATAAATGTAGATGTCCAAACAACACCATCAAGACCCAGAGCTTTAACTTCTCTTTGTTTGTAAAATTCACCGAAACATTTCAAACAAAAACCGCCGCCACCCTTACCGAATCCTGTTTTACAGTACATCGGAGACCTTACTTTTAGATACTTACCTATGTAGGCTTTAATATTTTTAGTATCTATTATTTTATCGGTACCTGCTTCGTACATACCTTCGAATGAATTAGCATTGTCGGTAGTAATAAGAAAAGTTAAACCATCTTTAGAGCCACAATCATCTTCTATGATGGCAGAGCCTTGGAACATTCTCATTACTATTTTAGTTTGTTCTCCGGCTAGCGCAGTTTCCGTCCCTCGACTATATGATCCCTTAAAGATTTCATTTACAGTATCGTCGAAATGATTCTTGTCCCATTCTTCCGCTAGAGATTTAGGAATAAAAGTAATTTTACCAACTTCATCTGTAAAAGCAGGAATACCGCCGATATTATTATACATCTTAGATCTTTTAATATCCCAAGAAGAACCACCAAGAGCATTGTGAAATCTTTCTGAAGGGTCACCTTTAAGATTCTCTTTATCTAGTTTAGTCAATTGGGCATTGATACTAGCAGCAACAACGGGATCGGTTAATTCGTGCTTATGTACATTAATCAACCGTTCCCTTTCTTTCTTTATGTTATCAGCTACTACGATGCTTTTGAGAGTACTTGTTGGCACACATATCTCAGAGAAGTGACCAAACAGATACATAGCTGAAGTATATTTTCTAATAACATCTCTGACCTCAGGTCCTTTGGCTAAAGTTCCATCGAGTAGTTTAGCAACAATAACCTTTTCGATGTCTGCTGCTTTAAAAATGCCATTGATGTACGGAATTTTATTCCCGAAGGGATTAACTAGAAATACATAATTAGAAAAATATCTTCCGTAAGATGTTCTTATTTTATCGATACCTTGATAATTCTCAATATCGTTACCCTTGATATACATTTCTTCTGAGAATTTAAACAGAGGCTCGTTCGGTGTATCGGATAGAATTATCAAATCTGCGTGAGGCGCCCCACCCTCCTCATCTCTAGGGTAACTTAAAAAATTGACATATGCAAGGTACGACTTCTTCTCGGTTTTTATTTTTACTATATCGAACTCATCGAGATGTGAATTCACCTCAGTCATAACACTATCGTTAACTATAGTTGATTCCTTAACTTCAAATTCAGGTAAATTTAGAACGACGGAAAATAAAGTAATATAAAAAGACTTATCCGTAAATTTAGATCTTGATTGTATAAAAAAATCTCGTTTATCAAACATTGAGTATTCTCTTTTTTAATTGGTTTATTATTAAACTACCAAGTTAGAGAAGTCTATACCTCTTACGATACTTAGGATACTTTTAATTAAATTTACAGATTCTTCATTGAGAAACTCCAGAGCTATAAGCTCAGCGCATTTATTCTCAAATACTTCTAAATCCATACCCTTCTCATAAATATCGCAGATAGTAACAACCAATTGTAATTTTGTAGGCTGTAATCCTTTCTCTATAAAATACTCGATGTGATGTGGGTTATTACATTGATGAGTAGAAAATATTTCTTTAGCGCCTTCTGTTGAATAGTTATGGTATCCGTTACAAACATTCAAACTTTTATCGAATGAAAGGGCATCTACCGTAGAAGATGCGAGTAAATCTCTATCGTGGATTCGAATAACCGATTCAATTTCTTCGTGAGTAAACAAGAGATTTAGTCTACTGTTAATAACACATATTAGACTATAAACATCGAACAAATGTCCAGAAACTAAAGCAAAAAAATTACTAAGTTCGATGTCGACAGTAGTACTCTGACTAGCTAATTGATGTAGCCTTTCGAACATTCTTCTGAACCACAGTACAAAATCTTCAGTGCTGTAGTAGAGATCGTGGTAGTAGGCAGCATTTTCCCATCTGTTTGTCAAGGTGAAGTTATTTTTAAACATACCAATAACCGAATGAATAGTATCGGAATCTGTGATATCATCAGAATGAATTATATCCGACAGTTCTTCTACAAATTCAACACTAGCATGACGAAGTATATTATTTACTATATCATCATTAAAAGTAAAGGCAAACAAAGGGATAAAATCTCGCATACCACCGGAAGAAATAACCTCACTTGAATCGTGGAATAAAATACCAACTTCAGAGAGTTTAGTAACTAGTACACCAAGACATTTGAAAAACATATCTTGATTATATTCCGGTTCATCGTCATCTTCGATACCTGAGTTATAGTTGACTACAAAATTATCTATGTCAGGAAACATCCGGCATAGCGCATCTATTTGAATTTGATATGTGTTTTCGAGAGGCATTATTCACTACACCCTTTAAGTTTAATTTATTGTATATTTTTTATGCATATTATCTTCATTGATAATTATTTTTTTACAGTAAATACTTTGCAACTAATTCAGAATATTATCGTTTGATTTTTAAATTGTTTAAATTTATACTATTCATAGTTGTAATGCCGAGTACGAATTATATAATAAACGCATCGTTCTATATATATACGCGCGCATGCGCACACACGTTCCCTATCTACTCTACTACTACGTAGTAGTAGAGTAGTAGAGTATACCATCAGAGGGTCATAGACCCGGCTCCGGATGGTCAGAGAATAATGGCAATATCATTGTATATAAGTACTCAGAGAGGTTCGTAGAAGCTCGGTTGAGTACCAGAAGGTAAACCGTTTAGAAAAAGCTTTAGCTTAAATTCTTTTCCGTAGCAAAAGCGAAGGAAAAAGAATCATCTGATTTTATTCTAATTCGGGTTACTTTAGTTTCAAAAAGAAACTAAAACCCTCACACGAATAAAACAATACTGACTAAGTAAAACAATTAAAATTAAACTGACAAATATATATATATTTTTATTATACCAACTAAGGAGGAAGCCGTAGGCGTACGACTGATATGGTATAATAAAATATCTCATTTGGGTTAAACTATCGCCGGATTAGTGTTCTGTAGGAACACTAACCGGCTATTATCTCTTAATCAAAACTGATGCGACCACTTTGTGGTCGCTTCATTGTCGTATTGATGATTTTTAAAACAAATGTAAAATAATAATTATTGTTTGGTATGATATGTAGGGATATAGTTAAGTTTATTATAGTTAAGTGTTGGAGAAAGTAAAGAATTTGCCGTAACTAAGTAATATTACTAATATAAAAAATAAAGTTAAGTTACGATTATTTAGAAAGGGTTATAATGAATTTAACTACAGCTTGGTACTCACAAAAGTAATTATAAGTGTCTACTGTTTTACCTTGGTTTATTAATTTAATAAATTGATTGTTAATTATTTTACAGATACTTATGAATAAAGTTTTTCTATAATCAGCGATGATTTGGAATTTAGGGAATACAAACGTACTTAGCGGTAACGACCTCTGGTCAGTGTATACGAAACTAATTAAGAGAATCCAACAAGGTTTATGCCGATAATCGAGATTCAGAAATTAGATACATCTATGATGTTATAGTTTTTATATACTACAGAGTGCCAAGTTGTAGTTTTATATTTTAGTGAGGAATGTAAGGTAATAGATTAACTCTCGCCCAGTCATTGTAAGTATATGTTTATGTTACAGGAGACATAATTATACCTCGACGTCCAGTCGAAGTGTATATACTTATAAGAAAGAAGAGGGTGATATTATAATTATTGCTTGAAGTTAAACGAACGGGTTTATACCGAGAATTTTAACAATGACAATTAAAGGAATCCAGAATGTAAATTACTTTACATGTGAGATTCAAAAATAACAGGTTCTAAGTAACCGCATAAGTCTATTGTTAAAATGTCTTTAGAGAGTTAATCGCCTTACTTTTATTAACCGTCACACATTCAGGTGTAGAATAAAGGATTTTACACCAAAACGAGATCACTTAGGACAGTAACTATCCTCTGTGCTAAGCTAGGCATTCTTAAGTGATCGTTATTTATGTACACAATAATGTGTATAATCATTAACAGAGGAGTTTACCATGATAGTATTCAATAATGCGAATGCAGAAAGTAGTTCATCCAAAATTCTAAGGTTTCACAGTCCGTACACGTTTCAGAATTCAATAACACAACAAACGGTACAAAATTTAAACAGTTTTATTAAGGAGTCGTTTGACTCAACCGAGGTATTGAATCTAATAAATAATTCAACTATGCTTACAAGTGTTGTACGTATGCTACTTGTTGAATATATTTATTACGATACTCGTGGAAAGAATGAAGCAGGAAAACTAAATGCGATAACAAGACAGGAGGATATAGATGTTCCTAATTATATTCAATCCTTTATTCATAGTACTAATCTAAGAGAAAAAATAGCAACCTTCGTGATATCCAAGACCTCAATTCGTAATGTCGATTATCTTGAAACATTATTTCTAATTGTTCTTAATAGTATCCTTTGCGTAATTTTTAGTAATGCAGTTCAGGATATAAAAACAACAATGGAATTTGAAGTTAATCCTTCTGAGTACGACAGACTAATATTTAAGTTCTATAGGAAATATTATAGGACAGGATGGTTAAATATTGTTAAGCAGTATATCGAGTCGGGGTCACCTTCCGATCTGGAAAAAACACTACACGGAGCTTTTACTAATACTTTAATTAATATTCCTTTTGAAAATATATTCGATCTTAAACATTTTAACGTCGGTTTAGGTCAATATGCTCCGCCACAAATACAACAGAATCAAATGGCGGCATAAGAGAATTAAGGGTATAACTAATCATGGCAAAAAAGAAAAAAAATACAATAGAAGATTCTGATAGAATTGTTATACACACTGACGGATCTCTATTATCTGGAAACAGAGGTGGATGGAGTGCTCTTACTGAATACCCTGATGGAAGAAAAGAAGTAATGTCAGGCGGAGTAAAAGATACAACTAATAATAAAATGGAAATGACTGGGGTTATTAAAGCCTTACAGAATTTACCAGATAACGCAGCTGTAGCCGTGGTTAGTGATAGTGAATATACTGTAAAGGGAAGTAACGTTTGGATACATAACTGGAAAAAGAATAATTGGACCGGACATAGGACAAGCCAACCGGTTAAGAATAAAGAATTGTGGTTGGAGATCGACAAACAAAAAGCTAGATTGGATATTAAATTTAGTTGGACAAGAGCACATCAAGAAGATTCACCTATACAAAATCAATTAGCGGATATATTGGCTAAAGAAGAAGCCAATAAATTAGCTTAAATAAAATAAAACTGTTTGCTTCGACTCATCGCCTCCGATACTTTGAGTCTAAGATATGGGCAGGACATAAATAGGTTTTCCTACTTTTATAAGTTTTCCTCGGTTTTTCTTATTAAAGTCTTATTTACTACTGTCATTCATGGGGGTATCTGTCGTGTGCTTCAGTAAGACAGGACCCCGACACTGTTGAGATCTATTTCGTTCCTTTAGGATCTCTAAACAAGTGTTATTTATCTCCTACAGGCGTATACACCGGGGCGCAAGCCCCGGTGTATGTCGCCTGTAACTTACTTCTAATTTTTGTTGTATAAATCTTTTTTGTCTAACGTATAAAAATCATTTATAAGTTGAATTAGTCTATCTAAAGATTTTAACTTATTCGATGCAGGCTGTCCAGAATACGAAACAACCAAATCTTCTGATTTTTTGTATTCGTCTATACACCCTAAGATCTTTAATCGCTGTTCAGTAGACGGCACATCTAAGAAAGAACCTTTGGTTATATCGGTCATCAAACTAAATATAAAATATCTTAAGTCGTGATCCCTAGTTTGTGTTAATAAAGATTTATTTCTAAGATAAATAATAATATCTGTTCTTTGGTCGTTAATCTTTAAGAAACTGTGTTTCTCTTGACAGTCGATTTTATTAATTGGCATTTTCAATACCTCGCGTATTAGTATTAGTGAAGTTTATCATTTATACTGTAGCGGTGGTATTTAAACAACCAAAAAGAATTTTAGAACATAACTGCTTTAAAAGCTTCTTTAAAAGTTTCTCCGAGGTATAGATTAGAGATACTTTTACCATCTTTAATTATATCATCAGCAAATGTTAATGTAATATCGTCGTGACTGATAGTTAATCCAAACAGAAGTTTATTACCGTGAGGTAACTCTTCTACTTCAGATATTGTTGCTAAAAGACTTACCATATCTCTCTCAATATCGATCGTACTGTTTTCTGGATGAAAAACAGATTTGTTATTATTTTCCATATATTTGATTTTTGTTATTAGCTGTAATCCTCTCTTGAGTTGAAAAGCCAGCGTACCTTTCTTTTCATATCTATACATATCAAAAATATCAAAGATGTCATCTATTGTCTGTTCCATATGGCCGTTCGATATCATGACCATATCTTCTACGAATTTATTCATCTGTTCGGAGTCTGGTGTAATTTGGATATGTATTTTACGCCAATACGAATTGGTCTGCATTATTGTTTCCTTTGTTTAAATTGTCTAAGTAAATCATAGCTTTTCTTATTAATTGTCCGTGACATTCAATAAACTCGTTTTCGGTTGCTTCGTCGGAATCGATACAAAAGCATACGAGTGTGATAGGATGTTGGTTGGCTAATTCTACTAATCTAAGCAGTTCTCTATATTCGTTATGTCTAGCTTTTATAGCCTCCCATATCCATACCCTATAAATTTGAAGACTTCTATTTCTAGATGTAAACTTAGTTATAGGAGCTGGGTTATGTAATAAAGATTCTTCTAAATATTTGTTCCCTCTACCTATATAGATAAAATTAGTATTATCTATTTTATTAGGTTTTATAGAATTTATTTTACGCACATAAATGGGGTACATTTTATCTCCGTAATTAATCCGGTAATTTTGTATATTCTCCACAATGAGGACATATATCTTTTTCATCTACAATCATAACGCCGTCAGTTTCAAATACGTGTATCGAACCATTACCGAACACATCAACGACCAACGGAATCGTAAGACATTCTTCTCTTAGTTTACCGTAACCTATCCGTATACAATCCCAGCCGATACCATTGAATTTACCATCGAATATCTGATGAGGGTATTTTAAATTATTCTCTCTAGCAGGCCTTAAGTTTTCTGTTGGGTGTGGCGATTTATTACAATCAGGCCAATAATAAAAAAGAGTACTGTGGTTTATAAGAGCTCCTACCCTAATTATTACTTTGTAAGTATTATCTTTGATTGGTATAATTTCCGACATCTAAATATTTCCAAATTCCTTTAAAAAATTAACAGATTATAAAGGTTGGGTTTTACCCCAACCTCTAAATTACTTTAACATCTTTGCTATTTTCATAGCCATACCTTTTTTCTTATCGGCATGTTCTTCGGCATTGTAATCGTGTTTCTTTTTATGATACAGCCAATTAAAAGCCGAATTGTAAATCATAATAAAGTCTTTAAACGGAACTTTCATTTTCTGATGCTCAAGGGCATGTTCCAGATAATGAAAGCCAGGATAGTTGGCTGACTGTTCGCCGGTCTGTGATTTCCACAACCAAAGATCTTTATGTAAAACTTCACATGCCTCTAGCAAAGCCCCAAGAGCAAACATTGGCTGAGCAAATTGTTTAGACTTCTTTTTCTTGTAATTAGAATTTTTTACTATAAACTCACAAGCAAATACTACAACCTGCAACTGAGTTTCAAATTTTACTCCCATAGATTACCTCGATATTATTAGTTATTTTACTTTAAATTAACACGATGTCATAATATCGTTTCTAGCACGAACTCTTTTTACTGTTAAAGCTCCTCCACATTTAGAGCAGTATAGGCCTGGATCAGGATCTGTGTTAATCATTCGTTCACAGTCGCATGTATATATGTCCGGTCCGTCTTCATAGACTTCGTCACATGTTTTATCATCATCTTCAACCGATTGTTGGTTTTCCGGGTCGGATTCAACGGTCATACTAGGTATGTTGTTCACAAACTCAGTAACCTCTTCATCGCTTAGAGCAGGCATATCTTTTGCTAGTTCGGTGATTAAATCTTCAGGTACTGCGGACAATAAACCTGCAAACTTATTCGGGAACCCTTCCGATGCCCAAGTTTTAGTTCTTTCCGTAACTTCTTTTTGAAGGTCGAGCGGGCAAAATTTGATATCAGGGTTACGAAATCGGAAGCCTTGCGGAACGCTATTAAGTTCATCGCCGTCAAAATCATTTTTCAATAATTGTTTATGAAATATACTACCGATATGAGCGACGATTATAGACTCACACTCATCCCAAGAATATAATTTATTTTTATAAATCTTAATAGCCATTTTCTTGGAGTCGAATACTTCAACTATAGAAAGAATTTCTCTTATGGATTTCATCTTTTTAATAGTGCTGTCTTCAAGAGAGGTATCAAAATAAAACGTTATAGTATTCTCTTCTCTTTCGTAAGCCATTTGATGGTTAACTTTAACATACTTAGTTTCTTCAGCATCATCTTCTGAACAAAAATGATCTATTAGTGTTGTAATAGTTTTCGGTAGTAAGACTATTATAGTTAATGCACATGCAATGATAATAACAATAAGTGCAACAGTTTCCATTTTTTAATTTCCTTTGATTGTTTATTTAAATTGTTATTTACTGCCTTCATTGATAAGCACATACGGATACATAAGTTTAACTACCCATGTTTTATCGATACGGTCATTTACTTTAATAATATCTTGAGATAGATCTTTATGTACGATCCGTATAGCACTAATTACGAAGCGGCTACTTTTTTTATCAGAAGTCGTATCTTCATATAAAAATTTATTACCTGTCGGTTCAAAGACCGGAGGTATAAGATGTTTTCCTTGTGTGTTAGTTATATGGATAACTATATCGTCGGTAGTTGTGATTACTGTGTAGTTGTCTTGATAAGCAAATACATAGCTGACCGTAGGTATATTGCTTGCTTCTTTTTTCTGCAAACTCGCGCACGAGACTGTCAGTAGTACGAGGACCAAACATGCGATTATTTTATTCATTGATTTAATTCCTTATTTATTATCTATGTATTGTTTTGATGATTTGTTTAAATATTGCTGTTGTGAATTATACTTGTTTAAATACAAAGACTGCATCATCCAATCTAAATCATTTTCGTTGTTATCGTCCCCTACGGTTACCTCCCACGTACCGTCCGGATGGGGCCATCCGCCGCAGTTCCAGCAGATGCAATACTCTACAGAAATTGATTTGGGGTTGCTTTTATTAAAAGTCATATGCTCATCCAAAGGAACTTTCTTATTTTTTAGTACTAGGTTCATATTTACAACAGTATTTTCTTTGTACAGCGTGAAATACACCGTCCCTTTTTTAGTGCTGTATTTCAAAACTTTTATATTAGGACTTTTTGAGACACGAACGACTTGTTTCTTAATCCCGTTGTTGAATTTTCCGTGCGAACTTGGAGGCGGGAAATCCAAGGCTGAGGCAATAGAACTAAAACAAAATAGACATATTAATGTGTAACTTACGAATAAAGATTTCATTTTTTTTAATTTCCTTTAATTGGTTGATTGTTTATAAGTATATACGGATACATTAGTTTTGAAAGCCGTTCTTTATTGATCCTATCACCTATCCTGATTACATCCCCAGTTTTATCTTTATTCTGTATGGAGATAGAACCTACTCCAGATTCATTAGGAATAAAGACAAATACTTTTCCGGTAATAGGATATTCTGTTATCGTTCCGTCAGTTTCGTATACATCCATTGTGGATATATAGCTGTCAAAAGTAGTTATAACAGTTAATTTTGTTTTATAACTATATACATAAATGTCGTATCTATCAGCTTGTGTATTTTGACTTCTCATCATATAAGCAACATAAATTATAAGCGTAAATGAACTAAGAAACGCAATTAATAAATCCCTTTTAGCTCGTTTAGTGACACCGGTATACATAATAGACTCCTTTTAAAAATTATAATGTTTTAATTTCCTCTAATAATCAATATAATAATATATATCTAAAAATGTAACGATATATTAGTAATCTAAATTTAATGTTTTACTTATCTCTTCTTTTTTCATAGTACTACCTACAAGGATATAATGAGTAATGTTGTTTTTAGTTACTATGATCCCTTTAATAACGGATTTTATTTGCATAAAATGTACACTAGTTTCTTCAGTGGATACTTTATTGCCAACTGGTTCTGTTTCTACATTCAGTCTAATAGAGACAATCTCGTCACCATCGAATCCTATAGTGATAGGAGTGCCGATTTCATTGAACGTATGGAATTCTATTTTTGATGCGTCCACATCTTCTTTATGTTCAATTTTAGATACTTCACACACGAATAAAATAAGACATATAAGACAAACAACACCAACGATCCATTTATTTATTTCTCTCCCCATAATAATCTCCTTTATGATAAAATGAAATTATAGACGAGGTCCATTCGGACCTCGTCTATAGGTAAGTTTATGACATAATCACAAGACGAACTTTCCGGCCTATAGATTCTATAACTTTGAAAGCAAAAATATCGACACTATTTCCCCCGCACACAGTTTCAATCAAAACAGTATCATTTCTTTTTAGAGGGGTGTTACCTCTGGATTTATAAAGAACTAGGCCACGAAGAGAAATTTTATTTATGTTGAAAGCTGATCCGGGGTCTTGAGGGAAAGTCATATCCTTTCCAACACGGAACACGTCATAGAATGACCCTGAAGTTGGTTCATCCAGTTCAAGAACTAGAAATTTCGGTTTCTTTGTTTGCGATGTTTTGCCGGTGGCAGAACGAAGGATCTTAGCTAATTTTTTAATATTATTTAGTTTCTTTCCCATTGTTTCTACGTCGAGAGTTTCCTCTACTTCTTGGGTAGGAATTTCTATTCCTACGCTATCTTCTACAGTAACGATAGCATTTTCTATAATAGGCATTTCTTGCATTTTAGTTCCTTTGGTGAGAAGTGTTATTAGTATTTTACTAGTTCCGGACGGATCTGATGGTCGAAATTTGTTTTAGAGTTTAGCGTGTCCTGGGGTACCGTCGGGAATCCGAATGGAGGTTCGGTCCAAGGTCTTGGTATGTATCCTTCACTAGCGAATAATCGTAAATCACTAGACATAAGTGTCTCTGTGGCCGATAACCATTCATTCTTCTTTGTGAAACTTACTTGAAGTAATGTTTTATGATCACTATCCAAAAGTACGATTAAATAATTCTTAACCTTTTTAACTTTTTCTTTAGGTTTTGATTTGTGGTATTTAATAGAGGTAACTAGTTTTCCTACTAGCTTCTTATTAAATGCTGTGGTTTCTTGATGTTTATTCGTATGTATAAAGATACACTCGTTCGGGTCATATATTAGTCCACCACCAATCCCTATGATTGTTTTCATCTTACAGTTCCTTTTTATCTCGGTTAAAATGTTTAATTGTTCTAGTTAGGAAATCTAAAAGTTACTTTTTCTTCTATTTGCTCTATATAAGCCCCTGCTAATATTAGATCTGGATTTAGTCTAATAACTTGACAATGGTTAAAGTTCCAATTATTATTTAGATCCTTAGAAAATATCAATCGTCTCAACGAGTCTTTATAATTTCTAGATAGAATAATAGTAGTGGCATTTTCATTGATGAACGAATCGTCGATGTCGTCTATACCTTCAGCGTACGGTAAAAATTTATGAGCTTTTCTATTTTTTACTAATACCATTATGACCTTTTTATTATCTGGAAGATATATCGCAGGTATAAAAGCTATGAAACTTATACCTACTTTATACTCGCAGACCGCTATATCTCCTTCATCCCCTATTTGGTATTCGCTAGGATAGGTTATAAAAGATGTACTAATGTATGGTTTAGAATGGCCCGGCTTAGAGTAGCTCATTTTTATTCTTAGTTTTTTATATTTCGCGGTGGGGACGTCGACGGAAAACATAATTGGCCTCAGTGTATATTGTTAGTTGTTTGTAAGCTGTTTCTTCCATTTGTCATTTTCGTACTTATAGGATATCCGTACACCATTACTATAATAAAGAGCGAGGTGAGGCCGGCCACATCTGATCTTATTATAATGGAATTCTTTGATCTCTCGATTCGTCTTACAGACGAATTTAGGAGTGTTTGATTGTGTATTAAAGAATACGTAGTAAGAGTCTAATATTTTTATCTTTATTAAATTAATACCAACGTCACCGTCGTCGATGATACTAACTTTAATAAAAATATTCTTTAATACTAAAATATAAAAACAAATAAACAACGCATTTATTGTGAGCATCATATGCAGTTTCTGGGGCATTGTATTTGATAACAATAAATAACTTTGGGTGAGTACTGCTAAGGTTGAGAAAATATAATAACGATATTCTTTTAACATTTTTAAGTGAACTCCTTTTTGTTTTTATACGTTGTAATTTCTAAAAATACGGTTGACACTTCTACCCAACTTTTGATAGAAGAGTCCCATTTAAAATATACAGTAGTGTTATCCATCAAATATATAACTAAATATTTATAACCGTTATAATAAACTCCGATGTATCTCATAATTTGTTTATGTATGGGAACCTTAGTTGTTATTAGTTCTCCTGTGTTATTTGTTATATAAACATGTGTAACACCTATTGTCCTAATAATTGTCATATTGTCTATTTGTTCACATTCGCCGATTATATACTTAATAGGGTATATAGTTACTTCTACGAACATTTTTCGGTAATAGGAAATACATATCAAAAATAAGACGCCTACTATAGAGAAATAAGTAATAGCAGCATAGATGTTCATTTTAACTCCTTTTATTATTCATTTTCAATGGATAGAACATATTGCCGAATCTACCATTAAATCGCGAGATTTATTAGATTCGTCAGAATAATCATCTTCAATATGTATCCAATTTTTACTTTCAAGATCGAAATAAAATTCTAATTGCTTATTGTTCTGAAAATAAAGAGTTAGATATTTTACATCTTTATTGAGAACTAAAACGTATCGCTCGGGTGCGTTATCTGATGTACAGATAAGTTGAATTTTATTAATACTTGTTGTTCCGATATAATACGTTAGAATTGTCTTAGTAGTTTTTATAACTATTAAGATTCCATCTGCGTCTATCGGATGTGCGCCGATCACATTAAAAAAGATCGGGACTGCATTTCCTATGTCTTCTTTAATTCTTTTTTCTCGTTCTGTCCGCAATCTTTTTGCTACAGGTAGAAGGTAAACAGATAAAGCAAAACAAAATAACAACACCAATACCATCATTGAGCCCAGCCTTTTTGAAAATTAATACCGTAGTTGCTACCAGCATGGATTCTTGAGAATGTAGTAGAGGGTAGACCTTTTCTTTTTCTGACAGCCAAAATACTGACTACGTCGGCATTACACCAATCGGTAGTTAGATCTGTTCTTAAGTATCCTTTTTCTTTTAAATTAAGTACTATTTGTTTAAAAGGAACTTTAGCGACCGCCTGTTCGTATACTAAATCGGAGACTTCATTGCATTGCTCTTGTCTTTGTTTTCTTTTTAGAGCTACCATTTCTTCCATTTTATTATCGCCGAGTTTATATTTTTCTACCCTCTTATATATTTCTTCTATAGTGACATGATACCATACCTCGATATCTAGTGGAGGTTTTATTTCTAGGATATTTAGTACATCGACTAGAACGATAGAGTCTCTACTTTTTGTATATTCTTGTAGTGTGTCGTATATCTCGATTTCATATTTACTTGGCGGTCTGTCTGTGTTTTTATAAAATTCGTATTCTTTTTTAGACTCAAGCTCAAAGCTCAATAATGATTCTAAATTTTCTTCGTCTATCAAACTATTTGGTTTAGTCGGTGTCATTGTTATCTGCTCCCATAAATATCTGAAAATAAAAGTTCTTTATCTGAGTACCCTATGCATATACCTATATTTCTAAGTACGTTGTATACGCCGGATAAATTGTGATAAACGATAGGTCTTGCGTCAACTAAAGGTAGTAATTCTTTAGGCACTGTTTCTGATAGAGGATGGATTGCTATAAAAGAAGGATATCCATTATCTCTGATTGAAGCGCTAAAGTTCTTAAATACGATAGGGCTGGTAGCCTCCAAGTTGTCCATAAACTGCTTAGAAGGTTTGTTAAGAGGGACTATAGTTGATTTTGTAGGTAACATAATTTTATCATATATACCATCGAAAATAACATTCCATGCTTCGGCATATTTATAGGCAGCTGCGCCAGGATTTTTATAATCCTCCGGTAATCTAATACTTGTATTTTTTAAATAGGTTGTTTCTCCTCTATACAGAGAATCGTATACGGCATATTCAAAATTAACAACTTTGTTGATTATATCTTGACCGCTTATTTTCCCTGTTATACCTTTATGTAGGATATCGTTAATTAGAATATCTTTAAACGTATCGGTAGATTCTTTACATATCGAACTACCTCTTAATCCTACACCTTTTAAATCTAATTTAGGTTTAGGTAGTATAAATCCCTCTTTAATAGATTGGAGACCAACATAATGCTTCTTCATATCCAAAATAGTAAGAAGAACTTTATAAAAGAATTCATTCTTCATTATAAGAAGTTTAGCCTTATCCTTTTCCGCACCTAAAGACATAGCTAATTTATACAGCATTGCTGCTGTTATTTTAGTGACCAAATAAATAACAAGCATAGTTATTTCATCATTCTCAGGTATGTCTTCAAATTCATTGTTACTGTACCATCTAACCCAATTGATGGTACTGAAAAAATTAGAATCGGTATCTGCTATAACAACTGTCTTTCTCATCATTTTCTTTTGTACATGTAAATTAGGAGAAACATGACTAGAGTAAATAAAGGTGTCTAACAGCAAACCAATAGCATCTATTTGTTTTTGCCTATGTTTATTTATATCTGCTATTTTACATGCAGTTTCTGGGAAGTTATCAATTAGATCTTTTGTTTTCTTTCCTTCAAATAAAGATGCGTTGCAGACAGTAGCTATAGCTAATATATCCTCATCTATTTCTAATAGATCAGACGGATTGGTTGTGATCTTGTCTGCTGAGTTAATATCCATAAATCTTTTAACCCAAGGTTTAAATATAGCCGAGTTCTTAAAGAAAATATGACTTAAATTATTATAATAATAAATAAAAATTAAAGTATGTTGATTTAATTTATTGCACAACTCAGTTATAGTTTCTTTAACGGGAATAAAATCCGTAGGAAGTATGTACATTTCAATACATTCGAATAAGAAATTTATAACGTCAACCACGGTAGGTGTGTACAATCTATATTTATTTATAGTTTGTTGGATAACTTCATCAGAGGGCTTTATTCTTTGACATAGAACTACGTGGTTGATTACTTGATCGATATCAAAGAAAGCAAAGTTACCACCGAGAAGCTGTTCTATATTCGTAAAAGATGCGGTGACAACAGTTCGAGCAGAAGATGTAATACTATTATAATTACCCGCATCATAAAACAGATTAAATTCTGATAGAGTAGCGCCAGATAACGCATTGTTATTTATCTTAGCGTTAGCTTGGTTATAATTCTCGTTTTCAGCAAGTACTTTCTTTCCTTCTTTTTCGTATACCTTCATTCTGTTTTTAGCCTGGTCTCTTTTATCAACTAAGCTTCTTATAAATTTAGCTATAAGCCCATACATTTTACTTATTCTTTTATAACTACTGCCGCTAGGTGAAACTATATGGAACGCATCATTAGTACGTTTAGTAAAACTATATAGATTTTCATCTACCGTCTTTAACTGCCCACCTTTTCGTTGTACGTTTCTTATTGTTGGGTACTGTATCTTTTCTTTTAAATGACCCCGCATAAAAGATTCGACATCTTTTATATCGTCCTCGGTCATTGTTGAAACAAAAGTAGAAACGTTTGTAAAATACTCTCTTAAAACATCTTCCCTTGAATTCTTTTTATTAGAATTTTGTGAAGTTAAATCTATATTTTTATTCATGATAGAGCTCCATTAGTTATCGATAATTTTAGCTATTCTATAGTAAAAGTTCTTAAAAATATACTTTCGACTGTAATATAAATAAAAACATAAGGGGATCTAATTGTGGGAATAGACGCGAATGAGATTGTAATGGACAAGACGAAACATCTAATAAAAGAAGGTGTTTGTATTAATTTATTGGTAGAATATATCCAGTTTCAACTTAGCCCGGAAACAAGAGAGAATGCCGATAAGTCTGCGATAGAAAAAGCAGTTAAAATGACTTTCGATGCTATGCTTAATAACGGAGATGTATCTATTTCTTCATGGGAAATAGTAAACAAGAAACTTACTTCGGCGACGTATTTGCGTACGAAAGATATTAAATTTAAGAGAGAAAAGAATTACACTTTAGATCTTGTAGAGACTATTAACTCCTTTAATACTTTTGGTGGAAATTCTGTTTCTACCGTTGCAGAATTGAGCACTGAAGATATTAGTAATCTTAATATTGCTTTGGACAACGAATTCTTGAGCGCTATGCTTTTAGTAGAGACTGCTGCAAAGTTAATAGATCGTGCGAATATTAGTCTAGCCGGACACAAAACTCAGATCAAGCAGACTTCAACAGAAGTAATAGGCAAGTATAACAAATTATTCCCTGTGAATTTTATTCGATACGTGGAAAGAAGTATCTAAACTTTAATCGAGGTATTTCAAACAAACAGGACGTTGAATAAAAATGAAAGAATGTGTGCCATGTCACTCAGTAACAAACTATCTAACGCCAGAATTACATTTAGCCTTGACTCAGCTAGAGAAGAAAAGTAGAAAATTAGATGTTATGCTGTACGATTGCATGCGAAAACCTATAACAACAAGAAAGCCGATTAAAAAGATAAGTTTCTTTAATAGAATATGGGCTATCGGAAAAAGATAAATAGACAATTCTAAAAGGATTTATGGTATGTCGGACGAAGAAAGTGTAGATTTATTATCTTTAGATGGATTTATAGATTTAGATAAATTAGAAAGCAATAAGGTGAAAATAGTATCGCCTAAAAAGAATGTTAAAGTTCTAAGGAAAGATGCGATTAAACTTATAAAGACATATACAAGTTCTATGTTTAGTAAACGATCTAAATTTCTATATTACAAAGATAATAAGTGGAATTTTCTGGTAAATTCAAATAAGAAAGATAATAACATTAACGATGGGTTATTAGTATTAAACATAAATAAAACAATCCTGCATTCTGTTACGTTTAAAGAAGAAACTTTTACTAATTTAATGTTTGAATGTTTTCCTGAACTGATTAAAAAGGATCATTTAATAATAATACCTGACTTTAATCATTATATTAATACAGTTGAGAAATTATTTAAAAATAAAAAAACAGAAGCAGAGATCGAATGGAACTATGAAATAGAAAAGAGCATGGTTATATATACACATTCTCTGGACTCTATAATAGATTCTTTATTGGTAGAAAAAGATAGTACAGTTAAAAAAGAAAAGATACAATTAAAATTGAATTGCGCTATTAAAAGCGAGGTTAATTTTCTTCATATCAATTCGGAAAGCTGTCCGGGGTTTACCTATTCAGAAACTCATTTACCATTTATAGAGGGTTTAAATACAGTAGCTATAGCTTATGAAAAGACACAAAAAGACGCTGTGTGTGTAGCTGTAATCGTATTATCAGGGTCAATTCTTTATTATGAATTCTTTTATGAAGATGCTGCCGTTATAGTTAGAAGTGTTCAGCCTTTATATTTCCTATTGATTTGACTGATAGTTGGGGGCATTGCCCCCAACTACATAGATAAATTATTTTTTTAATGTTCTAACCAATCATATGTTAATAATTCTGCACATTCAATTTTTCAGTCTAGGTAGGGGGTATAATGGGTATAAAAATAGAGCCGCTTGAATCTATAATTAAAGATACAATAATAATATCAGCTTTTCCTGGTACAGGAAAGAGTCACTTTTTTGATAGTGCTGATGGGATACCTGATACGGTTTTAGATTCCGATTCTAGTAAATTTGATAAGAAATTTTTTCCTGGGAATTATATTTCCCATATTAAAGAAAAAATCGGAAAGGTTGACTATATTTGCGTCTCAAGTCATAAGCTCGTTAGAGAAGCTTTGGTTAAAGAGAATCTTCCATTTATTCTTTTATATCCGCATATAACTTTAAAAAATGAGTATATCCAAAGGTATAAAGAAAGAGGTAATAATGAAGGCTTCATTAAGCTACTAGATGAGAACTGGGACCTTTGGATTAAAGAATGCGAAAACCAAGAAGGTTGTATTAAAATAGTAATGTCATTCGGAGACCACTTGTCCGATTTCTTTTTATTGCCGGAAAGGTAAGTTCACATGGCTACCAATTTATTTTTTGATACCGAATTCACAGGTCTTCATCAGGGAACTACTTTAATATCCTTAGGTATCGTAGCCGACGATAGTAAAATGTTTTATGCTGAATTTACTGATTATGATAAGACTCAGATTGATCTATGGTTACAAACTAATATTATAAACAAACTAATATTAAAACCTAATTCAATTCGTGTAGCTAAGTCTGGAGATACTTATATCCGTCACGGTAAAGACAAAATAAGAGAATATCTTTTAGAGTGGTTATCAGCGTATGATAAAATAGAAATGTGGTCTGATTGTTATGCGTACGACTGGGTTCTATTTAATAATCTTTTTGGGACTGCTTTTGATATACCTAAGAACATATCTTACATCCCACTAGATCTATCGACGCTGTTTAAAATAAAAGGAGTAGATCCCGACACAAGCAGAGAAGACTTTGTGAAAGATATTTTAAAAGTCGAGCCCTGTAAACACAATGCTTTGTGGGACGCTGTTGTTATTAAAGCGTGTTACAATAAATTAATGTTAATGTAGATTAACGTCAACAATAAAAGGAACAATATAAATGACAATCGATGACAATGTCAAATCGAACGAAGAAAGTTCGACGCCTGTTTCGCAGGAACCTGTGCGAGTAATTGAAGTGCCTACTATACCTACACAGACCCCGTCTATTTCCTCTGATAAAGAGATCCTTGAGCCTAAGAAAATAGGGACTGCTTCGGCTCTTATCGATGAACTTGTACTATTCAATAAATCAAGACCTGAAGTCAATGAAATTGTTGAAGCTTTTATTAATATTCTCGATAAAGGAACCAAAGAAGAAAAAGATCTTCTTACTAAGAATCTTAAAGATGACGATTCTTATGAGTCTAAAATTAGAGAAGTTTATAACCATATGAACCGTATGGAAACTAATGTAAACCTCATAGCAGAAATGCTGACAGATGCTAAAAAACATGGAGGAGTTGCTGCTGCTGAGGGTATGTTTGGTTCGCAAATAAGCATGCCGGAACCTCTCCAAGGATCTATACCAGCAGGACCCAAAAGACTATCAGGTAAACAAGGCAAAGTATCTTTGATTAGAAATATTCACGGGTATGCTAAAACACCTTTATTCAATTCAGGTATTTGGGTGGTTATTAAACCATTCTCAATCGCAGAATTAAATTCATTCTTTGAATCTGTTGATATCGAAGATAAAATCTATGGTCGGTTGTACGGCGGCCATTACTACCTATTCCAAGATTTTAGAATCAAACAGCAGTTCATGGATCTTATTGTTGGTAGTATTATCGACTCATCTTTAAAGAATTGGGAAACGTCGAAAGAGTTTGAGAAGGCTCTAGATATTCAGGATTACGATATACTCATAGGAGCAGTGTGCCAACTCCTATTTAAAGACGGTCTGGAATATAACATTCCTTGTATTCACAAAGATTGTGGCCACGTAGAAACTGTTAAGATAGATCTTAATAAGATCAGATATAATGATTATAAACTTCTGACCGATGATAATATCAAAACTGTTCTTCAAGCAGAAAGCGATTCTATTAATTTAGAAATGATTAAAGCTTATAAAGAAAAGCTGGTCTTCGAAAGAAAGATTGTTTCTGATGGGGTAACCATTCACTGTGAAACCCCTTCTATGTGGAAATATCTTCAGATTGGACATACGCTTGCCGCTAAATTATTCTCAGGTCTTCATGGTGAATCTGTGGAAGCTAAGAATTTTGTACAGAAACTATTGTCTCTTGCTTCTTACTCTTATCTTCCTTGGGTCTTTGAAATAGAAACTGATGTCCAAGGACCTAATTGGTCAATATCTGCAGATAGAGATATTATTCTTCATGCTTTAGATATTTTCGTTATTCAAGAAAAAGATATTATGACTCGAATTGAGGATGAGTTTATCAAGAAAACGAAAGTATCCTTTATGGCATACCCGGGAGTCAAATGTCCTAAGTGCGGCGGAACACCTAACGATATCAAATCAGATATCTATCCGGCGGACATGCAACAACTTTTTTTCTTCCTGTCCTACCGAATACTCTCGTCGGTAGGGAGAAATTAATAGGGTATATACAGAATTACGATAAGGAGGGGAGAGCCTTCTTAGATACTTTGGACGGGCATAATAAAGACTATGCCTTCCAGATTATGAATGACGAATGTTTCAATAGAGATCAATTAGTAAAAGTAACGAATAGTCATAAATACATATCTTTTTATGACGATGCAAATAACAATCCCAGTTACTATTTTGATAAAGTATTTGAAGTTGTTACTGCAACTAATATGTGTGACCAACTTAAATTGTCTCTATTCGATATATTAGATTTAGATTACGCTTCTTTCCAAAGAATAAAAGAGAAGATAATTAAAATCGATATAGAAAAATCAGAGATAATGAAAAATTTATCATCTAATAAATAATAAAAACTAACCCAAGGAAAAATTATAAATGGAATCAAGTTCTTTAGCTCTATCTAATCTTTCAGCTTTTAAAGGTATGACCAATATCGTCGATGAAAAAACATTCAGACAATACTTTGATGATGTTTGTGCTATTATCCTCGATACAATGAAAGATCATTCAGGTCCCGAATCGTCGTTCGTTATTATTGACGATAGGATTTCGTGTCCGGATAGACCTACCTTTTCTAAAGATGGTTCTGATATTATCAATAGCCTCAGACTTACCAATCCTATCTACGATGTTCTTAGAAGACTTATTGCTTATGTGGCAACTAGTTCTGATAATGTAGCAGGTGATGGCACAACTTCGGCTATTATTATCAGCATCGGAACAATGCAGAGTTTAAATAAAGTTATAGCTAAAATTAAAGCAGATGGCAATAGAATAAATTACCACACTCTTAAAAGAACCTATGACATGTTTCTTGCCGAATATATTGAGTATAGTAACTATCACTGTATGTCAGTGGAAAAAGAACTTGCATCGGCCATTGAGTTCCTTACTAACGGAGGAGTTGATGTTACTCCTGAAGTTGTCGCTAAAGTAAGAAGAAACATAGTTTACTATATTGCGTATAGTCAAGCATTTACTTCTTCCCATGGCGATGTTGAATTATCTAAAGCCGTTGCTAAGTTGTATGCAGAATCACCAGAAGAATCCTGGGACTATCTCTTCTTCAGAAAGAATGTTTATGAGAAAGAGAGTAATAGGTTTGTTATTTCATATACGGAAGATCAGTTCACTACTCACGGTAGAATTATGAACCGAAGTATGCTTAATATTAAGGGAGGTAATGAACTCTCTTATAAAGGAGCGACTCTTGTTGCTTTAACTCATCCTATTATGCTTGGACATAGGGTTTTCTATGATGCTTTGATTGATATGATTAAAGAACATGTTATTGAGAACAAACCTCTTGTTATTATCCATTGTGATGCTATGGACGATGAAACAACCAAAGGTATTAATTCTTGTTTCGAGTTCCTTAAAGATGATAATTATCAGAACAATACCGTCGCTATTATTCGACACACACCTTTGGATAGTAGACTAAATGACATGCACGTTCTAAATCTAGTATCAGGTAAAGAACCAACGCATCCTTTGGAAATGTTTCCTGTTATTACCGGTATCGACGGCAAGGGCGTTGACATTGATTTTGATCAGTCTACGATCACGATTAACGGTTTGTACGAAAATCCTGAAAACGATATCGTACACCCTTTCTTTAACAACACAGAATTCCCTCTAATGAAGGACTTCGCTGACGTTATAAACGATTCTATCGAGAAACATCATTTAAGTAGCCCGACTTATACTCGTAGAGATGATGTTATGAATCTGGCCGAACTTTATCACAAACTTAAATATACTAAGAGATTGGTTATTACGGTTGGTGGTATGGTACATAATTCTACTACCGCTGTAGCTGTAGTAAAGGATTCTATCTATGCATCAAGAAGCGCTCTTAAAGATGGTTTTGAATTTGGTGCTGCTGAAACTCTGCTAAGATTTTGTTCCGATAATACAGATAAACATGGAGTTAGCAATGCTGTTAGTATGTCTAATTTTTCCAATGCTTATATCGACGGAATAAAGATTTTAAGACAATCCATTTCTGATAATGAACGTAGCTTTGATTTTGTATTGCAGCACCCCTGGCAAATAGTTTCTAGTATAATTTTGGATAAGAGGGCTGCAAATATAAAAGATATTCTAGGTACTGAAAGTTGGGACTGGAATATTGAAAATGAATTTGAATTAAAGATCCCAATGGTTATGCAACCAAGAACTATTAACGAGTCTTTGGTAAAGAGGTTCGGAGATCTACATTTATATCTTCTAACTTCTTCTAAGATTATATCGGTGGGCGGAGCGATGCCCAAAGAGGAAAAAGATGCTGACGTATCCGGAGATAAGAAAGATTGCTAAACTTTGCCATAATCTGAACTCTTGTTTCTCTGTCACCGTGGGTGAGCCCAAGCAAGATAATTGGGCTGACCTTCCTGGTCATATGAAAAGAATTACAGCCGACGGTGTTAAGAACTATCTAGAGAATCCAGGACTTACGTGTAGAGAAATGCATGAGAAATGGACGAATGATAAGATAGCTAACGGTTGGGTTTATGGGGAGAAGAAAGATGAAGATAAGAAGACTCATCCTAGTTTAGTTCCATACAAAGAACTAAGTGAGAATCAAAAATTTAAAGACTATCTATTTCGTTGTACTGTTCATTTCTTCAAGGATGACGGAATAGAATAGTGAGAGGTAGACATGCAAATAGGTAACGTAGTATTCGATGTAGGTAGTGTTATTAAACTAAGAACCCAAAACATATATGATCAGAATGTTTATTCCGGCGAAGTTTCTGCTATCTGTAAGTATAAGAATGCGGCCAATGAAGCTGACGTTGCATCGTACCATGCTAACGTAGCCAAGACTGTTCCGACTCTAGGGTTGGTTGGCGACATGCTCTTCATTGCTTTAGAAACAGAGACAGAAGGTCGTGTGTACATAGCAGTCGATTGGGTTGATGTTGCAACTATTCAACTTGTGTCGGCAGCTACTACTGTGGATATTAGAATCCATGACATTGAAGTAAATAGTGTTGCTATCGCTCAGATGAGACAAGTACTAACAGATGCTGGTTACAGAAATACTTTGATTTAAAAAATGTAATAGTTATTTATACCATCCGGCACATGCCGGGTGGTATAGGTTTATATTTTATTTCTTAGTAACTTGTTTTTTCAATCTGCGTCTTTCCGGCCTAGACGCTTTTGCATAAACAATTTTAACGCCGTTGAAAACTTGATCGTTTTGGTTATTAATCTTATCAATTTCTTTGTTGATTACGTGCATATTACCTAGAGCATCGATTCCGAATCTAATTTCACCTATAACTTCTTTTACTGCCGAAGTATCGCCCTCTTTTTCTGAGTTTATTTTACCGACTTCTTGTTTGAATTTATTGTCGGCAGCTTTAAAATCGGATATAATTTTATTTGCTTCTTTCTTTGTAGCTTCTATTTTTTTATAGACTTCAGCGCAGTTCTCTATAATAGTTTTCATGTGCGTCATTTCATTCCATCTAGGGTCGTCATCGTCGTCGTCAGGGTCGTCTTTTATAAACGACAATTTTCCATCACTGACCCGATAACCGTAAGCTTTTGTTTCTTCTGTCATTTTGGCGGCTAAGCTCTCATCTGGTCGAATCTTAGCTAATAATTCTTGGATCGTTTGTAATTCTTTTTTTGCATTTGCCGCGGCCCATGCGTGTTTATGTCTCCTTCGTATCTCGTCCTCATCTAAATCATCATCGATGTCCGGATCTTTTTTGATTTCTTCTTCAAATTCATGCAATTCTTTTTCTTTTTTCTTATTGGCTTCCGCCTTATCTTTAGAAGCACCTACACCAAAAAAAGTTAAAACTTTTTTAAGAAGATCTCTAAAGAATTCATAAACTTTAATACATGTATTTTTAACTGTTTCCCAGAGACTTTCAGTAGAAGGCGATCCTTCTAGGTATTCGGCAATTCCTACGTCATTACAATACGCGTACACGTGGATTGTTTTGTCAGAAACTTTATTTTTTCTCATCTCATAGACATTACAAAGGGTTTCGCAACACACTAGAGAATCCTTTAGATATTTCATTTCGAATGTTAAATCTAAATTGTCCATATGAATCCTTTAATTCTCCGATACGGCGTTGCAGGCTCGGTGACCGAGCCTGCAACTTACGTTGATATTTGAATATTAATGAGAAATGACTGAGATGCGCATAACAACCGATACTATTTGCAATATAAGTGCTCCGATTAAAGCTCTATTGGCAGCTGCTTCTTTTTCTGATACAGTTTGCCCTGCGCCTTGCCCTGTATAATTCATTCTACTGATATAATCGTATAATTTCATAACCGAAATGACAGATTTCTTTAAATTGTCACCCAGAGCGCTAATTTGGTATACTAATTCTTTTTGCACTGCGATTATAATTTTCAAAGCTTTCAGCATTACACTAGATACTAATTTATTTTCAACATTATTAGTAATTGTTTTTCCGAGTTTTTGCAAATGATTAAGATCTTCTTTGATGATATTAAGAGATTCTGTTAATTTCCCAGTAAACATCTCGATAACTGAGATATCATCATACATCTTTTTAAATTCATCCATCGTCGGCTTATAATTTTCAACTACTTTATCGTACGATGTAAATTGAATATTTCCGCCACTAGTAAGTTCGATTCCGTTTTTCTTTTTAGATGAAGAATTACTCCTAATAAAAGAAGAAAGGATATCATTTTTTAGGTCGGTAATATTGTTCAATTTAATAAGATCAGACTCTCTCATTTTCTTAAATTTAGTGATATCGTATCTCATCAGAACATTTCTTAGTTCGCTGATACTACTGAATCTGTCTTTAAGATAATTCAACGGGGCAACTTCGGAGTATGATTTATTATAATGTTTTTCGACCTCGTTGTCAAATTTTACTTTAGTGTCTTTAAAATATTGGGTGTTTCTGACGGCGGATATTACATTTTTACTCGCAGAAAGGCGTCCTCTGAATTTGGTAAAGGCAGTAGTTGTATCCGCAACAAAAGAAGTAACTTTATCGATTACTTTTTTGATTCGTGTATAAATCGTTTTAAGGAGGTCTGTTGTTTTATCTACAATACCTTCTACAGAAGTGCAATCTTTAATATAATCAAAGGCTTGACTGTCATTGAGTTCGAGTAACTGCAGAGATATTTTATTTTTAGGAGAAAGGGTTTCGCAGCAGATAATTAAACTATCAGCCATGTTTATAAGTTTTTCTGTTCTTTCATCGTAAAGTTTATAATCTAATGATTCCATTTAGTTAAATCCTTTTCATCGTTTGAAGTTAAGCGGTAGCTACGGCGTACTCGCCCTTGTATTTGGTTTTAGAATAAGTTTTAGTTTCGATAGCAACAGCTTTTTTAATTTTATTAAGCAGGCTGTCTGTAAGTACTAGAAAACTATATATGTTGTCAGACATTTTAACAAGATCTTGTTGGAGGCTGTTTATTATAACAATAACATGTTTAAACGCTTTTAATATTTTTATACAAACATCGGCGGATTCTTTTTGGCCCGAAGCAATTCGTTTTTTCAAATCAGACATTGTTTTTCCGCGTTCGATTATGAATGCTTGAGCTTTTAAATTGACATCCCATTTTACGATCTCTTCGGCCAGTGCGTTCGACGCTGTCATTAGTTTCGGAAAATCATTTATATGCTCTAGTCTACCATTCGGAACATAACCTTCAGCCGTCGGGCATTCGTGGAACGCATCTAATTTTAATGTTTTATTTTCGTATGAAAAACCTATATGTTTCATCTGGATTTCGAATTCAAATTTACTCTCTTCTGTTTTATCCGGATTGGCTATCAAATAATCTATAGGGGATGCACTTAGAGCAAGTATTTGTGTTCGGCTTTCGAACTCAGTGAGAAACTTTACACAGCCATTGGCTCTGTCTTTAACGAATTGGAAGTTAACAAGTTTTTGCCAAGATTCCTCTTTTTCTTTATCTGCTGTCGTTTGAACTGTATGGTTTATGTAAGGCACCTTAATTAATTGATTAGCTTTTTTGGTGATTATTTCCGACAATTCTTTAATCTTTTGTTTCTTTCTCTGTGCAACCACAACGGTTTTAATTACACTTAAAAATTCCATGATAGTTTTGAATAGATTCACAAGGAATTCCCATACCTTACTTATGATACCTTCGGTCGAAATTTCATGAGCAAAGTATTCGGCAATACCTATGTCGTTAATTTTGGCATAAGTGAGTATAGCTTTGTCAGATACTTTGTTCTGTTTCATGTCGTGCATGTTTAATAACGTTTCACAACAAATAACAGTTTTATTAAATTTTTCCATTTTGAGATTATAATCTAAAGAATTCATTGGTTACCCTTTCGTAATTTATTTAATTTTTCTTCTGTTAGTTTCTACAAATGTGGCAACGGTGCCGCATAACATTTCAATTTTAGCGAGATCTTTTAAAGTAAAACTAGAGATATAATCGCATATAAAGATTATTTCCTGGATCGAATTTGCAGCGCCTTTAATTTTGTTTATTTTATTAGTATCTGCTTTATCTATATGTTGAATTTCATCTTCTACTTTTTGTCCGAAGTTTTTACACTTCTCCATGGTAGAGATGATATCTTTATTCAAATTATAAATATTATCACACAAGTCTGTAAATTTAGAGTAGTCGATAATAATTTCTTTAACTTTATCTAATGTATAGATATTTTCTTTCTTGTATGATTCGGTTTCCATGATGGGCTCAAAGGTCATTTTACTAAAATCGCTATCATACTTAATACCGATACTAGCATAAAGATCCTTCTCAGGAAACACCAAATGCAAAGCGTGATCTTTAGCCGTTTCTTTTACTGAATTAGCAGCAGAATAAAAGTCTTCTAGGTTTATATCCCGAACTTTCTTTTCTAGTGCTTGGGCCGCTTTGAATCTTGACATAAATAGTTCATAGGGAATTACCGTTTTAAACATAGATTCTAGCTGGCCTCTGGCGAGAGGGTTGTCAGATTTAATCTCAATATCGCCTTTGATATTTTTGATTCTATCTACGTCATTCTTTACTTTCATTAATTTACTATGTCTATCTGAAATCAAAGAAAGAATAAGTCGAGTGATTCTTTTAATTGTTTCGAATATAAGTTCGAAGATTTTTCGAATTACATTAGCAGTGCCAACAAGGATACTTTCTGTAGATTTACATCCACGAAGAAGCTTAACGTATCCGGGATACATTAGTTCGATCGTATCTAAAGTTCTTTGGTTGGTACCTTCTGACTTACATATGTCATGGATAGTGCATAGGTTATTTACAAGTAGTAACCCGTCTTTTATATCTTCTAATTCGCTTCGTCTGTCTAACGATTCCATATTGGCCTCTTATGTTACTGTATTTATTTTTAACTATTAATCTTTTAATTTTCGTATTAAGTCCAATAGCCATTATTTAATCTTTTATAGAGAAGTGCAAAAACTCACTATTTATATTCGCTATAGAGGAAATTGTACCTTTGTAATCGTTCATTATTACAGGTAGAACTATATCTATATTGCTAACCAATTCTTTAGCGTTTTCTGTAATACTCGTCTTTAAAACAACAATAGTTTTTCATCTTCTATTCTTTTAGTTGTTTATCTATCTCAGATTGAAGTTTTCCGAAAGTAGCGCGTATTTTATTATAATCCATAGCACAAAGTTTACATATTTTCTCAGCTACAAGTAGAAAATTAAAATAAATTTGGGCACGATCTACCATCGCTTGGCTGACCCCGTTAGGATCTGCTTTTCTAATCTTTCGTATTTTATCCTCTACCTCAGCATGGGACTGTTTGATAGGTTCTAAAGACTTAATAAATATTGCCATTGTTTTTTCTAAATTAGAAATTAACAATAGTAATGCCTGATGGTTATTATCATCAGAAGCCGCGCAGGTTATCACACTATCCTCTTTCATAGGAGGGGCACTAAATACAACCTTTTTATCGAATACATCTAAAGTAACACCAAGTCGACCATTAGGGTCGGCCACAGCTATAGCCGCTGCCATAGGTATTCTTAGAGTATCAAGATCTAAGGTATAGTTATCAACATCTATTAAATACTTATTCGATTCCAATGTATGAAATATAGCTGTAATTAGTTCACCGTACAAATTACATCTTAAAGAACCTTCTGTCAAATTCATTACATTTTCTACTCTAACAAGAAGTAGTTTTTCTTTTGGGGCTGTTCTTATTTTATCGTTTAGATCGTTTGCTGATTTTTTTAGGTGCTCACCTTTCCATGCCGAAATAAACCACTTCTTAATAAAATCAATTAACTCGCTAAATTTTTTAATTATGTACTGAAACAGACGAATAAGTCCGTCTCTAATGGCGGACCCAAAACTTTCAATTGCAAGTTCTTGACATCCGGATTGAGATAGACCTTTAAAATCATTCACAGTTAAATTGTCTAAGAGATTTAAGTCGTTCAATACTCGAATATCGATGTCGGTTGATTTAAATCTCTCTAACTCAAAAAATAAAGAGTTTAGGTTTTCTATGCTACTATTTATTCGGTTAATCTCCATTGCGTCCGGGTATATATCGCAGGTCATTAAATTTTCATATGACGCAACTATGTTTTCATATAAGGTACTACTTTGCTCTATTTTATTTTTTACTAGAATAGAATCGATTACTTTAAAGGTATTATGAGAAGACATTATTGTTTCCTTTCTAACATCGAACTAAATTTAGCTGATGCTACATATATATCATTATTTTTTAGTAGTTCTATTTGTTTTAAAAGCTTGCCCATACCAGGAGTCTTATTTGTAAACAGTAGAAACCCTGCTGCTGTGACAAAATATATAGGGTTAATATATGCAATTACAGAAATCAAACTATTAATAATACCAGGAAGCATATGCTTAGTTTTCGCGGCTTTAATATTTCTTTCTATCTCGTCAAGCTGAGATAAATATTTATTTGATATTTCTCTTGGTAATTTGGCATCCTTAAGACATTTAACTGTTTCTGATCTAATGGTAGTTAAACGAGCAACCAACGGTTCGTATGTATATAGACCGGTCATATCTTCTTCGTTCGTGATAGTCGTAACCGTAGCGTCTACAAAAGTACTAAGGTAATATAGATATTTCGATTGTCTAGCACCTTTCGTAAAGAACATTGTCAGCCGACCTGCTTGTTGTAGTTTAGACAAACCTGAAGATAAAGCCCCGCCGTACCCGTGGTGTGCAGCATACGAATCGGCTTCCGTTTCTTTTAAACTCATTTGTCGATTGTTAGATAAGTAATCGTCGTCTTTTTGGTACCTAATACTGGCTATTTCCAACAGACTATTTGTAAACCCTTTTGTAATGACCATCTCGAGAATAGAGTCTAAGATATTATTTCCTACTATAACCAATACACCTATTGTGTAAAGAATATTTCTTAGAACGTCACCAGGTATATCAAGAATAGAACTTTTAACTTCTTTTTCTACTATAGCAATTTTTTGTGCTAATTCTAAGTGTTCTTTTGGAATATACTTATCCTCACCGAACATTTTAATTTGATGATCTATAAATTTCTTTTTCTCTTCAGGCTCTGCGTATTTTAGGAAATAACTATAATGCTCCTTAGCGACTCGTAATGACAGTTTGGTCTGAGAAAATCTTTTACACATACTGATAAAATGACCAAATTCGTGTAGTATAAAAGCAACCACTTCTGCTGCTGTAAAATCCTCTATACCTACAGTAATCTCTTCGGATGAGTTCAAAAATCCAACGAAGTCTATTACTACATCGAATGAGAATCCTGCTAAAACATCTTTATCATCTAAATCAGGGTTATCTAAATATATATCATGAAGCAGAGAATCATTTAACTTAGAAAGCCCATCTGCTGTATTTGTTTTTATAGATGTTTTTTGATACCATCTATCGGTTAATGTTTTTTCTAATCTACTTCCGTACTTGAATCTAGGCAAGAAGTAAGCATCCTGTGAGTTAGGATAATCTTTTATAGCAAATGGAACCTTATAATAATCGGCCATAACCGATGTTAAATTCTTTATAACACCAGGAAGAATATCTCTCATGAGATCAGAACGTTTGTTGCCGTCCGGTTCAGCATCCCTGACGTCGCATAAGGGCTGTATAGCTTTTTCCATTGCAAAGCCAAGTTTAGTATCGGTTGTATTTAATAAGGTTTCTAGTCCTTTAAATGTCATCGGCCATTCCTTTTTTATAGTGGTTCGGTATTAATGAGATCCTATAAGATAGAAACAGAAAAAATAAAACTCGTTAGGTGTAAAGGCCCCCTAAAAGGGGGCCTTACTGGGTTAACTTTCTTTGAGAGTATCGAACTGCTTTTGTATTTCGAAAAGCAGCCGATTCTTTTCTTGCTCTAGCCCTCTCATCGTTTATTTTTTTGATGAGGGCTAGATCGATCTACATAAGGATTATAACAAGTACGAATATATGCATGGTAGTCTCCTTTCTTTTAAAAAATTAAATACAACAGTACAGAGCGGGTGCGAACACCCGCTCTGTACACGGTGGACTATTTGGTTACATAAGTAATCTTAATCGAAGCCTTCAAGTTTTCTCCGGCCTCTTCAATAACTTTGGGATCGGCAAATTTGTCAAGAATAGAGAAATTCTATTATCCAGTCATTAAAGTAATATAGACCTACTTATTTACGATCAGATCGTAGCCTAGAACATATAGAAATGTATTCGTTGGCCAGGGAGTTAACTGTGTTCTCATATATAACAAAAGCTCTATTGACGTTACCAGGAAACTTACCAGAATACATCAATTGTTCCAGCATTAAACATTCTTCTAATAATGTTAGAATGCGACCCTTTAGATCGACCATCTGACTCGATCTCCAGCCAAGTTCGATAGCACTACCGATATTTCTTTTAAACGTACCGTCTTTGACAATACTCCACCGAGTCCCATCGAATTGACATTTGATTCCTTTGGCCAAGAAAGAGTATGGGAATCGAACATCCCAACTGTTCTCAATCCAATGCTGCAGGTTATTAATACCGGCCCAAAGGTTCTCGAAGTCAGATCTCGACAACGCCACGAACTCGTTATCAGGAAAATAAACATTCAACTTATTCAGCACTTGTAAACGTTTTATATTTCGGATGTTACGTTTGATTGAATGAAATACAAACAGAGCGTTTACTATTTTGCTGAGTAACGATTTGAAAAATTGTTTTGTAGTCATGTGTAGTCTCCTTTGGTGGGTTATAATAAAAGAAATATATTAATATTAGTCTACAGGAGTAATGCATACCTAAAAAACGATGAGAGCATAAAATATTAAAATACAAACAAACTACACCAGCCCGAGAGGGCTGGTGTAGTTTTTATATAACTTGTATTACCTGGTATTCTAAGTAACTATTTTTTCTCTTCTTCTTTTTTCTCGCCTTTAATCTTGATCTTTGAACATACAGTGATAAAATCACCGCAGATACTATTTACGAATCCGCCGTAAATAGAAAGGCCTTTAACAACATGTTTCATGTTGGCCTGCTGTTGTTTAAGCTGCTCTTTTTTAGCTGCGTTGTCGCCTTCTTTACCTTCAATAAGAAAATCGCAAGTTTTAATTGCATTGTTTGAAAGTTTTTCAATAGCGGCAACTTCAGCTTTAAGGGTCAGAACTTCTGCTAGTTTCGCATTTACTTTTTCAGCCATAGCTTTGCACTCAGCGGGAGACCATCCGAGTTTACTTAGTTCTTCTTTTTTCTTCTCAATAACATTGCCGCTTAGTTTTTTCCAGCTTTCACCATCAAAACCATAAGGAAGACCAGGAACAGAAAAAGGTTTTACTTCGCCATCTACAAGAGATCCGGCTGTTTTGATCCAAGCTTTGAGTGATGATGCGGCAGTACATGCTTTGTCATAATTAGCTTTAGAAAGAACATTAACTTCCGCCTTATTAAAAGACTCAAGATCGGCTTTATCTACTTTAGATAGAACACCAACGTTAAGTTTCTGAAGAGCAGCCATGTTTGATTTTGTTCTGTCGAATAGAGCAGCAAAGAATTTCTTTACAGCAATAATAAGGTTCTGAAAGAACTTCTTTACCGCTTCAAAAGCTTTTCCTAGCGTTTCTTTCATGTTTCCCAAAGCTTCAGTGGAAAGCTGTTCTCTAGTTGCTGTGGTAACATCTTTAAGAGAAATACCCGCGATAGATTCGAAACCAACTTCGTATGCGAGGATAGAACATACAGAAGGCTGAAGGCCGTTCTTTTTAATAACAGCCATGTAATTGCCCATGCTGATAGTACTATCGATCAGAGAACCGAGACGATCTGTCATGTCAAGAAGATTGTCAGTGGCGTTATCAAAGTTTTCTTTTTTCTCAATCAGCTCAACAAAAGTATTTGTCATCTTTACGCTCATCAGGCCAGTGCCTTGTTTCTTTGTAGCCAGTTCGCTATTAAGTGTTGCAAAAATACTCATTTATATTTCCTCCATGGAATGATACAATTTAAGATCGTTTTGATTTCACGCTAATACATATAGTTGCTACCAAACAACTATTTTTCCTATATTATCTATACTAACAATTGTAATCGCTATCAGGAACAGAAGGGTAGCATTCACCGTATGAATCTTCCATCCCTGTTCTTTGAAAAAATCTAATTGCAAGTAATAAGTCTTTTCCTTCACTGTCGATGTTATTAATCTTATTAAGATTATAGTTTATCTTAGTGTCGTACATAATAGCTGTTTCTTTGGATATATTCGGTAAGTTATTGATATTAATATCTTTAGAATAGTAAATCGAATTAAATTTGACATATTCAGAAATAGATTCAGTATCGATAGACTTTCCCGAAGGTTTACGACCAAAGAAATCGTACTGATAGAAATATAAATTATCGCTAACATTCATATAACTATAAAGCATGAACAAGTATAAATTAATGATACATTTTTTATGGGTATCATAACTTATCAACTTAAGTCTCTTGTATCGATCTAATTCATCGAATACAAACTGACATTCTTCTATCTCATCTTTATGAATTTTAATAAATGAATTATCGTAATTTGTATCAACGTTGATATTTGCTAATTCTTTTTCTGAGTAGAATAATTCATTTTTGGATATGCTGTACATAGCAGTTATCTTGTTCTGAATCTGTTCAAAATCAGATATATGGGGAGTTATATTCCTCTTACTTTTACATAGAGAAATAATCTCTTTATAAACATTAAATATACTTTTATGAATACTTAACTGCCTTGATCCTCTACATATTTTCATAAAGAATTTAGTAACTATTGAGTCCAAGAGATTGTTATAACTATTTTGATAGTAATCTATAATCTCTCGTTCATAAACTCTAATCATAGCTTCTATATCGTTTTGATCGTTGTAGTTATCAGCATAACCGTTTTTAACTACGCAGGTATTGATAAAAAATATTTCAGCTAAACTATTAGAAATAGAGATCTTCTCGTACGACAATGCTTTCATATTCTCTAAAATATGGATAGCAACTATGCCGGTACTATCGTAGAAACTTACAAATTCTTTTTTCTCTATGGCATCTTTAATAATTTCGAAAGAAGGCCTATTAGAACTAGAAACGTTCGGTCCTGGTAATTGCACGCTAACCTCCTTTCGTTTAAAGTTCTGTAAAGTATTTCTTAAGCTTAGCGTCGTATTCTGTAATAATGTTGTCATACTTAAGAACAACATCGGACAGTTTAGCATACTCCGGACTACTAGGATCTACGTTATCCAACTGAAGTCTCAGAAGAGCAACCCTAGTTTCCATCCACTCTTTCTCTTTCAAATTTCGAGTATTCCACCAATGAACAATATCATGGTAAGTCCTACCTAGCATAAGAAAAATATTAGGAATCGTTAGATGGAAAGGGAATGTAATCGTTAGATTACTCTGAAGAAGTTTGGCTAGATCCCCATTGTCCGATTTTGTATCGGTATTAATAATAAATAGATCTTTACCCATCTTCTGTAATTCGTCGATAGAAGATACCGTATCTTTAAAAATATTGTAGTTAACAATATTATTAACTAGAACTGCCATATTGTCGTTTAGGTGTTCTAGATAAAGTATCCTATATTTGGGAGTAATGATTTTACTCGGACTGATGTCAGACATTATACCGCAGAACATAAATACAGTGAAATTACAGATATGCCTTACCGCATACACGAAGTTCAATACGCCGGCATGAGATATCTTCATGTTATGTTCATTAATTTCAGTAACACCGATATATTTATCAAGGTTATCTACTAGATCGGATAGAATACTAATACTCTGAGTAACAGCAAAAGTAAGAGACGACATCATTAACACATCTTCTGTTCTTTTTGCTTTAGTTGATAGTTTAGCATAGAAGTTTAGATAAGCCTGTGCATATCCTTTACTTCTATCTTTCATTACTTCATTGTAATATTTTTCAAGTTTGAAAGTCTGAACATCGTCGGAAGATAAAATAGAACTAATAGTCCTAGCTCGTGTAAGAATATCACGCATCTCTTTTAGAAGATCCTGTTTCTTAACAGAGGCGTCTTTTTGTTTCTCGAACATATTTTTAATTGTTCCGTACAGGTCCTGAATTGTATCGCCCATTGCTAGTTCCCTCTGTTTTAGTATCTAATATTTTGATTGCCACCGAAAGCAGTAATAATATCCTTAAGATCGTAAGAATCTGATTTTTGTCCGATGCGATTTAGAGTATCGAATGTACATGTAGCATACATTTTCATACCATTGTAATATACCTTAACGGTATTGAACATATCATCAACAACAACCAGAATCATAACTAGAGATTTATTAAAGAATTCTTGTCTGGTATTATAATCGTCCAAATTAGACCCCGAATCGGACGCATTTCTTTGAATAGTTTTATGGTCTGCAATGATTATAGTAGAAGCTATATTCATATTCTTATTTTCTACTTTCTTCAATCTCTGAACATATGACTGAAATTCTTTCATATGATTTTCTCTAAGAACATCACCAATCTTATTCTTAGGGTCAGCTTTCAAAGTTTTATTGTATTTTTCAATTAGATCGAAACAGAAAATAAAATCTTTGAAGAAACTGATTTCACCTGCCGTTACTTTCTTCCATCTAATAAAGAATCCGGATTGATTGTGGGTATCTAGAAGTATACCCATAATTTGTGTATTAACAAAATAAGGTAGAAGGTACACGCCTAGTTTTACTTTAATCGATTTACCTTCTTTGTCTATAGATAGATCTACTTCAATAACTCTAGAGGATAGTAATCTTGTACTTTTGGTTTCTAGATCAATAACAGTCTGGCTTGCCTCCAAACCCATTATTGTTTTATCTTCGATAGCTTTTAATGTTTCTGGATGTAGTTTTTCTTTAGGAATACCGTCGAATGAAATCAAGTCTACCGAATTTACAAAGGACTCGGTTGAAATTCTAGAAATAACATCTTTAACTGTTCTACCGTCAGATACATAGTTTCCAAGTTGAACGGCCGTAAGAACATAACCTACAACTTGCTGATTAAGGAATGACATAACGGCTGGCATGATAGAAGAGTTAGCTAGACTCTCTTCTATAATTACTCTATGATTCAACATAGCCGGCTGAGCCATTTGAGTAACGCTATGTTCTACTGTTCCGATTGGAATAGCGTCAATAAGAGTCTTTACGACGTTGGAAACACCTGTATAAATTTCACCGACTATACTCATGGAAAACTCCTTCTGAACATGCATTGGGTAGCGATAAATAAATAACCAAATTGTTTTTTATTCATCAAGATAGTATGATCAAACCTTAGCTAGATCCTTAGGATCTAATATAAGGTCATTAAATTTTGTTAACTTACATAATAAATTACAAAGAGGGATAAGATTCCTCTAGTATATAACCATTCTGAACTATATGATAGTATTCGTATACGACATACAAGTGTGTTAAAAAAGGTAACAACATGGCGAATCAACAGACACAAGATAGACTGGCTAAATTAGAAGCCGATATAAAAGCCGCAGAACAAAGATGCGCGGAATTGGCGAAAAGAAAGAATTCTGATAACGAGGATGATTGGCCCGACGCTAAAACTGACCGCGCTGCGACAATGGAATTGATGCACGCCAAAAGCGTTAGAGAAATGTTTAAAGAGTCTGAATATGAAGATAGTACCTCTGCTTCAACTTCTGTCGACGATTTAGAACGTATAGAAGATGGGATGGATGCGATAGCAGAAAGAAGAGAAGAATTCAGGGAACCTGTTTATAATAGAGGAGACGAGGGGGCTTCTGCTGTTCTTGATAGTTTAGATCGCCAATCTGAAATTATAAATGAAAATGCAAATAAATTAACCGACATCGATAATCAAAAAAATGAGATTTATTCGAATACTACCGCACGTAGTGATTTTACACACAATGCAACAGCAATAAACGATCTCGAACAAGAAGAAGCCGGCATAGCTAGAGTAGTAGAAGAGCAACGCAACATAGCCGATGTTGAGTACAGTACCGTATCCGCATTACAAGATCAGAAAGAGAGTTTACTTCGAGATTTATCATCCGGTGACGAGTTATCTAATGAACAATTCAACCAAATAGATAAATTAGATAGACAGCAAGAACATGTCACTCTTATTGCCGATGCTCAGATGGAAATAGCCCAGCGTAAACAAGATGCCATCGATATTGCAAATTCTTCTCCTGACAACAACTACGACGAAGCTGCCTGGGCCACGGTCGACAATTTAGAACGCAGAGAAAGAGAATTAAAAGCTGAAGCCGAAAGAGCTCAAGACGATGCGCTCGGTATCACTGCCGCTGAAGAATCCCTTGGGCTTTCCAAACCTAAACCATACTCAGAATTTGACTCCGACACAATAGAAGCAGAGGCCAATGCACAGACGGCAAGCGATGCTGCTTTTACTAAAGCTTTTTCGTCTTCTTTACGTGTCAGTGATTCTGATAACTTAACACCCCCCTCTAATATACAAATACCTACGTACCAATTAAAAGAAATAAAAGAAGTAGTTGCTACGCAATTTAAACATTGGGAAGTAGAAACACTAGCTGCTAAAACAAGTTCTAGTTTGGTGCCTCTTAGTGCAGGGATAGACGCAGCTGCGTCAATGTCGGCCGAAATGTCTATGGGTTTTGGTGACATCATACCCGCAAGTACGGCGAAAGACAAACGCGTTAATGATTTAACAGAACGCGACGGAAAGAACAGCAATCTCAAAAATTTAAAGACTGATATCAGAGGGAAATTAAAAACATGGACTGACAGTATACATGCATCAAGCGGAAGAGGAAGTAGAGTAAACCCGCTCAATAGTTTTCTATACAATCTAGATAGAAATCAGTTGAATACGATGCTACCTAATCATGAATGCGCCGACATCACTCTTATGACCAGACCTTGTTTGCCTATGCAAGATTCCTCTCTTCGTCAGGATGACTTTTTAAGCTTGTTCGATACATACGACTGTAACTCTATTGCATTTATTATTCGATGTTACATGGACACATTTTTTAGTAAATACGCTGCGACCCAGAAAGCCACCGACGCTATTGCGGCATGCCCATCATTTAATCGATATTCCCCATGGTTAATTCCTGTCTGTAACGGTATAACTAGTATAAGCGGGTTTCCCGATCCTTATCTAGAAACAGAAACAACAGAAGGTGGTTTTCATCAAGAAGATCAGACGTATGCCAAAGGCGGTCTAGGCTTGTTTAGATCGGTCGATTTAAACTTGACATTTAAAGACCCGCAAGGCGGGCCGTTGATGTTGTTGTTTCAATTATGGGTTACTTGTATACAAATGTTGAGAAGCGGTCAAATTATGGCGTATAAAGAATTTGTAGATGCTCAAATGCTTCCTTATACTGTAAGTATATATAGGTTTAACTTAGATCCTTCTAAAACATTTATTACAAACTTCTGTAAAGTTACAGGTTGTTTCCCAAAATCAGTTCCTATTGGTGCTATTATGAATACATCTGAAAATGAAAGATTTATATCTTCATCGGGAAGGTATTCTATACCATTTGTAGGTAATGTAGTAGAGTACAATAGACCTTCTATCATATACGATTTTAATAAATTAGCCCATCGGTATTGTCCCGGTATAGGCGGGTGTGAAAATATACCCAATTTAACAAGGCATAACATGTCGGGATTACCGTATATCGTAGACTCTCCCAATGGTTTAATGTACGTGCATAAAAAGATACCTGGGGTCGACATCTGGGACGATCGGGTTGCCGCGATCAAAGCGACCAAGGCCGCGTCGGCGAAACCGGCTGCCGCTCCCGCTGTTCTTAAGAAATAAATAACACTCATAGGGATTTAGTTCCCGAGATAGATAACACTGGAGGATTTAATGTCCACTTCAAACATGATGGATATGTTCTTAGATCCATGTACAATAAAAGCGAATGCTCTTGATGATCTGGCAGCAAGGATCACTGGAGGCGTCCCTATAGTAGATGCAAATAATGTTCCTATGTTTCTAATGGAAAAGTTTGCTGCTACTATAGCCGACAGTATGTTAGCCTGTAAACAAAACATAGATGTTTTATATAAACTAAGAGCTACGACGCCTGAAGATTTATACAAACATATGTCAAGTTATGATTTTATTGGAGTGTATTCAACACCGGCAGCTTTTACGATAACAATGCTGATGGAGAAACAATATCTAGTACATAACGCAAAGAGTCTCGATGATAATTATCAACAAATAATTATACCTGAAAATACATCTTTTACTTTAGGTAGTTATCAGTTTGGTATTTATTACCCTATCATAATAAAGATAAACAAAAGTACTAGTGCTATTATTGCTTATTATGATACCTCGTCTCCTAACCCCCTTCAGACCATAGATGAAAACTCTTTTAATATGAGAGAAGTCAAAATCTCAGGTCTAACCTTTTTACAGATAGATATACCCGTGTATCAATTTGTAAAAGCTATAACAACAGAAGCAGTTACCCCGGATGCAGGGTTTGTTAAAGTTTATAACTATATCGATGAGTTTTATGCTCTTAGAGTATTCAATTACAATAGTACCACTGCTAAATGGGATTCTCTAAATGTAACTTTGTCAGAAACAATTTATGACATAGATACACCGACAGTGCAATTCGTTGTAGACCCTAATACTTCTCAGTTACAAATTAGTATACCTCCTATATATTTTACCAACGGTCTTTTAAAGACAAAGATGAAGATTGAAATATATACGACCAAGGGCGAACTAAACGTAGAAGTATCAGCAATCAATGCGAGTGAGTTAACGGTTGATTTTAAAATCACCACCGCCGATCCTTATTCGTCGATTTTGGATAGGATGGAGTCTTTGATTCTAGCACCTACGGATAAAGTAATTATAGGAGGGACTAACGGTCTCGATTCTACAGAGTTAAGAACTAAGGTTATTAATAACTCTTTCTATAAACAAGTTCTTACTTCTCCATCGGAAATAGAAGCTTACTTTAATGATTTTGGTTTTACGTCGTCAAGGTTGGAATGTAATATAACCGATCTTATATTCTTATGTCATAAACAGCTTACTAATTCATTTGGTAATGTAATAGCAGCAGGTTTCGTATCTACTTTTATTAATAATGATATTGTAACTGCTAGTGCATTAACGATAAAAGAAAATATAGATGGTAGTATTACTATAATGCCTAATGCTATATTTAAGTACGATTCGATTAATGACGTATGTACTCCGTTAACCGACGTTGAATATATCGCCTTAAATGCTAAGAATAGTTTTAATAAAATAAATGATTATAACAGTAACATTTATACTAAACAACCTTACCATGTTCGATTAGAAAGAAGTAACAGATACCCTATCTCGTATACGTATGATTTAAATCAACCGACAGCTACAAGTTTAATGTCTTTAGGTGAAAACTTAGACGCTGATGTTCAAGTTACCATAGACGCTGTAGCTATTACCCATGACGGTTTAAACGGTTACGATATTAGATTGATGGTTAACTTTATAGGTACTTTTACTCCCGATGATGTTACCGTATATTTCTATACTCAAGATGTAAAAGGAATTAAGGTCGGCGCAGTAGCAACTTTTGATGCCGATTATGACGGTAAACATATTTACAATGTACATGTAGACACTAATTATTCTCTGTTCAAAGATAATACAATTTATTTAACGAATCTGGTGACCGACGGGAACCAACAAGGATGTGAAATTCCGTTGTCGTTCACAGGAACATTTGTCACATTAATTGACTCAACAGTATTAGGTTCGAATGCTCTGAATCCTAATATTGGGTACCAAGTTCCCATTTCTTTAAAGACAACTTATACCGCACTATCGGAACAGAGTGCAACTTTAACTCTCGGTGTATATATGAACTGTTTATATAACAATGTAGATGTTTCTTATAAGTCCGCCGAATATGCAAAATATGAAGAGGATGTTTATTTGAGAGCTGATAGGAACATATACGGGCCTGATCCTATTTATAATCCTCTCACTAATTTAATAGAATATGTTAAGTTATATTCTGTTGGAGAATATATTAAGAACGATCCAGAAGCATCAGAAGTAGATAATGTCGTAACATCCGGTATTGCCACCTCTGCCACCGGATTGTCTTTAAAAGACTTATCTAAAACTTTTACTAGCGGTCAGTATGTGAATTATCAAATTCACATTACAGGAGGAACTGGGCAAGGTCAGTGGCGTCCTATCTTTAGTAATACAACAAATGAAATTGGTATAAATAGACCATGGAATATAATTCCTGACGAAACGTCTACTTACGATATTGTTGATTATATTGTAAGGTATTACGCCGATAATATTGTTCTTGTTAACGGAGAGCCTATAGTAACCAACGCTAGAGATTTAGATTATCATATTCATATGTTGCACATAGATGCTAAATTAGATTTGGTCACTAATATTAACTATACTAATATAATGACTTATAGCCGTCAGGTTCTTCTTTCTTATATGAAGGTAGTAGTAGAAGCAGGTAAACAGGTAATAGAAAATACTAAATTATTTTTTAGACCCATTAGAACGATAGGGACAACTAAATCATACATAGGTAATAATATTCTTTATACCCATAACCTAGAACTAACAATGAAGTTTAAACTGTATGTTTATGATTACGTATTAAAGGATGTTTCTATACAGAACAATATATATAACAACATTCTAAATATTATAGATAAGTATACAAGCACTTCTTCTGACAAAATCGTCGGCATGGACGTAATAGTAAGTAAGATAAAAGAGAGTCTTAATAATTATATTATTAACATAGATTCTTTAGGGTTTTTTGATGACGCCTCCTTACAGACATTAAAAACTACGTCGACCGATACTAAACCCCATTTAAGGCAATATTTAGTATTGGATGAAGATGGAACAATTAGTGTGGCAAGAGGGTTAACTTTGGAATACGCTACTATTTAGTAGCATAAAAGAGAAGGACAAAAAATGGCAGATCAATCTCAAACAGAAGTTGTTAATACAGTGAATAATTACATACCTGTATTTACGATACTAACAAGTGCAGTAACTACGGTATTAAATGAAAGAGGCATGAGCCTGGACAAAGAAGTTCTTGACACAATTATTGTGAATAAACTTATTCTAAAAGCACAAGAATTGAGAAAGGAATAAATCATGAATGAATTTGATGTTCTACACAAAATCCTAGCCAATATGATAACCTCTGATAAGAAGATCCCTAAGCTAACACTTAATCCAACTTCTTCTCTCGCTATGGCTATCGGCAAACTTACTTCTATAACAATCCCGGCAGATCTCGATAACAATAAAGCCACAGTAATGGCTATAGATAATTTCTATTATAAACTTAGAGATCCTCTTTATAGAAGAGATGCTATGGTCCTTAAAGAAATTGCAGATGCTTACTCTACTCAGATCTGTAATGCGCTGAATATGCTTGACCATATCAAAGAAACCGTTTCTTCAATGAACAGTAATATCGAAGCAGCGGTAGCATCTTCTTCTGCTAATTCGTCTGTTCTTATGGAATACAACATGGCTTCAGCGTCCGATTATAAAAATGATTTTCAGATGGTCGGATGGGAAGATGTGGAACGTGTCGGTACTAAAGGTTACGTATTAGAGCAACTTAAAAAGTATTGTACTTATCTTTCTACAATGAAAGATGTTTCTTTTAACCTAAGTACATTCAATGTTGTTTATAATAATACTCTCGAATATATGAGATCTAATATTTATAATTCAAGAGATATTATTAATAACGTAGAACCTAACGACACAAGAATAAATCATATAGTATCATTTTTAGCAGAGAAGCTTAACCTTCCTATCCAAACATTGAATTATTATGTATTTGCTCTATTTACGAAAGACGGACTAAGCAAAGCTAAAGATATCTCTCTTATGAGAACCGATAGAAAAGATATTGAAGCTGTGCTCGGTACAATTAAAGACTGCCGGATTTTTACTGATATTATTAATCTATTCAATAATACTTCCGATATCCAAGAGACATTGAATCTTTCCCATGACCAAGCTATCGATCTAAATGTGAATACAAATCTTATATCAACATTGATGTATATGAATTATTTCTACGTTAATGTTATGAGAGAAAATGTATTTAGAGATAAATTGATTCTTAGTCCTACTCTTATAAATCCAGATGCGTATACTGATATTTCAAACAAAGGTTATACGTATCAGGACATCTCTATGTATATCCATGGTAGAAAAATTGACAACGTACCTGAGACAGGTATCTATACCCAAGCAGTTACTGCTGCTGTAGAAAATGTAAAGAGTGAGCTACAGAATCAGAGAGCTTCTTTGGGTAGACTGGCTTCTGTAGAACTAGGTTCTATTAAAAGAAATGCCATGCTTCGTACTATGAATAATAAAATCGAGAATGATAATAATATTCGTACTATTGAAAATCTCGATATATATGCAAAGTCAATAGTTGATGATTGTGTTTCTATGGACGGCGATGTTATTAGTACTTTGTATAAGTTTATCATTAACGGATATTACAAAAATACGTTTATTGAAACTTTGTACAATAAATCAAACACAGCTTATATGAGTGTTTTGAGTAACGCAGGTACGGCAACTACGAACGACAAAACGACAGCAGAAGTAGCTCTCATAGCAGATATACTTGCAGATCACTTTGTGTCTACTCTTTTGAAGTAGACACAGAGAACTTTATTTAATTAGTTTTTTGATTGAATAAAACTTCGTGTCCACGCTTCTTAAGTAAAAAAAAATAAATGTGTTAATTAGGAGACCGCCGTAAGGCGGTCTCCTAAGTTTTTACAATTTCAAATATCCGTGACGTATGGCCATTTCAAGCATTTGAGGGAGGGCTTCCACGGGAACTTCTCCACCTCTACACGCTTTTCCGTTTTTATCAAACCACGCATACTTAACAGACAGATGAGTATCTGTACCGTCGTCCCAGGATGCCGCGCCTAAGCGAATTTCGCACGCGTTGTCAGTTCTAGCTGCTTCCGAACAATCTACTCTCATTTTGATTTCCTTCTTTTGTAGTGTTTCGTTACGACTAAATCGTCGTATCACTATACTTACAAGACCCTACGTCTTGTTGGTACCGTTTCGGATTAAATCGCTTTAACAACATCCGTTAACGTTGGATAAACCTTCGCAAACTCGGAGATGGAGACTTCTTCCCCGTCAATTTTAGCACTGGTCATTCCTTTGCCGGTTTCGAAGCTTACTTCGATCTTCTGGTTCGGGGTAGGGAGAGTCTCTTCTTTCTTCTGTGTCAAGCTCTCGTAAAATTTTACAGGATCAACATCGACCCCGTTGACTTTGAATTCTGTACATTTATTACCGGACCACGAACCTTTGATACTATGTCCACCCATAGCTATCAATCTATCTGTGTCCTCGAAGGCACTGTCAGTTCCCCTGCTAAGCACTTTCATTGAACTATTTAACACTTTCATTGAATTACTCAGCACTTTCATGCCCGCATCGAGCGCCTTCATTCCGGCGTTAACGCTGTGTGAAAAGACACTGTCGTCGTCTTTTTTATTTATTCTTACAACAGCATCTTTTCCCGATTCTTGTTCGGTGTGTATACTAAACCCAGGAACTATTATTGTTGTGTTTCCTTCTCTCTTCAGCCCTCTTTTGATTTCTTCCAGAATTACTTCTTTCATGTTTACATCTCCTTATTAATTAAAATGTTCCTATTGTTGTGTTTGGATCGTTTAATAAAGATCCTAAGCCATTAAGCAAACTTTCTTTTATTTTCCTCCTTTCTTTTTTATCGGTTATATTCTTTGTATATTTTATTGTAACCCGGTTATTCCCGGTATCAGCCAGCATCTCACCCAACACACTATCGAATTTATCAATCAACACCATGTCGTTCGTATAAACAGTTCTAATGACACCTAACATCTTGTCGATAAAATCTATACTCCATTTAAATTCTACAGAGCTAACTTTCTTGTCTTTTCTCGCGCTAGGTGTAAAGTGGGTTTCTAACACAGATCCGATGTCGTCTAAACTTAACAGAATAGTTAAATGAACAACACCATCTTTAATGCTGTCACATATGACTGAACTCTTATCTTTGTCACTCTTCTTACATTTTATTTTAGAAGTAAACGTTTGACCAGGGAGAAATTCTTGAATCACAATATTATTAGACGGATTAACTACGACAATAGAAAAAGATATCGAATCCTCGTGCATATCCATCCAATTCTGAAGAATAATATTTATACGAGGATCGTCTTTATAGGAGTCGTTTAATTTGATATGTTTATTTACAAACGATTCTGAACGATAGTAGATAAGAAAATCTAATTCCTCAGCATGTATTAGTTTTTCAAGATGGAATGGGTGATCTATATTTTCATGATACGGTCCTTCAACTAATGCACAGCCATACTTACTCAGCTTTATTCGTTTGTAATCTGGGAGCCATACTAGTGGTATTTCCGTTAATACCTTTTCTATTATTTTAGAAGATATTGTAAACGTTATTACGTCCGTTTCCATAGTGTGACCTATAAAATTAACAAGATCGTTAACTATGAATTGATAATCAAGCTCGAATCCTTTTTTATCTACTAGCGTATACCTCACATTATTCAAGTATTCTTGAATTACTACTGAGTTGAAATATAGGATTTTGTCTACAGGGTTTTCAAAGATAGTATTTCTAATTCCTCTGTGTTCTATGTTAGCAGGTACCGGAAAAACACTACCGTACGGTGCTCGATGCAAATGAAAGTCCATAAAATCTGAAATATCAAACGGTAAAAGAAAATCTAAAGCATCTGCAATCTCATAAATATCAAAAGAGAATATAGATACTTTATCGGTACCCTTCCCACCCCAGTCTGCTGTTAGTAAAATTGAGTTATATTTATCATTCAAGGGATATACCGTGAAGTTAAATATAGAATTCTTTAATACTAATTCTTTAACATCTTCTCCTTTGTTACTTTTCATAGTGACAGGATCTACGTGGTTTATAAACAACTCACGACAATCTTTCTTGGGGGTAATTTCATAGACCATAAGGTAATCGGCAACAGTGGCGTCTACATCTTTAGGTAATACGGCAGGGTTATTACATAGAAAAATAGTATGATCGCCTACAGTAATAGTTTCTGCTAAAGAAATAGAATCAAGAATAACGCGTTTTTCATATTGACTAATTAAATTCCCCATACAAATACAATCGTTCACAAAAGACATGTACTCGGTTTCTTTTAAAAGAAGACCTATTACTCGATTGTTTTGATGACAATTACATTTTAAACCTTTCATAAAGTTTATACCAACATGACCATCGAGAATAAATTGGCCTTCATCCAGGAATGCTGGTAACACGTTCAATAGGAAGCCCCTATGTACCTTATTAAAATCGAAATGCTTTTCAATATCAACTGTACCCATCGTAGGCAGCGCACATGTTACATCGATTTTATCTCCTAATGCTTTTCTGTATAAACCCGTCAGGAATAAAGATACCCCTTCATCTGAAATACGAGAGAAGTTATAACCGCGTTTTCGTAATTCGTCCAAGTTACCATACTGGGGATGTTCACCTACAGTAAGAAAATTTATATTTGGAGTTATTCCGCCTCTTTGCGCGTTATGATGTATGGTATCTAATATCAAATACATATTACGCTCGAACGTAGAAGTGTAGAAATCTTGAACATCGAGCTCTTCGGATTTACATGCGTTGAGAATGTGACACAGTAAATTTGATTTCAAATTTTTATCTATGGCTACTATTAAATGATCAGATGTTGGCATCTTCACTCCTTATTAGCACGATTGTAAATGTTTTAAGAGACCAATAATAGAATCGTTATTAAATCGATATAAAATTAAATCATCACCGACACTATCAGAATACGAATCGAAATCACATACGTTGTTTATTACGTGTAGCGCGCCATTGAGAAAAAGCCCCCTCTTTTTGTACATAGTCTGAATGCTGTTTCTGTACTTTTGAACGACATCAGAAGTATCGGTTTCGCATAGAGTGGGTTTAATTTTCAATAGCGCTTCGATTGTTACAAATTCTTCTATTAAATTTTTATCCGAAACAGTAAACGACCCAACTTTGCTGTGACCAGAACCTTTAAATGGTTTAATGAAATCGAGAACGTCAGCATCTTCTCTATTTCTGTAAACAGTAAAAGTCAATGAGATAAAAGAAGATATCGCAGCAAGTATCTCTTTGGAGGTTGGATACTCGGAGAGATGGAATCTGAGTTTTTCGAAAGCTCTTCTTTGATCGAGATCAGAAGATGCTTCATAGGCGATAAGGAAATCAACATCTAGATCTTTACATTGAAAAAATCCAGAGTCGGCATCTCTCTTATTTGCTATTCTACATCTATTACCGAGAACTTCCGGCTCTATTGTTTTTATGTGGCGATATAAACTATTGTCTCTTTTCTTTTTATAGTTATAGATTTCCGTACCCTCTGACAGTAACACTTGTAGAAATTCTCCCGGGATCTCCATCAATCGATCCCAAAAGTAATTCCTCCCGTTACTATTGATCCATGTATTGTAGCAACTCGCTGTCAAATTAAAGTAAATAAGATGTTTAATCCTATCGTTACCTTCATCCCACAATTCGTTCCTAACATGAAAATCGGCGATAAAAGACACCCATTTACTTATATTGGGCTGGTCTACGTTTACATGAATGAAGTTTGGATGTTTCTTTATTTGATCGAAGATCTCCTTGCAGATTGACCGTTTACCGTCGTTTTCGTACACTGTTGTTTCGTAATGTTTACGTATATACTTATCAGCATCGGCAGATAAAGTAACCCCGCAGCACACCACATGTGTATTAGTTGCATATTCTGGATTGGGGAGATTGCGGGGAACTGCTCCATTGTATTTGGCGAATTCGACTGAAACATTTATTTTTGCTTGTTCTAGAAAATATTTCAATAAATAGGCCGCACCTTTGCTGTCCATACTCGCGGTATATAACAAGTATACGTTGGTCCCTGGTTGAAGAAGATTTTTTATCATTGTGTATGTTCCTTATTTGGGTTGTACGACAGGAATGCTTTCTCCTAGATGTTGAATCAAAGTTACCGAACCGTTTTTAAGATGAATTTGGATTTTAGTCGGGTCAGTTTCATGTTCTACGATAAGAATTGTATATCCTAATTTCCTTTTTATTCTGAACATAAGAGTTTCGGTTAGTAGTTCGTATCTTATAAAATTGAGTAATTCAACGTGCCCTTTCAGTGACCGAAGCAAACATTTAAACGGGAATATTGTTTTTAAATGATCTTTATTTTTATAAAGAATACTAATGTCACCATAGTTTTTATTATAATGAATTCCATAGTCACAAGCAAACATATGAACCTTATGATTCTTATGCCTCGCAGTTCCCTCTTTCATTTCTGATAGTTTGATTTTCTCTGTTCTCGGTAATAGTGAATTTAGCATGAAAGATATCCCTCCTTGTTATATTAAATAGTTAAAACTTATTTTTTCAATACTCAACTTGTTAGTTATTGACATACCTCTTCCTAAAGAAAGAGGATTATCTTATAAAACCAGGAACGGATATCACTCGACCGTTTTCATCTCTAACGCACTCTCTATGTGTTGTAGCTGGCGCACACACATCGAATCTAGGCTTGTACCCCATACTAAATTTCTTATGCAGCTTATCCAATATGATGTTAGAAACGATATATATTGTGTTTTCCTCAGGATCCGGAAGGTTCTCAATTTCATATGTTCTGGATGTAAATATTCTGATACCGTCAATGACATCTGACACTCGCAATGAAGACGGTATTCTACAAACAATTCCGGATTTTTCAAACACTTCCCCTGAATTTAGATTAATAGCATGGTCTGTTAAGTTTACAAATTTCATATTTATACTCCCTATTAAAAGTCTTTAAAATCGACATAAAATTAAACACAAAGATATAGCATAGGGCCCGCATACACCTCACTTTTCGAATTTATTCCTTAATCTTAAATATTCGTCGTATTCGGTAGAATTAATCCTTTCGAATTTTTTCCAATCGTCAACCTCTTTAACATATCGATCCTTTAGTCTTGCTATGGACCGGAAATCAACAGAGACTTCCAAATATGGCTTGTAAGTTTCCCATCGACCTTTTAATGTCCCATTCGAGCCGATCAATGTGACCCTAGTCTCAGACGTATCAACTCCGTTTTGAACATAGTTCACATCTATACCCTTAATAACCGATAGGTTATATAGGGCTAATATAGTTTTATTTGGTTTTTTCATAGATCACTTTTTAGTTTTTTATTGTTAAAATTAAACACAAAAAACACAATGTAGGGCCCGTAGGCCCTACATAATTAGTTTTTATTAATAGAGATATTTTGCTGCTTCGTCACACGCTGCACCATAGATCGCATTTAATCCCGGATCTACGATTGTTCCGTCCAGAGAAACCAATTCATCGGACGACAGTTTGATATACGTCAATGCTTCTCCCGAACACTTTTTGTATATCTCCCTTACTTCTTTGTTCGTCGGATTCTTTTGAACAAGAATTCCCAATCGAATAAAATTATCCACGTTTATCTCCTTTGTTTGTGCAAACAGTCGACGTTTGCTTTTAGGGTTAAAAGTCCAGCTTAATTATAAAGCTCACTAAGGTGATATATACCCATCAATCGAATGAGAATTGACATCTATACAGGAGCCCTTCTGGGCTCCTGTATAATTTATCATGCTTCTATATCAGTTTGGGTATTTTGTCTGGCTAAATTAATTTTATTGTAGTGATCTTTTAATTCGTTGAATGTGACTTTAAGACGTATTAGATTTTTATTAATCGCATTGACTTCGTCTCGTACAACTTTAAGTTTCTTTAAGTTAAAATTCTTTTTAAGAATAATAGCTAGTTCTTCACATACAAAGATACTTAATTCTATATCGTTTATTTGACTTTTAATGTCGTTGACTTCTTCATTGTCGCTAACATCTTCGGTTAGTTTACTTAGATTTTTATCAAAGTAATTAGATGCTAGTTTGTATATGTCGTCTATAAATTCTGTCTTATGTAATTCTTTAGGAAACCAGCTCATCATTTCATTTTTTTGGTTTTCTTTCATTTCTTTTATTTTTTCTGTTGTCAGACCTAAAGGCGATAATAGTTCATCCATCGATTCTACGGAAGTTTGTTCTACATTAAGCACTGTCATTTCCTTTTATAGTTTGGGTATAACTATTTTGTTAAGAGTTAATATGTATTGGATAATTGTATAATAAGTTAATTTTGTAGAAGCTGGTTTTTTAACAACTTTAAATCTAGTGCCCCTTAGACTTTCTTCTATCGAAACCAACACTAAAGACTTTTTACATGCTACAATATCATTTTTTAGTTTGTTAAAGAGTTGTTCATTAAACTCACCCTCTTCTATAAACTCTTCAATTTTTTTCTTTAGTTTGGCCGGGGAGAAATAATCAGTGTACATCTAATACCCCCCTATACTAAGATCTTCGTATGTTGTTATATTTATCGGCCCATTTTTCAGTGTAGAATGTATAATAATCTTTATCGTACTTATTGCGTATATATGACCATATAACACTAGGTATGCAAACAACTAAAAAATAAAAAGGACCGAGCACAGTTGATTGTTTACTATGTCCTAACTCATGCTCATATACGCTCATAGGTGTATAAGAATCAGGTAGAAATATAAATATACCTAAAGAAAACGGCCGCTTCTGTTCACAGAGAAGAACTTTAAACACTTTATTCTTTTTATCGTATTGTATTCGAAATATATCATCTATTAACCAACAACAAAATAGACACAATACTGACAGCATGAGTTGAGGAAATTCCCACAATATTCTTAGAACACATTTTATAATTGCCATTTGTTTTCCTTTTTAGACGATTTTTAGGTTATATTATTATATACTATCTTTCGATACGACAAAAAAATAATATTTATAACGGGGGCCAAAAGCCCCCGTTATAGTTTACAGTATCAGACCCGACTTATCTTTGGCGCCTTTGACTTTCTTACCGAGATCTTTCAGAGACCCTGATGAGTTGTGGTTGATAGCTGCAAACTTGTTTGCTCTATCTTCCAAATTGGAAATGTATTCAGGGTCGATGTGTCGCCCGATAGTTGCAATGTACCAATCTGTATCTGACGTGCCTGAATATACGATACCTGATTCCGGAATATTAATACCGGTAGTATCCCCGTTTTCATTTACAATCATCGTACCGTGGACAGGGGCAAGATCTTTGCTAATTTCGCCATTTTTGTAGATGTCTAGCATATAGATGCCTGCATCGTAATCTCCGGTCATTCTTGGGCGGAGGAAGTTTTTCTTGTCAGAAATATCCAACTCGTGGATTTCTCGTGATGTCAACAACCGAACAAGATGAGTAATGTAATCAACCATGGAAGTGTCGACATTTTTTCTTCCTACTTTATTATCGAACAGTTGAGCGGGGAAGTATAGATCATTCTCTTCGGAGAGATGTTGATACGTACGAATAGTATTGGTTGTATTCGTAATTGATTGTCCGGATAATGTGTCGAGTACACCAACAACTACTACCGGATTCTCATTCCCAGTAAGATAATTTGCAAGCAAGGGTCCAATTACTGAACCACTGCCGCCGGAGAATGAATGAATAATAATTGTGATATCAGCAACGGTATTCAATTGCTTGATTCCGGTGATATTTTGCTGAATGAGATTACTATTGGCACCTCGAAGCATACCTGAACCTTTAGCGTCATCAGGTCCAGCTTCAATGATGTCGATAGAAACATTGTTTGGGAGGTTCAATAAATTACTCTTAGATGTGTCCACTATACCTACAGTAGCATTTGGAATATTGAGCAATTTAATAACATTCGTTCCGCACCCACCGCAGCCAATTATAGCAACCGAAGGCGTAGTAGACTCATCAGCCAGTTTGGACGGTTTGTCTGAAATCTTTACAGGCGTCTTAATTTTCTCTTTAATTTGTTCTGGTGTAGGAACAGTCATCGTTTCCATTTTTGCATCTCCTTTGTGCGTTATGCTTTGTTTGATATCTGTTATATCTTTTTGTTTGTTTGGTTTCGGGGGGATAAAATCTAATAAACTTCCATTTGTAGGAAACATCAAGCATCTCCGATCATGTCGTTGTATATACGACATGCTTTTTCGTAAGCTTTTAATAATTTTTCATCGGTACTTCCGTGGATCCATTCTATTTTATTACAGACATCAACAAACCAATCGAAAGCCAATGATTGATCGGTATAATGATCTTCTGTAATACCTAAACCGTCAGTTCTTTGTTCCTCATCGCACTCGGTAAGATAGAACATATACTTTGTTTTTTCGTTCATAAAATAGATGTCAGCCATACGATACCCTTTTATTGGTCTATATTTTTACATTAAGAAAGATAACTGACTGTTGAACTATCGAAGGTTGTTTGGTAGGATCATTTGGTTTTGTATATTCACATATCAACATTCGTTGTTGTGTTCTACTATTTTGGTATTGACTATCCATAAACACCCCGTGATTGATATCGGTAAAAGCTAATCTCACTGCTTTAATATACGTATCGTCGGAATGGATTACGAAATACCCCCAGTGACCGTGTTTATCTTTATTTTCAATCAACGAAGCGTTACGTATAGGAAACGATACCGCCCCATCATTGACGATATCAGCTCGAACGTGTATGTATATAGGATTTGAATTATCATGTCCGTTTTCTATAACGATACGATATTCGTATAGTCCTTGATTAACGTAAAGTTTTTCTACAGGGAATTTTATTGGGTAGGTCATGGTTTCAAATCCTTTGTTTCTTATCGCCGGCTTAAATAAAGAAATCGGTCTTCCTGTTATAATCTCTTTAATTCTATTTAACGTTGTTCTCCAAGTCGGTCGCAACATTTTTAGTCCTTAAAATTATTTAAATTTACAACAAATTCTTTTTAGAATTAACTCGCGCAAGTCTTCCGTAAAACAACCTTTATGCGCTTCGATTTGTTTTAATATATCTACCATTTGATTTTTTGTATTGTCGTCAAGATCTATCACTCGTTCAGAATACTGTTCATGATTATCTTTTACTGTCACTTCAATGATATTGTAATTGAGTTTAAAAATACCAAATGAGATTAATTCAGAGAATAAATCTGTGGATAAATCAATAACATCACACCCTCGGTACATTATCTGACCGTCAGAATGGAATTTTTCAAAGAATGTACAACTAAGCATAGGATACTCCTTTTTATCATTAAAAATAAATAGTCATTAGAGAAGAGTCGGACGAACCGGTTTAATTAAAAACCAGCTCGTCCTATTCAACCCTTTGTGCGGAGATACGCAGACAGAGAAAGGTTAGTTTCTCTCATTATAGTAATATAGACCTAAATTACCTACGGTAATCTTCGGTCGAAATTGTTGATAGTTAAGAAGTTAAACTTCTCTTAGTCCTTACATTGCCTATTGCTTTTAAAATATTATTAGCATTTTCCTTTCCGAACGTCCATATAACGTCATTCTCAACATCCCACCACACATCATAATACCGGTATCGATTTTCTTTTGTTTTTGGCTCCGTATAACATCGATAGAAATGAGACGGTTCATGTAGTTGCCTTGTTGTTCTGCATCCTTCTTTTGGATCTTTCACAGGGACTGACATTGAGTATCTTTTATCATCTTTCGGCGGAGAAGCTAATCCGCGAATATAAAATATATACTCATCGTAAACCTCTTTTGTAGAAATTACACACAGTCGTTTTCCATCGTGCCTTACGATATCTTTGTTCATCGTTACTTTTAAATCAGTAAAGATAGAGATCAAACGATCTAAGGTTTTAGGTAGAGCACCAAACTCAAATTGAGCAGCGCCCATGTATTCGAAATCTAACAAAGCATCGACACCGTCCGTTTGTTTCCAATTTTGTCTAATAGTGGCCAATTGTATTAAGTCGGGTGTTTTAATATTAGTCATAGTGTTTCCTTAATGTTACAAAAGCTACCGTGGTTAATTCTTTAGAATGAGAAATTAACCACGGTACTTTCACATGATTATATAATCGCTTTTTGAGATCAGTTCCTTTATTCTTTTTATTTCGGCAGAATACTTCTCTCTTCTATCCTCAAATAATTGTTCATCCAATTTTCTATAGAGTTCAGATCGTCCCCCATAATCCAGAGCAATGGCTCGTTCTGTTGTGCCTAAACCGTAATCTTTTGATGAATAGTATTCGGGTACTATCTTTCTAACATAATCATTTGACATCCAAAAGAAATTTATACTCGAATGATTTAATTCGTAGTGGAAATCACTATACGTATCTATGCTGTATACATCAGACAATATGCATCCAACAGGAAATCCCGATCTGCGCTGCGCTTCCGTAATATCTAAAGGTTGTTGCATTTTGAAAAACAATATCTTTTGAGACTCTCCGTACTTTGGCATATAAATCCTCCTAGTAAATAATTAAATATATTTAATTGTGATACTTCTTATATTAGTAATATATACTTACTGGCGATATGAAAGTTTATATACAATTTATATATAAGAAACTTAAAAATACACAGAGACCGGGTAGCCCCGGTCTCTGTTGTATAGTTAAGAGTTAAGAATCTTAAATGATAAAAAAACCATAATCAACACTATGACTATTAGAAAGCAATATTCCATGGTAAATCATACCAATTAGAGAAATATATACCGGAGAAGGGTATATAGCAATACGACTTACTACGAATTCCAGATATCGATAATATCCTGTTCGAGTTTCTCCATTACAACATTTCCAACACCTGTACAGAAAGGTGAGTTAACGATACGGTCGGCTATACCCTTAGCAGAATGGATTAAATCTATATTTTGTCCGTCTACCGTTCTCATAGGTTTATCCATAACATCGCTAACGACAGATTTACTTTGAGAAGCAACAAATAGTTTATCGCCGTCGCCGGCATCGTATACTTGTTCTATAGTAAATCTAATTATAACTGTTTCTTCTGTCATTATAGTAGCACCAACTTTATCATTAACAAGAGATTTAGATTCCGGATATAACACGGAGTTCTCACCATACTTCGATCTCTTATTTTTAAGTTTAGACCATTCTTTAATTTTAGAAGCAACTGTTTTATTCATGTTCGATAAAGAGCATTTATAATACGCTGATATATCAACTATAGTTCCTGTATAATGAGCTTTAGGTTTTACCCTATTGACCGCATTTAGAACATCTATTAAACTATCATCGTATTTTTCTTCTTCTTCGTCTGTCAAAGGATTTTCATCGAAGGTTAAAAGTACATCTGTAGATTCGACTTTATCTCCGATAGAAACACAACTGTATATATTTGTTTTACTTGATATGTTAACAGTGACCTGTTGAGCCACAGGCATACGTAACTTTCTAGCTAACTCTCGACCTATAACTGAGGAGTCTTGGTGGTTACCGTCAGATTCTATAAAAGCAACTACCGAAGGAACTCCTAATTTAAGATCAACTTGTTTGTCATACTTATTAGCGTGAAAGTAGTCCTTATTATAAACAACAACATCGCCTTTAAATACTTTGTCACCTACTTTGAAGTCATTTAAGTTTAGATTCTGAGGGACATAGAAACCAGCACCTGAGTTATTACTATATTCTTTAGCGTAACTCATTACTTCTGTACTTCCGTCTTTATATTCGATCTTAACCATTTTAACTTCTTCGTTTATTTCTATTACTTTACCATTTTCTTTAGCAACCGAAGCGAACGGTTTACCGCATAAATGACTAATAATAGATTCATACCCTGTTCTTACCCTCATTGGGGCAGCACCCTCTACAGGAACAAACTGTGAACTCTGTATTGACGTAAAGTTGGTTCTTTTTCCTGCGAATGTTCGAATTCGGTCGTTAATCGAATCCCGCGTATTACCGACTGTAATACACTGCTCTAGTTTTCACTAGAAGGCCAGATCATGTCTTATCCTTTATAAAAAAGGATTCCCCCGCTTCCTCTCACTTGAGAGTACATCGTGATAAACGATTGATCGTTGAACGTTCTTCCTAATAGGAAGCTTCGCTGCTCAGTTGCCCATTGCAAACAATACGTAGCCTCTCGGCATATATCATCCTAACTGTTTTTTCTGATTTTCATCACTGTCATAGATTCGTTACTGATCTATTGTAGTCGTTAGGCTCTTAGGGGGTTCTAGCAATTCAAGGGAATTCTATCCGACCGTTACCGGTGGGTAGGACGGCATAATTTATTTCGAATTAATACGGGTAATATCCGTAAGAAAATCCATCAGAAAATACGGTTTGACCTTTAGATTTTAATCTATAATTTAAAGCTGTAGGTTTCAATCCCATATCTTTGGAGCATTCTAATGCGGATAAGTACATTTTCTTTTCACCTGTTTGTTTGTTTATAACTTGTACCGGTCTTGACAATCTATTAAAATCACTTAATTCCAAATAGACATCCCCGATTAATCTCCATGGAGATAGATCATTCGCCATTTTTAATTGAATCCATCCCGGCAATAAAGGCTGATTAGGTAAATTTATCCATCTCGTTATAAGAGACGGTGAAACATTTAAATGGGTTGCTAAATCAGTCAATTTATTAAATTCTAAGACTGTATTGTTTGATACATATCTCATAAGAATTTTTTTAGTAGTGCCGTTACTCATCAAACTAATGTCGATGTTATCAGGGATAAACCAAGGATGGTCAGAATGACCAAATCTATATTGGTTTCTTTCAGGAAATACTCGAGTCTCTCCTATATGAACACGATAATTTATAGCGTCTTTCGACACACCTAAATATCTGGCGCATTCTACAATACTAGGAAATTTTATTACCTCCCCAGTATCGGCATTTCGCATTGAAATCGGAAGACATTTTTCTGTCAGACCCATCATTCCTGCGTGTTCACAATTTTCTTTTGGAGTTACCCACTCTAAATTTTCTGGTTGATTGTCGTTCTTAATACCGTTGATATGATTAACTTGTAATTTTGGATAATCAATACCTGAATTTTTAAATACAATACATATTAACCTGTGTTGACTTCTCCAACACACCTTTCCGTTATCGTTTTTTAAACTATACAAACAATAACCGTCTGGATTTGTGTACACAGGTATAACCATAGAAGTTATTTTATCAATAACAACACCGTCTACGGATATTGCGTATCTACTAAAATCAGGGATATCATAATAATCGCAAGTATCGTTTTCAATACAAATTTTTTCAAACATAAAATCTCCTATTATAAAATTATCTATAATAGAAGGGTGAATTTTATCTTAATTCAAAATCAACTATTTTCATCATCTTGTGTCACAGCAGGAAATAACAATGAAGTAATACTAAGTAGTTCTGTTGCTGTTACATCTTTAGCTTCTTTAGACATAGTTATACCGCTAGTATTAACTATACTAGGATTCATAGATAGTAGGCCGTTAATAGCAACCGATGAGTTATCTACCGTAGCTTCTGATATAATACCTAAGCTATCTTTAGTAAATTTTCTATCGGCTATCATAAACGTACTAGCTGTTCTACCACCTTCACCTAAGTGAGAGTAAGATGTTTTCATTTTAATAGCATGGATAGGATTAATAACATCTAACTTATCGAACGAAGCGTCTTCAACTATTCTTTGATTTATAACAAAAGGATGGACAGTAAAAGAAGAGCTGTGACCTACAGCTTTATTCTTCCATGTAGCATAAGCTCGGGCCAATTCGTTATAAATTATGTGGTTGAATTTTTCGTAACTTCTTATTTTAAAGTTTAGAGAACTAGATGCTTCTTTGTGATCCGTTGTTGTTAACATTGAGACACCTTTAATAATAAGGTCTCTAACATCCGTAGGCATACCCATTTGAATCAGAAGTTTACGTTCTATATAACCAACAAATAAATCAAAGAAACTGTCTATACCTTTAAGATAATTAGTAGAGATATTCTTAAAAGATAACATATCGTAATAGACACCTGGATCGTCCATTTCTTCTAGTTTATATCTACTTGTTTCATAAAGAGTTAATCCTGACATTATAAAACTATTAACCAAAGGAACTCTTTTAATAACTACGGTACAATCCTTAAATTCTAATTCTATATCGTCTACTTCGACACTAAACTTTTCTCTTTTAGCGTACACAGAATAATCGACATTTAGATATTTAAGCATTTCATTGAAACCGTATTTATAACTTAAAACAAAACCTACAGGTAGATTTTTATCTACTAGTTTTAGATAGACATATTCATTCAATCTTTTGTTAGTATTTGTCATATGAGCGATTTTACTAATTAAGGTTGTTTTAACTTCTACCTCAGAATTGAGTAAATTGTACTCGATGAGCGCACCCTTATAGGTCATAAAAAAGACTGTATTTGAGTTGTCAATATAACCACTATAGACCCCGTACTTAGCCTCCAATTGAGTGATCTTTTTTGCTCTTTCATCTTTTAAATCTTTGAATCTGTTTGGGTAATCAAAGATCAAAAAGTTATTGTTTAATTTAAAAGATATAATCTTTTTACACAATAAACTATATTCGTATGGAAGTTTTAACCCTTCTACCTCAGCTTTGCCTAGAATTACTTTAGCACTGCCGTGAACTAGCATCGAAGTAAAATAAGTATAAAAATCATTCCTAATAGCAACACGTTCCATTAAACTTTTGTTATAAGAAGAGGTCAATGTTATCCTATTAGGACTTACTTTACATATAGGCATGTTAACTCTTTGTTTCTTCATAAACCTATTAACACCATTAATAAAGCAATTACCTTCTTCATTTACTTTAGGTAAAGTAAAAACTATTTGAGCATGAGCCTTACCTGTAGAATCGGTATACTTTGCAGTATAATGCATTAATTGATTTAATTCGTCAGAAATATCTTCTTCTTTAAAGTCTGTAAGAAACATACCCAGTCCATTAAAAGAAGATAAGATACCTGCTAACTCTTGATGGAAAGTATTTTTCATATAACTATCATCAAAGTGAATTATACTCGATTCTAGCATAGACTTATCTGATACTTTATTATCAAGATGCTTTAAATATACCCCACGTAAACTATTATCATTAGATTTAGTTAAAACATCATCAAATGATTTATTCCCAATCGTAAGTTCTTTATATTTAAGAGCGTTAGACAAAGCTTTAGTTTTTTGACGTTCGGTAAGATCGTCGTTATTAGATATGAATTCTTTAGCTTTATTATCGATGTTATTAACGATACCTCTAGTAAGCTCTCCGTGCTGTTCTTTATAATTATCTGAAATCTTATTACTTATAGTTCCAAGAACAGAAGGGATATTCATTACTGTAGGATCGTTTTCATCAGGGATATCTATAACGCTAGAATGAATAATTTTATCTTGATCTATGTTACGCTCAGAGCTAATAATATTAAATTGTGTAACCAACTTATACAGAATTCTATTACCGGAGGTGTTACCGTGTTCATCTTTTTCTTCTTCTATAGAACTATCACCATTTAGCCTCTTAAGCTGTTCTAAGTTATAAAGAACAAAGTTATCATTATTAACAAACATGATGTTTATTTTGTCTAACATAGACTTAGGAAGATGATCTAAAATAGAAATATTACTATCGTGATTCACAAAAGCTAATAGATTCAGAAACATTAAATAGTGTTCAAAATTAGGATATCTAATCGTACTGTTATTTAATTGTTTAAACGCATTAACAAAATCGTTCATCTTAAAGTGAATAGCCATATCACTAGGCATAGGAAAATATATAAGATGATGATTAGTCGGCATAGAAGAAATACGATTGACAACACCACTCATTACATAATTAAATTTTCTAACATTCTTTAGTAGCCCATTACAAACAGCTCTGAACATCGGGTTATAAGAAAGATATAAAACACTGTTAGATAAATTTGGTGTCCGGGCTCCTTGAGCCAGGTTTTTTATTTGTTTTCCAAATTCATGATTGAATTCTGAAATATACCTAGCCATCGACACCGACGGCAATCTAACACCTTTGTCAGGTAGCCGAACTACGTCGGTATTCTGTTCTGTGTATGAACTTATATGCTGTATATATTTAATATTATTACCTAACAATAATAATGGGTTATTCTTTGGAGTGTATGCCGGAACTATAGAATTAATAGAATCCAAACAATGAACAACTACGTTGTTTGGCATTCCTGTTAAATTATCTAACTGTAGAGTATGGACTAGATCCTGCTGCCGTCTAACACTATAGTTAAATAGGAAATTTTTCATTAGTATCATGAACGATTCTCCATGTAAAATTGGGTAATTAAAAATAAAAATGTTAAGGTAGGGAGGAGGGTTAACCCTCCTCCCTGGGTAACATGAGTTGTTTGCGCTTTGATTTAGAACCAAGGAAGGATGTTCCGATAGGGTAACTCATGTTACCAAAGCATCTACCTATTACGCACGGTAGACTTGAAATATTTTCTATATAATACTTCTTTTAACGGTATTAATAGAACTTGATATGACTTTCTTTAGATCAGGTATGTGTTTATATTTTTGAAATAGATGTTCTACTGATAACCCTCTGTTATAGTCTATAGCTAAATTATCAGAAACCTCTCTAACGTGGTTTGTTACTTTAGGTAGTATACAATCTATCATCCCTAATGTTTCATTGTTACAGTTAGGGCACACGTCATTATACACATCAGACTCTGAGGTCACATCGAAACCTAAATATTCTGCTATAGGTATACCGCATACCTGACATCTTGGTATCGATATTACTCTTGATATGCTTTCTTGAAAAAACCCATTATAAACAAATTCGTATTTGAATACGTTATCGGGATTTTTTACAAACATCTTTTTAGGGTCTATCGTTTCTCTTATTGCTAAGTTATAAGGATCATTGTTATCGTTCCAACCGTCAAGATGAATTACCCCAGAAGGTTTAATGTAACAATAATCTTCAACTACTCTAATAAAAGTAATATAATGTTCAGGAGCCCAGCCTGGACCTTCAGGTAGAAAATCAGATATTAATCTTCTATCGGAAGGAATCCATCTATAGATATTATTATAACAGTCTACCTTAATTATACCTACATCTTTTATAGTGTGCATCTTCGACCCACCAATTAAGTTATTATTATTTATCGTCGATAAATAACAGTCATCTGACTTCATCAGAGAATTATCAACAATCTAAATAATATTATTAATAATTAAACTTTTAATTCTTTGGCCACATCGGGGCTCCTAGTATCGTACCTAAAGTTCTGACTCCTCGCCAGTTACCAACTCCCATCGCCCAATACGTAGGGTTAAATGTAGTCGATCTGGAGATAGACATAAATGTGTCCCATCTTCTTTTTAATCGTTTACCGAATCTTTTTCTGTCAGAAAGACCCATACCTGATAAGGTTGCCATATACTCATGCATGACAGAATTATTAGTAAATACTTCTTTCAATGCGTCCATAGCAGTTCCTTCCCCTGCTATCGCCAGAAACATCATAGGGGAGAGATCTTTAATAGTAAAAGATACGTTTATAGTATTAGGTAAACTCATTACGTTCCAGCCATAATCGGCGCTACCTCTTCGTATAGTTAAACTGTCAATCATCCCAAGAGGAATAGCGAACATACCTTGACAATAAGCTTGACATATAAAAGGAGACGTGTACATATTTGTACCGATAGCTCTTGGCATCGAACCTGATATTAGACCTAACATACCTATATAGTTTTGGAATATAGAGATGGGGTCGCCCAATCTAGAATTGAATTCTACACTAAAACTATAGTTCTTAGTGAAAGAACTATCTTGCCAAATATCAGGCATGTCAAATAAACCATTGCCGAAAATCATAGTTGTAGCGGAATCAGTAACAGACCCCCCAAGGCTCGATAAACTTGAAGTTATCTCACCTAGTATTGCTCCAATAGTACTTGTTGTTTCTGGCGCTATAAATTTATAATCTTTCATAGTTTTACCGGCATTATTCAATGTACTTGCTAGTGCTGACGGTCCTGAATTATTATTCAATGATTCGGAAGAGTCTGTCGATTTTTCAATCCTAAATCCTACAAATTGATCAGCCCCTTGAGCTGAGCGTTTTAGGGTATCTTTCCACGCCCCTGCTTTTAAATAATTATTTATAAAATTATCTATACAACTAGGTTCAGGCGCCGCACCGGCGGAAGGCGGAAGCGCTTGGGCTGTTTCTGTGATCATTGTGCCAACAGCTCCGTCACCTAACAATTCTGCTGATGCAGGTTTGGGTTCAACTACCACTGTCCCAGATACAAGATTCCCTGCTCCTGCAGAATTAGCATTGGAGGATAGTGCGTCAGGATATGTAACGACACTTCCGCTATTCTTTTCCAACGGAATTGGGGTGCCCGTCATTAATTTATTTCTTTTGTTCAGTATCGCAAATATATCAGGTCCGTCTTTGAGTACTTCTGGTAGTGATAAAGGATTCAATTCTGCCGATGTTTCTCCGGAATATAAACCTTGACTTACAGCTAATTCGGCTAGTAGGCCGTTCCATATCTTGTAATATTGAATCGTAGCAGGTTTAAAATCGTAATATTTCGTAATAAAATCATTATTTACAAAATCAACAGCGTCGTTTATTTTTTTACCAAGCCACAACGCCGCTACTATAGGAAAAAACTCTATAGTTATTATTATCTTCCCTGCTGTTGTTACCATAGAGCCTAATGTTTTTAATAAATTAAAATCTTCATCTCCGCCACTGGCCACAGCTGTAGCTAACTCGTAATTTCCGGCTTTGGAATAATACTTCATAGGGTCGTTGAATTGGGGGACACCAAATGTCAACCATAGTATTTTCTGTTGGTCTTGATACACTTCTTTATATACCCGCCCTAGGCCTCTAAATCCATCGATAGGAGTCGGACGGTTCAACGCAGGTATTTCATTAATTTCGTGTATAATATCATCGTCAAAATTAAAAGCGGGGTACGGGTTCATTACTTCATTACCACCTATAGAAGTATCCATATAACTAGATTGTGTTAATGAAGTATCTCCTATAGATTTGGATGTATCGGCGTCATCAAATGTTGCAACCAAACGATCAAAGAATGTTTTAGGGTCTTGTTCGTCTTTCGCTTTCTCATCTTTATCAAATGTCAATATATGTTTTACAGCATCTTTATAAGTTTTAAATCCAGGATTGAGAGTCCTATAATACAAAGGTCTAATATATATTTCGCTTCTACCGCTATATGCTGTTTCGTCTTTAGTTATCATGTACGGTCCTTTAATTAGTTCTATAGTAAGGGTAGGGTTTACCTACCCTTACTATAGGTTAAGGTATTAATTTGTAAATAGTCAAAAAGGAATCGAGCAATTGCGTTATCCGCGAGGAGCGCCAGGCTTACTCATACTCACCGGCACATTATGCCGTGGAGCACTGCCTCTAGAGTCAGCCACTAATTTACCAAGACTATTCGCCAGACCGACGATCTTGTTTTTTTCTGTCGAGTCGTGCGTCACTTTTGGCTTTTGGGAAGGTGGTTTCGGTTTCATTATTTCATCCACCGATACTTTTTTCTTTCCTACAGGCCGCCCAGCGTCATCGTATGTGACCTCATACCCAACATCACGTTTTCCTGGGGCAAGCGTTTCAAGAGCTTTGGGCGCAGTAAAAGTTTTGCCAGAATTAACCACCGCAGGGGTCACATCGGATTTGGTTCCAGTTGGGGCCGGAGCGGCAGCTGTGGCAGTGGTAGAACTTCCTGTCAAAAATTCTTTAAGCTTATCGAAAGCCGATTTATTGTCTTTAGGTCCTCCCATTCCGCCTCCTTCTTCCATAATCTTCCTCATCTTAATAAGCTCATCCCTAACTTCATTGATGGCAAATATCTGATTAACACTATGTTTTTCTAGAGTGTCAAGTAGATTACCTGTAGGATCTAGGTTATAATTGTTTAAATTAGCGGTACTTACAGCATTCTTACTTTCATTGGGCCCTAAGTTAGGTCCGGTCTTCTTTTCTATGTTCTCGCTATTTTTATTAACTTTATCACCCGCATCACTAATAGGGGATGGGCCAGAAGAAAAAGCTTTATCGTCTTTCTCTAGGGCAGAGTCATTCTTACCTATTTCTTTAAAATCGATACCTGAGAGGGTAACTCCCTTCATCATCGAAATCATAGTTCTTTTTACTTTAGGATAGTCCGGATCTTCGTTGTCTATTTTATCTATTTCATCGAACTTCTTTCCTGTTGCATTTAGAGCTTCGATAAATCCTCTAAACATAGGGATAAATCTATGACCTAACCAATCTAGAAATTGTCCTTTGGAAGCTTCACTTTGACTTCTTAGATTGAACCTACCCATATAAGCATTTATTTCTTTGTCGGTAAGAGCACCTTCTTCTCCTATAGTAAAATCATAAATCCTTCTTTCTAATCTTCTGACATAATCAGGATCTACGTTTCCAGGGATACCGTATAGTTTTATTCTTTCAGCAAGAAGTTCATCGCCACCTTTGGAAGGTTTTAGATACTTATATATACCGTATCCAATGGCGGCAGTACCAACGATACCTAACCCTATAAGAAAAGCTGGTGATAACAATACGCCAGCAACAGCCGTTCCTATACCCGTTGCAACTCCTCCTGCAGTTACTCCTGCTGTCGTTGCCCCGGCGGCCAAAGCTCCGGTTCCAGCAACACCTGCAGTTTCTGCCGCTAAAAGACCAGCACCGACTGTGCCCGCAGTCCCACCGGCAGTTAGTGCACTGCCTCCCAAAGCAACAGCTTCTAAAGCAGCAGCATTAGCGGCCGCCGTGGCACCTCCGCCTAAAGCAGTTGCACCGCCCATACCCATCATAGCTCGACCCGCCGTCAGTCCATACTTGATACCTTTACCGGCATATTTGACGCCTTTGCCTCCGGCTAACATCATAGCACCGCCGCCAATACCTGCCATTAAACCGTCGCCACCTTCGTCCGGGTTATTGTGACTTTCGGTGCCGTCAGGATCTCTCATACCAGCATTACCGGCTAATCTATTCTTTGCATTGCTAACTACGCCAGCAGATTTATTCTTAAAAGGATTTACCTTTTTCTTTAGTCTGTCGGCATAACTACCGTCTCGAACGCCGTCGCCATCGCTGTCATCAAAACGATTAGCTTTTGCCTTAGTATTTGTAATTATTTGATCTAGTCTTTTAATTATACCTTTAAACTGATCTTGTTTAAGAGCATATGATTTGGCTTTTCTTTTTAGGGAGCCTTTAATAATAGAATCAGAATCCTCGCCTTCTTCGTCTTTCTTTTTAAAGGGATTAAGTTTACCAAGGACACCGGTAACACCGCCTCTAACTTTTTGAGAACCTGCACCTAAAGCTAACAAACCTAATAAAGGATTGGCCATAAAAGCAGCACCGATGCCGAGAGTCTTAAGAGAGATACCTCCAATCTTAACATCACCTAGACCAGGCCCTGCTTTCTTTACTTCTTCGTATTTATCACCTGCATACTTCTTTCCCTTGTCTATTTTTTCTTTGGCTTGGGATTTTAATTCATCGTACTTGGCCTTAGCTCGGGCATATTCAGGAGTGCCTTTGGTATCCTCCATCTTTTGTTTAGCAGAAGCAAGAAGTTTCTCATACTCGGCTTTAGCTTTATCTTTTAATTCTCCGCTTTTAAGCTTTTCTGTTAATTCCTCACCCTTAGACTTAGCTTTTTTACCGAAACTAAAAAGACCTTTCTTAGCAGATTTGATAATGTTAATAGGCATACCATCAGAATTAACCAGACCTGCTTTTAAATCGTCTTCCGTTATTAAGATTTCTTTATCGCTATTAAATACCGGTTTATCGATATCCTTACTTTCTGATATCTGAACGCCGTCGGCAAAGAAAACACCATCTTCTTGTTTCTTAGCACTTAATAAAGGATTACCAACATCTAGTTTATCTTTACGATGTATATCAAAGAATTTAGGCGCTACTTTAGCGAAAACTCCTTTAGCTTTATCGAACAATTTACCGGGAGCTTTAAGTATACTACCTGCGGCACCAAGACCGGCACCGGCAGCACCGAGACCTATATTAGCAAGAGCTTTGGTGCCTTTGAATCCTCTGATAGCATCGTGAAAAAACAATCCGCCCATAGGACCGAATAACATAAAAGGTAAAGCGGTCGTAAGTATCTTTTTTCCAGCACCGCCTCCGCCAGAAGTTAGACTCCCAATAAAGCTACTTATTCCTTCACCGATACCGCCAGCTTTACCGCTCTTACCCTCGGACTTTTCTTCTTTAGTGGCATCTCTATCGTGAACTCCACCGGTAGCATCGGGAGTCTTCTTCCATTTACGTTTAACCCAACTAATAAAGTTATTACCTTTATCTTCAAGGTTAGATTTACTTAAATGCGTAAACATCCTTCTATCGTCGGTAGTTGCTTTTTCTCCTGATCGTATTTTATCGTGTATACGAATTATATAATCAAGGGTGGTATAGTCAACATCTTTACGCTCCGTCATAACAGGAATTATAGAATCTTTTAAATTATTTACAGCATCTAAAAGATCTTTATCTCTATCTATAATCGGAGTTTCTATTCGATCTAAAGTTTCTTTACTTAGACTACCAAGAAAGTCTTCGTGGAATTTAGATGTTGTAGTAGATATATCATTTAAAATAGAAGTATAGTCAATTTGATTAGAACGATCTTCCGTAGGTCGTATGTTGATATTACTTTTAACCCCTCGGAATTCTTTCTGTTTCTTCGGTTCTTTTTTAGTACCGACAGACTGATAATACGCTTCTTGTACGGAAGCTAATAATTTACTAGCTGATTCTTCGTCTATTACACCTTTTTGTAAATAGTCTTTAATTTTATCAGCATAAGGAATTTTACGTTCGCTTGATTCCATTTCTGATAATGTATTTCTATTTTCCTTAGACTTAGTAATAGAACCTTTTAATATATCAATTTGACTATTATGAAAGCCCCTACTATAATGATCTTCATCTAAACCTTTAAGTTTGTTATCAACTACTTTATTTAAATCTACTTTACCGTAGTTGCCCGTATCTTCTTTAAAGAATCGAGATAAACCTTGAGTGTCAAATAAGTATTCATACTTACCTCTAAATTTAGAGGCGTTCATTTCTTCTATGATACTTTTAGTTATAGCTTCGGCGGCCTGGACGTTTAAAGTATCGCCGTTATAGAGGGCTTTAGTTAAAGCCATAGCAACAGCTTCTTTGTCGTCTACGCCTTTAAAAACAGCTTGAATGTAATTCTCATAAGCAATCTCTTTTTTCCAGTCAAAATTCTCATCTAACCAACTAGATCCGCCATTGGCGCATTGTTTAATATATTTAGGTATTAAACCTTCAACGTGGGTTGCGTGATTTACTATTACTCTTTCGATACCCTTGTTTATTTTATCCGTGATCTTAGAGTCTACTGTTTCTGGGTTGCTATTATAGAAGGTATTTACTGTACCGACAGCAGCGCCCATTCTACGTGATCTAGAGTCGTTACTGCCGTGAAGATACTCGCTCATGCTATTTTTAAAAGACCTTAAACCTACAAAGTCTCTTTTAGTGAAATCATAAACTTCTTCTTCTTCTTGTTCTTTGCCTGCAAATATACTGTTTATACCCTTGGATATTTTACTTAACCATCCAGGTATAATTTCAACGATACTTGTTCTAGTGATATTATCGAAGAGTGCCCTTTTACCACCTTCGGTTTCTAACGCATTAGATGTTCTAACACCCGTCTCTATTTCAGGAATAACACTTGCAGCAAAACCTTTTAACCCACCCTCGTATTCGTTTTCATTCTTCCATTGGTTCATTTTAAGAGCGGTTTTAGTTTGGTGATTAGCAAATATACTTTCCGAATCACGAACGAAAGGAGCAATAGCTTGTACTATTCTTTTTATGTGAGGGTGTTCAGCAAATTTCTTAGCTAGCCAGTTACCGCCGATATCACCAGCCATTCCTCCGACCGCCCCCGCAGCCTGCACTCTTTCATCGATTTGCGGACCGTCCATATCACCCATGTCTTTTCGCATGTTGACGAGGTCGGCACCCATGTCAGCCATTTCGGCAGCGGTAGTAATACCACCTATGGCTTTATCTATGACGTTGGTTTTAATATTGGTTAATATTTTTCCACCGTATCCGGATAAATGACCACCGATGTTATCGGCCATTCTTCTAAACATCCGCATTTTTAATTCTTCTAGCTTTGTACTTTTATCGATGTCGGGAAGAGAGGTGTTGTGTTTAATTTCTTCTAGTTTCTGTTCTAATAGCTGAGCTGTAAATCTAGAAGTTGCTAACATATCCTGTGTAACAAAGAGATGTTTATATTTCAACTCGATAGACTTCTTCATATAAGCCGTGAAAGAAGTGCCCATGAAAGTTGTAATAAAATTTAGAGCTCTTTGTGACTTAGTAAATTTAGTAATAGACAATTGCCTATCTATAGATTTACCTATACGTTCTTCATTTCGTTCTGCTGATTGAATCTTTTGAGTCTGTCTGAAAGTTTCTTCTATAGCAGAAGAAATTACATTTTCTCTATCTTCTTCAACTTGATTCTTACGATTCTTTGCCCCGGTCGATTCAGGAACTAAAGATTTATCTAACTTATCATAGATACCTTGGGGTATCAATTTCTTAACACTAGGAAGTAGTTTTCTTCCTGCTAGCTTGAACGTATCTACCGATTTACTAGCATCTCTTTTGAAATCGTCATAAAGACTTTTAGCACCTGAACCCAGATCTTTCATATCTCTATATGCCAAAGTTGTATTGGGCATACTTCTACTTACAATAGACTGGGTTTGATGTAGGAAACCTTTACCAACACCTTTTAAACTTTTAGATGCAATATAAGCAGCCTCATCGGCAGGCCTTCTCTTTTCGGATATATTAGAATCTACACCCGGGATGTTATCTTCTAAATTGTAATTATCTAATAGGTCATTGTCCCAACTATCATCTATCGTCATGGAGATACTCCTTCTTGATTATAATTCATTCGCAAAGGACAAATCTATGGACAAAGCTAAAGTCTACAAATTTTCCTATAATTTTTTCTGCTAGTTCATCTAGCTTAGTTATAACTTCTTTGTCGTCCATAGTAAAACCTACAGTCTCGGATTTATACGGAATAATGATAGTTTTTTCTATAAATTCCTGAACATCAAACATTTTCTTGGTCATAAGCGACTTATTAAATGTAAGCATATTATTAAAGAAAAGATATTCACTTTGTAATATAGAATCATCTTCGTATGTTGGGTCATGGATGAATTTAATATCGGCATTGATATTTTTTAATTCGTACAATATACTTGCTTTAGATTCGGCATTAAGTTCGAAGAAAGGGTTATTGAAAACAATACTCAATTTATCATTTTTATCTTTACGAAATTTCTCTCCGTTCACTGCCGTCTGTTGTATGAAAGTCATAATAAATTCTCTAACGTTCGTAGCGGGAGATTGTAACGATAAAACTTTATTATAATAAGGATTGTTGAACACGTCCTTTATATCTTGATAAGTTATAGCTAATCTAGGAAAAGAAGTAATAATAGTAGGATCCAATGACTTATTATAAACGTCTTTCACTTGTTTTACTATATATTCATAGTCTTTCTCATCGTTATATAGCAATAGCAAAGCACTTAATTCATAATCTATCATTATAGATAGATCCACATACATATTCTGTACAGGATCCATCTCCCCAAAGAGATTGTCTTCGGAGATTGTTTTAAACTTAGCTTTTAAATCTTTTATCTCTTCTTCTGTGAATTTCTTGGCCATACTTGTTCCTTGGGTTAAAGAGTTTATTTTTTATTATAAACTGCCGATTACGTTTACAGCATACTCTATATTTATATCGTTTGTTCCGTAAAGATGTTGAGCGCTATCATTTCCTTTTGAATACCCAAGAAGAATAAACTTACAACCGTTGTTTTTAAACTCGTTTTTAATGTGGTCTAAAGTAATCTTACCTACACCTAGTTTTCTATATTGTTCTTTTATATAGAGCACATCCAACGCCACAGCTTTTTTATAAAATTCACTCTTGTTAGCCTGGTAGTATCCGATTATTTCGTTATCTTTCTTAATATAAGATACGCCGGAACAGTTAGAATTTAATTTATGATAGCTAAGAATCCTTTTTCTAGGTGCTTCTAAAAATTCTAAACCAGGCACTCTCTGCGTTTGTATTTTATCCTGTAGGATTTCCATATCTATCATCATATCTATAAGTTCTTGTGATACTTTATTTATAGGCTGGAACGTGATATTATTTTTTTCTATACTTATACCGTCATCACCTAGTACTGTTTGAATATTTTGAAATGTTTTCATCATGACATTACGATCTCCTTTAAGTTATCACCATCCTATAGGATATTTGAGACACAATAGTATTTATATACTTTTATAATAAAGGATTTAATATGACACAAATAATACAACCTATACAACAAAGTTTACCTAAAAGAGATCCGATTAAACTTGAGTTATATGATTCTAAGAAACCGGATAGAAGTATAGGAGGAGAAGTAACTACTTCTTTTATAATGGCAACCTCTTCCACTAGATTCCATGAAGATGGTTTATTCTCAGAAAGGATATTCGGAGAAATAGGATCCAAACAAAGATTCTTTCAATTCGGTGTTGTTAAGTTAAACACTACTATTTTCCATCCGATGGTTTATAAAGATATGATTCGTTCTAAAGCTTTATATGACAAAATAATGGGTAGCGGTGTATATGCTAAGTTCGATGAAATAGAGGGTGATTTCGTACAATGCTCTCCCGATACAGCGGGTGCCAATACTGGCTTTTCTTTCTTCGTTAAGTATTTCCCTAAAATCAAATGGAACGAAAATATTACATCTTTGACAGTAAAAGACAAGATACAAATAATTAAGAAGTTCCCCGATAGGTTATTAATAGATAGGTGGTTAATAATCCCTGCTGCTTTAAGAGAGTATAAGATTGTTAATGGCAGAGGAGAATCTCCTGAAATTAATAACTTGTATATAGGTCTTGTTAATTTAGCTAGGATAGATAAAGATAGAAGTAATCAAGAAAGTGCCCTATATGACGGATTGAGATATAAAATCCAAAATAAAGTTCTAGAAATAGATCAGTTTATCAGAAGTATGTTAAAAGACGACGGCTTCGTTGAAATGAAATACGGTAAAAGATCTATCGCGTGGGGAACTCGTAATGTAATATCACCAACAAGAATGGAAGGTAGACATATAGAATCATCGTCTAACCTATTCTGCGATGAATCTCTTGTTCCTTTGTACCAATGCGCTAAAGCTTTTCAGCCCTTGGTTATTAATAAACTATTACACATGTTCTTCTTGCCCATTATGAATATAGAGTCTAGTCAAATTACTGCGATAAATAAGAAGACTCTTAATTTAGAATATATAGAAATATCAGAGAAAGAAAAACAAAAGTTTATGTCGTCTACCGGAATGGGTGATTTATTAAATCTATTCGAGGATGAAACTTTTAGAAGAAACGATGTAACTATATACGACATAAAAGGTAAACAATATTATCTATACTTAGTGTACGATACAGGTAAAGAAATATATTTTACAAGAAGTAAAACTGACATAGAGAAGTATTATAAATTAAGCCACGGTAAGGATATAGATCCTACTTTACTACGTCCTTTAACTTATAAAGAACTTGTGTTCGTAGCGACCTATTTGTCTTCGTATGACAAGCATTGTTTAGTTACTCGTTACCCTGTAACTTGGGTTGATAGTATGTACCCAAGTAAAGTCAAACTAGCTTCTACAACCCCAGCAAGAACAGTTATGCTTAGAACTATATTCTCTGGAGATGTTGCTGGCGTTCCTGTTTTAAACTATCCGATTGTAGGTAAGAACGATACTCAGGCTCTTAAGTTACACCCATCTAAACTAGCAGCATTGGATGCCGACCATGACGGGGATCAAGTTAACTGTACAGGTGTTATGAGTAAAGAAGCTAATGATGAAATGGTCAAATATCTAAATAGTTTAAATTACTATATAGATGCAGGTAAGAAATTAACTGTTGGTGGTAATACATACCTAACAGATCTTACCTTGTATAACATGACGTATATGCCTTAGCATATACGTCGAACGAATCTGAAAAGATTCGGAGACTTACATGCCTTAGCACAAAAAAAATAAATAGATTAATATACAGGGCTCCTAAGAGCCCTGTATAGATTAAACATCATAAACAAATTTAAGAGATTCTACTCTGTGCTCTAGAACCTTTACGATTTCAGCGATTTCATTGGCTTCTTTTTTAGATTCCTCATTCTCTCGTATTCTTAAAAGGATCATTTTCAAATCCATTATCCTACGTTTAACTTTAATAACATCCTCTTTCAGGTGCCCCATATTTCCATCAATTCGTATTTCCATACTACCCCCCATAAAAATTATTTATTATCCATAGCTCGCCGTAACTCGTTCTCGGCCTTGGTTATTTTCCTATCTTTTAGCCCGTCTCTTATCGACTGTTTAACCGAAGAGAATGTTTCTTTCTCCAGATTAATGTCGTTCAGTCCGTATTTGAGACATCGATAAACGATATACGGAGACGCTATAAAGCAGCACGCCAGGAACGTATAAAACATAAT